TTTAGCCATAAACATATCCAATTGTCCATGTCACTGCAACGGCTGTCATAGCTCTTACTTGGCAGGAGACGTTGGGGAAGTCCTGACTATTACTAGAATAGAGAAGCTTATTAATGAGAATAAGGGAATTACTGCCATTTGCTTTATGGGTGGCGATAACGACCCTAAGCTCATTAATCACTATGCTGGATTAGTAAGGACGTTAACTACCACTAAAACGGCTGATAAGTTTACTATTCATAAGGAAATTAGGTTTCCCAAAGTAACCATTCCTGCCGAAACAGAAATGGAATGGCAGCAAACAGTACCACTTGATATAAAGATTGGGTGGTATAGTGGTAGAGCTACATTGGCAGATGAAATTGATTTGTACAATTTCGATTACATCAAGTTAGGACCTTACATAGAGGAATGTGGACCACTTGATAATCCAAATACCAATCAGAGATTATATAAAACGATAATGACTGATGACGGTCCTAAATTAAAGGATATTACCTTTAGATTTTGGAATAGAGAACTATGAGTACAATAGCTTGGTCAGACGAACAGCTATATGCTATAGATAGAATGATTAGGTTTTTAGATAGTCCAGATAGGATATTAGTTCTTACTGGCTATGCAGGAGTAGGTAAGACAGCTGTTATGAATGAATTTGTACAATATCTAGATAGTACTAGAGGTTGTAGATTCTTTAAGTTGTGTGCTCCTACTCATAAAGCCAAAGCAGTACTTGAAATGGCTACTGGCTATAGAGCTACTACATTACATAAACTGCTAGCACTTTCCCCTAAACTGGATATATTTAATTTAGACTATAAAGACTTGAAGTTCTATTCCGATGGTATGGGAGACATTCCAAACAAAGGACTAATAATCATTGATGAGGCATCTATGGTTAGTGATGAACTTTATGATTTACTTGTAGACTATTGTGAAACACATCAGTGCAAAATCTTATTTATAGGGGATGTTGCACAGATTGCCCCAGTTAAGAACGGAGGTCTTAGTAAAGTGTTTAGTCATGAAAATGTTGTCCGTCTAACCAAGATATTTAGGCAAGACGAGAATACAGCATTAGCACCAATATTATTAACATTAAGAGAGAATCCTATATCTAAATTCGAAACTCGAATGGGAGAGAAGGGTTCTCTCATTTGTTATAATGACACTAAGCAGTTTATGGTTGATGCAGCTAATAAGATTAATCATGGAATAAAGCATAATGATGTAAATTATACTAAGCTGATAGCTTATACTAATAAGCGAGTTAAAGGATTCAATGATTGTATACGCAGAATACTATACAATGACAATGAACCTTATCATAAATTCGAGTTTCTAACTGGCTGTGAGAACTTTGAATATAATGGAGAAATGTTCTTTAACTCTTCAGACTATATAATTACAAGCATTAGAAGAACCACTAGGAATGTACCTCATTTTACTAGACTTCCAGGGTTCGAATTGGGATTATATGATAGCGTTGATAGACGGCTATTAGACGTATTCATAATAGACCCAACAGACATAAATCCAGACTACCTGCAAACTTTGGCACAACAGATTGAGTCTATAAGGCTAGATGCTATACAGGCGAAAAGGTGGGGTAATAGAACTAAATCTGGATATTTATGGGGTAAGTATTTTGACATGACTAAGTCCTTTGCAACCCCAGTACCACTGTTATTTGATAATAGAGTAATTAAGCCACAAACTTTTGATTATGGATACGCTATAACAGCACATAGGAGTCAAGGCAGCTCTTACAATAATGTGTTTGTAGATACCGGTAATCTTAAGTTGGATAGAGACTTATTAGAACTACGACAGCTTCAATATGTATCTTTATCAAGAACTAAAACAGATGCTTATGTATTGACTTAATACCTATGAATTACTCAGATTTTGTAAACGAAGCTCTATGTAGAGGATTTGAACATCCAGAACGATTATACATGGTAGCTTATAAACTAGACATGCCAGAAGTATACACTCTTTGTACAGAGGAAGAGAGCATATGGCCAGGAATATATGAATATCATATAAATGGTAAGATATTCTACATATTAACTGAACACGAGGCATGTAGAATCGTTGATAACTATCGTAGAATGTTAGCTAGCAAATTAGCTGACCAGTCGATAGATAATGCCATTACTAGAATCACTGATGAGGAAATGGCAGCAGCTTACTATAATGACATATTTGATGTATTTGATGTTGTTCAAGAAGTAGAGCTGGAACTAGATGGAATATTATTTCCTAAATACTATATTGTTGAATGCTAACATTTAAGTATGTTTATGATAGCCAACGTCCTGATGCATTTAAGGACGCACTATCAACAATGAACGGTTACGTATTTAATTTTGAAACTTATGACGTGAATCATTATAAGGAACGCAAGAAGGCTTTCAAGATTAAAGGGAGCTGTAGTGCTAGAGAGAATCCTTTCTTGGCTGTATATGATGATAACGATACATTAATCAAAGCTTTCTATACAGAAGCTGGTGAATGTAATGCAAATCATGTACATACTTGGCTGCAAGACTACTTTGCTACCAATGGTAAGAAGGGCTTTATGACTATCACCAAAGTGTTGGGAACCAATAACGTTAGAATTGAAGAAGGTCATAAGGAGTCTGGATATACTAAAGCATTTATAGAAGGTGCTCCTTTAGAACTTAATTCGAATGATAGATGGTTCAAGACATCTAATGTAATTGAGATTGACTGGGAGAATAAAAGATTCACAACTATAAACTCAATTTATGCATTTACGTTCAATGAAAGTTCAAGTAATTAATCTATCGAATAACAAACTTCCCCAGTATGAAACTCCTATGTCAGCAGGTATGGATATACGTGCAGACTTCAGTAGAGTAACAGTTGACAATCCTATTAAAGCTTATGGTGATTGCGAAGTTGTGTTTGCATCACCTAAAATGGACGGCAATAAAGTAACTATGCTGCGTCTTGACCCAGGAGCTAGAGCACTTATCCCGACTGGATTAAAGATTGCTCTCCCCACTACTGATTCAGATTGCGAGTTTATTTATGAGTGCCAAGTAAGACCTAGGAGTGGCTTAGCTTTAAAGAAGGGAATTACTGTATTAAATACACCTGGCACTGTAGATGCAGATTATAGGAATGAAATGCACGTTATTCTTATTAATCAAGGACATGAAGCAGTATGGATTGAGGATAAAGAACGTATAGCTCAATTGGTATTCACAACTGTAGCTAAGGCTGAATGGGAAGAAGTTGCTAGATTAGATGAAACAGAGCGTAAAGGTGGATTTGGGCATACTGGTGAGAAATGATAAGTACAGTAGAAGTAATCGAGAAGAGTAAAGCCATATCCGATATAGGATTGGAAATCCAGACACTTAATAATGCCTATGCTAATCATGCGAAGGCGATGAGTGAGACTATGGAGAAGATTAAGGAATTGAAAGCTAAACAGGACGAATTGGCTAGAAACCTTATTCAAGAGTGTAATAAGCCTTTAACTGTAGATGATTTAGACACTGACGTATAAAACAACAAATTATGAATTACGAAGAATTTGTAGAAACCATTGAGAAAGACGCTGAACAGTATGCTAAATCTTGCGTGTGTGATGCAGATGAACATGACGATGCAGTGGAAGCAATTGCCGCAGATTACATCGAAGGTGCAATGAGGGCTTTTGAAATCTTAAATGGATAAATTAGTAACTAAAGACAACAAGGGTAAAACTAGAGTAGTCGAGATTAGTTGCGAATGGGATGATGCCCAACATGGCTTTGTTATAAGAAGAAAGACTTATCAGTATGGTGGCAAAGTAACTGTGCAGCCAGAGATATGGATATTCCAAGGCAAAGCCAAAAGGACTGTTGCAGAACAGGCTAAGTTAGAGTACAATTCTCATCTAAAGAAGTATACAGATAAGGGTTATAAGCTACTTCCATCCTCTGTTAACATAGAGGATGCGAAGGCAGTTGCAGCATTTGTTGAAGAACACCTAGGTGAGGGTGTTACTGATTCAAATGGATTTAAGAAGCATATGAAAGCCAAGAAGTACGAGGAGGTAGCTACTAAGGTATTTGATAAAATCAAGTACTGGCTAGGTTCTCGTAAGATAGACGGTGTCAGATGTTCTTTCTATCTAAAGGACGGAGAGATAGTATCTGCTAGTCGGGGAGGTGGCGATTATGACGCTTCTACAGTACACCTAAGAACACATCCCAAGATGATAGAGTTATTTAATAAGATGCCAGATTTGGTTCTCGATGGTGAACTTTACATTCACGGTCGAAGCTTGCAGTATATAAGTGGTACAGCAAGATTAGAATCTGGAGAATCCCGCTGCAATGAATTGGAATATTACATCTATGATACCATGGATGCTAATATGACAGCACAGGAAAGGTGGAATTATATATCTGACGAAATAGCTCCTATACTTGGAATTGTGGATTTTGACCCTAATGCTAATTGGAATGAAGATGACCTGAAGGTTAGAATAGTTCCAGAAGAGGAAGTAGTAGGGTGGACTAACATTCAGAAGCTTCATGATAAATATGTCAGCGAAGGGTTTGAAGGTATAGTTATTAGAGACCCGGACAAACCATATAACTATGGAGGACGTACTAATGCCATGATTAAAGTCAAAATGTATCAAGACGACGAGTTTGAGATTGTTGGCTATAGTGACGGATTACGTCCTGAAGATATGGTGTTCATATGTAAGACTCAGGCTGGTAAGGAATTTGAAGCCAAGCCTATGGGACCTAGAGAACTTAAGTATGAATATCTAGACAGAATGGAGGAACTTATCGGTAAAATGGCTACTGTCAAGTATTTCTACTACTCTGACGATGGCAGACCATTACAACCAGTACTTAAGTGCATCCGAGACTATGAATAAGTATGAATTACATTGTAGTATATAGGCAGCAAGGCGAACCTAAAATGGAGTTCTTTAAATATCGCGACGAATCAGACGTTGCATATAAAAGAAGTACATTAATTAGGAATGAAGATGATGTGATTGATATTATGCGGAAGCATTATCAACCAGATGATGATGTCTTTGTTATTAGAGAAACACTATTAAATGTAGATGATTTCTCTGATGCAGAGTTAATTAAAATACTATCTAACGCATTGATGTATCTGTGATTAACAAAACTTCAATATCTATAAGCGCTAAGGTGGCAGACTTATTGACTTCTCTGGTAGGGAACACTCTATCAGAGGAGGATAAAAGTCAGCTATATGAAACTGTATTTGATTTCTATAGAGACCTTCTTAGAGGTTATGACAGTGAGACTATTAATGAAATTCAAGAACAATTAAAAGGTGTAATATGGTAAAAGGGAACTTTATAGAAGTAGTAAATTCATTGGAAGCTATCAACTCCAGATGTTTCAAATTGTCTGAAATGGGAATTGATATTGCTGACAGTGATATAGTCAGTAATGCTGAATGTATAGCCATGGCTATATTTAAAGAGAACTATACTGACGAAGGCATAGACTGGATTATGTGGTGGGTTTACGAGAAAGCCGGAGACCCAGATATAAAAGCCTATGACGAAGAGGGTAAAGAAATTATAAGCACATTGGATGAGCTTTACGAATATGTTGAATCATCCTACAAGATTGTTTAATTTTAATTTATAAGATTATGAACGAGACATTTGACTTTGGAGAAGCTCTATCTATGATGAGAGCAGGTATGACAGTTATCAACTCAAGTAAGAGACGTTACAGAATGAAGGAAGGCAATATCATCTGTCTTCCTATATCTGGTTCTAACCAGTACTACGTTGTTACTAAGTGGTTTCCTGATGCCGTTTTAAGTCAAGATTGGAGTCTAGCTGAAGATTAGCTGTAAGCAATTATTGACTAGTTTTGAATGCAATTAAATCAATCACCTAAAATCAATATTAACTATTGCGCTAAGATTGTGGAAATCCACGATTTTACACCACACCCAAATCCTAAGTGCGAGCGTCTTAAATGTGCTCATATAGACGGATATACTATTTCGGTTAGTAAAGATACAGAACCTGGAATGTATGTGTATTTCCCTATAGGATGTGCTATTGACTATTCTTTCTTGTCAGCTAATAACCAGTTCAGACATATTGAGCTGAATGCTGACAAGGAAGCAGCACCTGGGTATTTCGAAGATAACGGAAGAGTGAAGATTATTAAGTTGCAGGGCCATGTTTCAGAAGGATTTATTATGTCTATAGAGTCCATTACTAAATGGATAAGCTCTCTTGGACATACCGAAGCTGTAACTGGAATAGATGCCGGCACTGAATTTGATAGGGTAGGAAACCTGTTTATTTGTAAGAAGTACGTATTAAAGAATAGAACTTCTGGCTCCAGCAATAAAACTAGAACTGGTAAACAGCCTAAAGGGTTGAGCAAGTTAGTTGACAATCAGTTTAGATTCCACTACGATACTATTCTTATTAAGAAGTGTCCATGGATAATTAAGCCAAACGACATTATTAGTATTACTAGTAAAGTTCATGGCACGTCTGGAATATCAGCAGATGTGTTATGCAAAAGGCAATTGAAGTGGAAAGACAAGGTGGCTGGCTGGCTTACCTATGTACCTGACACTGCATACGACTATCTGTGGTCCTCTAGAAAGGTTGTAAAGAACCAATATTATAATAAGGAAGTTAGTGAGGGTTACTATGGCTGTGATGTGTGGGGAGAAGCTCATAAAGTATTACAGCCATTTTTAACTAAAGGATTAACTCTTTATTATGAAATTATAGGCTGGCTTCCTACTGGAGGAGCAATTCAGTCAATGGGAGGTAAAGCTTATGATTATGGTTACGATATGCCGATATGGGACCCTACTACTCAAACTACTCCATATAAGTATAATGTGCATTTTGGTATCAGAGTGTACCGTATTACTTATACTAATCCTGACGGAATAGTGTATGAATTTAGTGCTAGACAAGTGCAACAATGGTGTAAAGATAAGGGCCTCACTCCGGTAACAGAACTGTATTATGGACATGCGAAGGATTTATATCCGGATATATCTGTATCTGAACACTGGAATGAGAATTTCATACAAAGATTAGCCGAGGACAAGAATTTCTTCATGGAAGAACTATCTCCGGAGTGTCACAATGATGTGCCACATGAAGGTATAGTAATTCGTATAGAAGACGGTCTGTCTGGGGCATATAAGTTAAAATGTAATAGATTCTTATTTGCAGAATCTAAAGCATTAGATAAAGGTGAAGTTGATATAGAATCTGACCAATGAACAGGTATATTATAACTTGCATTAATGATTTCGAAACATATAGTGGTTATGCTGCATACGCAGAGAGCTTGTTCGATGAAGACATGAACAATGCAGCTGATGCATACGCTTTCGAAATTGCAGTTGGTATAGTTCCAGATTCGTTTATAGTTACTACAGAAGGTTATGAATATCATAACATGACTGAAGAAGCTATAAGACAGGTAGTTGATAGTATCGAGTGGGAAGATTACTACAACTATAAAATTACTCCTTATGAAGGAACAGATGAAGAATTTGATAAACTCATATTAATATATGATGGAAGACTTAGACAAAGAAATTCGGACTCTAGAGTCGATGAAGGAGAAATTGAACCAGTTCAAGGCTGAGTTCGCTAAAGAAATATTTAAGAAGGCAGATGAAGGAGCTATCTCTAAGGAGGTAGCTCTTGACCTGATGACTGTCTATGATTTATTACCAGTAGCTCCTTGGATAGAACTTCCTGCTTTCCTGGAAAGCTATGATTACTTTGACAGATATTCAACAATCAAGTATATGAACTACTTAGACATAGCCGATTTTAAGGATGAAGATGGTAATGTATCACAGTATGCCCAATTTCCTGACCTAACGTGGGATGAAGCTATTAATGAACTATATGAGTTCGTTAAAGAGAAGCAAGTAATCGGTTGTGTGTATGACTGGTAAATTGTTATAATATTAGAGAATGGATAATCTGTCACTATTAGCAAACCTTCCAAACCATGTTAATGGTAAGCATCTAAATGTGTATAGGTGGTTAGATGGATGTGGTTGGTCTATTGATGTGGATGGGCATCACTTCGAGAATCATAGTTTTAATCTTTTAGTACATGAAGTTTTAGAATACTTTAGTTGTTACGAACGTAGCAACGAACGTAGTGGCTATAGTCTAAAAGGAAGCAGAGAGAAGATTATTCAGAAAGTTGAATCAGATTATTTTTATTAATGGAAGATTTTAAATTTTATGAAGTAGGCGGTAAGATTAGAGATGAACTCCTAGGTCTTACCAATAAGGATGTTGATTATGTTGCTGTGCCCAGTGAGGAGTTACTGCGTAATATAGAGGAAGCACAATGTTTGGTGGACGGAATCTATCCAAATACTACTAATGCAGTCTTCACTATGTTAGAAAGCCATTTGAGGGAAGAAGGCTTTGAAATCTTCTTAGTAACTCCAGATTGCTATACTATACGTGCTAAGTTCCCAGAAGGATACAAGTATCAAGGTGTGGCAGACTTCGTAATGGCTAGAAAGGAAGTAGGATATGTCCCAGGCACTAGAACTCCCATAGTAGAACCAGGTAACTTGTATGATGATTTATCACGTAGAGATTTCACTGTTAATGCTATGGCTAAAGACCCCGATACTGGAGAAATCATTGACTACTTTTATGGTAAGCATGATATAACGAATGCTTTGATAAGAACTCCCCTCGACCCTGTAACAACATTCGATGATGACCCTCTTAGGATACTTAGAGCCATTAGGTTTGCGGTTACTAAGAGATTCACAATAGAGCAAACAACTTGGCAAGCTATGGTGTTATATGATTATGATTCTAAAATGCCAGTAGTGTCAGAGGAGAGAATTAGAGAGGAACTGATTAAGTGTTTTAGATGTAATACCATTAGAACCTTAACATATCTTGATTACCTTCCAAGACTTAGAGATTATATCTTTAGTAAGACCAATTTATGGCTTAAGCCAACTAACGAGAAATGAGTAGTTATTTATCATTTTACTTAGTGCCTAGGGCACATCCGGAGGAGAAGTTACTACTTCAATCATTTAGTAGGTCTAACGAGGTATATCAGAGATTCTCTGACAATCTCAATATAGCATATGCTGGTAATGAGGAGAAGTATACTAAACTCACTATTAGTGATGTTGAATCAGTAATTCAAGACATTGATGCTGACATTACTAAAGCAGAAACTAGACGTACAGAATACGAGAAATTCTGTTATGGTAATCCCGAATCTATAGGGGAGATAATATCCACTAAAGAGTATATACGAGATTTGCAAAGCACAAGAGATTATATATCGTTTATACGGGACGTTTTAACTGATTTAGATTATAGTGGATTCAGTGATGTCTTATGTAATATTGATTAATGGAAACATTTGAGTTTGTAGTAACATCAATAGCAAGAGTGGCACTTAAAGAGCATGTAAAGATTCAGGCAGAAGGTGTCGAGGATGCCATTACTAGAATAGAGGACAACGACTATTATGAAGAAGATGGAGAAATTTTGAGTCGGGAGTATGAGCTGATTGATTACGAAAGCACAGAAGATATAATGGATTGGGAAGATACTGCTGAATATAAACTCAATTCTGAAGAATCTTTATGGACAAGCGAGTATTAATAATTTGCAGAGGTATTCAAGGTTCAGGTAAGTCTACTTGGGCTAAGCAATGGTGTCACGAAGACCCAGAGCACAGAGTAAGATTTAACAATGATGATATTCGTAACATGCTAGGTGATTACTGGGTTCCTAATAGGGAGAAGTTAGTTACTGAAGCTAAAGCTAATATGATAACGTTTGCTTTGATTAAAGGTTACGATGTAGTAGTTGATAATATGAATCTGAATCCCAAAGAGGATGAATGGATTAGAACTCTATGTGCTAATATAGAGAAGGACAAGGGAATACATGTTGATATAGAGTATAAGGACTTTTGGACTCCTGTTGAAGAATGTATTCACCGCGATGCTATGAGACCTAATCCTATTGGAGAGAAGGTTATTAGGCAAACTTGGAGACGTTATAAGGACTTCATAATCCATGAAGAAATTATGGCAGCCAAAGCTAAGTCATTAGTTCAAGATACTAACCTACCAGCAGCAATCATTGTAGATATGGATGCAACTGTATGTTTGAATACTAGTGGCCGTCCCTTCTACGGAGAAGGTGCAGCTGAAGGTATGCTTACTGATGAGCCTATTACTCCTGTCATTGAGCTTATTAGAAACTTCTGTGATAATTATCCTGCTAAGTTAATAATTCTAACTGGTAGAGAGGATACTCCTGAAGTTCGTAAAGCTACGGAACAGTGGTTAGAGAACAATTGGTTGCATCCTGACATACTTCTCATGCGTCCTGCTAAGAGCTTTACTGCTGGTCCTATATGTAAGAAGAAACTGTATGAGGATAATATCAAAGGCAAGTTCTATATACCTTTCGTACTTGAAGACAATTGTAAGTGTGTGGAGATGTGGAGAAATGAAGGCTTGATTTGTCTACAACCGAATGAGGGTAAGTTCTAATGGCAATACTTGTAGGACAACTGATTGAAATTCTCCAAAAGTATGACCGAGACAGAGAAGTAACTATACATACTCTTAAAGGAGAAACTGTCGAAGTTAACGGATACTTCGTACAAAGAGATTTAAACGACAATGCATTTTATTTGACAGATTTAGATGTAGTTCCAAATGACTGATTTAGAGAAACGATTTCTAAAGAACACTGATGACACTGGTAGATTTATATATCAATCATTAGTGACTGGTAGGAAATACTATGTTGAACCAATTGGAGGACATTCAGATTGGGGAGATATCAATCCCGCTACTAAGAAGGTAGAGGGAGATTATGGTGAGAAGTATAAGGGCAGTGTAAGTGAGAAGGAATCAATGATTACACCAGAGAATGGATTTGTACTTATTGAAACCTTAGAACCTGGAGTATCACCATTATCAGTAATTGAAGAAAGGGATAAGCGATATGAACAAATGGCTAAGAAGTAATTTCGATGATTCTACTATACGCAATTTGCTTGCTATGGCAGCACCTTGGATGTTAATAGGAATGATAGTTGGGCTTGTAGCTCTGTTTGCATGTCCTGTTTTAATGGCAGAATGTTTCTGTTTAGCTCTGTTCTTCATTACCATAGACAGGTATTACGAAATTAAAGACGAGAAGAATGGTAATAGATAATTTTGACCAAATACTAGACATTCTGGAATTTAATAATTCAGATGAGTTCTATTTCTTGCAAATTATACAACGCAAGAAAGACGGCTGTGTTACTGATACTGGTAATAACGGATATAGGACCGTTAAAACTTACTATATATTCAGTAGGGAACAGCTAGAGCGCAAAAGAGCTAAAATTACTGAATTGTGCCAGAGTAATCATGCAAGAGCATACATTACCTTGAATAGACGTAATGCTGAAGAAGTGGCATGTACTGCTATACAAAAGTATGCCAAACTAATCCAAGAAGGCAACTGCTATCAAGGATATCGCATTTGGGATTCATCTTGTGGGCATACTAGAGCTAGAGGCTACAAGCCACTATGGGTTGTGGATGTTGATAGTAAGGACGAGAACTATCTTAACACAATCATAGAAATTGTTAATAGTTGTAGAGGTGCACAAGACATCAAAGTTAAACATGTAATTCCAACTGCACATGGTTATCATCTTATAACGATAGGGTTCGATACTAATCAGTTCGCTCAACAGTTAGCTATTAGGAATCTGGATTCTATAGATATACAGAAAGATAACCCAACGTTGCTGTATTTCGATACAGCTGATTAAGACTCGGTGACGAGGTCTGTGGACAGATTACTTATTATTAATTCTAACAGCTATTAATTAATGAGTAATTTACCAGCTGGAGCAGAACGTGACCCATTTGCTCCTTATAATGTAGAAGAGAAAGTCTTCAAAGTTGACATAAATGCTAAGGGATTAGCATGGTATGAATATTACGGACATTTGGATATAGATGAAGCCATAGAAGCTATTAAGAGCAGAATACAAGCCGCACTTAGTAGCTTAGGAGATATTGATATTAGTACTGTTGATATTGAGGTTTCATGATATATCTAGTCAGTAATCAAAGGTCACTATTTGAAACTGACGCTTATAAGGAATTATCTCTATCTGATGCTATAGACATGATTATGCCACATAGTTGGGTAGAATATGATTCAGAAACTGCTGGTTTAGACCCCTATACAAAACCATTACTGTGTACTCAGTATGGTTTAGGGGAAGACCAAATAGTTGTTGACAATGTAACTATTCCAATTGAGAAGCTTAAATGTGTCCTTGAAGACCCTACTAAGACTTTCTTAGGTTGGAATATTGCATTTGATTTAAGGTTTCTATATCACCATAAAATAGTTCCTTATAATGTATGGGATGGAATGATTGCTGAGAAGTTACTCTATCTTGGCTATCCTCCCCAGTTTCATAGTCTTTCTTTAAAAGCAGCAGCTGATAACTATCTTGGTATAGATATTGATAAAACTGTTCGAGGGCAGATTATCACTCAAGGATTAACCATACCAGTGGTACAATATGCTGCTGGTGATGTTATGTATCTTACTAAGATTAAAGAGAAGCAAGATGCAGAATTAGAGAAGAAGGAATTAACTAAAGCTGCCGAATTTGAAATGAAGTTTACCCCAGTAATTGCCTATATGGAATATTGTGGAGCTAAACTTGACCCAGTAAAATGGAAGCAGAAAATGATTCGAGATAAGGAGGAAGTTAATAAAGCAGAAGCTAAGCTTAACGAGTGGGTTGAAAATTATTATAATGAACATAAATCTTCTGAAGGCTATATTAAAGCCTGCACAGAGGAAGTGGACATTATGCATGAGAATCAACTATTTGACAAAGTAGGCCCTCATATGGGACAAATAAAGAGGGTTTGTAATCCACAAACTGGGCTAATTCATTATGAATATGACAAACCTTTCCCATATGTTACCAAGAATCTACAAGGCGATTTGTTCAGTGGATTTGATGCTTCAGCTAAGTGTAACATTAACTGGTCTAGTAGTCAACAAGTAGTTCCACTATTTGAAATGTTGGGACTTAATTGTACTACCATTGATGCTAAAACTAAGCAGAAGAAGAAATCTGCTGATATTAAGCTAATAAAGCCACAGGCACATAAGTGTAGCATAGTTCCTCTCTATGTAGAATATAAGAAGGCTAAAATTCTAGTTGATACCTTTGGACAGAAGTTCATAGATAAAATTAATCCAGTAAGTGGTAGGATTCATCCAGACTATTTTCAATTAGGAGCTGATACTGGGCGGTTATCCGCTACTAACCCGTCTTTAATGAATTTGCCGCATGACCCATTTACTAGGTCGTGTTTCATTTCGGATACTGGGTATAAATGGATTAGTTGTGATTATAAAGGACAGGAGTCTTTCTTAATGGCATCTATTGCCAATGATAAGGCGATGTTGGAAGAGCTTATCTATGGTAGTGGTGACTTACACAGTCTAACTGCCAGAATAGTATTTACAGACATCCCCGATGACACTCCACTATCTGAAGTTAAAGCTAAATATAAACCTCTTAGAGATGCTGCTAAAGGGTATGAATTTTGTTTTAATTATGGTGGAGATTGGAACACTTTAATGAAGAATTATGGTCTTACTAAGGCAAGAGCTCAAGAAGTATATAATAACTATATGTCTGGTTTCTCTGGACTAAAGAGATATCAGGAGTTTAGGAGAGAAGATGTCCTTGATAAGGGATATATCCTTCTTAATCCTATTACTAAGCATAAGGCATTTATATATGACTGGGACAATCTGTGTAAAATCGACGGTGAACTTGGGTCTCCTGAAGCTAAGTATATGCTAGGGCGTAGTGGGGACAATTATTATAAAACAAGCTCACAGCATTTGAGAAGAAGGTTATCTGATTCCATGAAGCAATCTATTAACTATCCGATACAACATGCTGGTTCTATGTGTTTCAAGTTGTCTGCAATTAAGTTCTTCAATTGGCTAAGGAAGAACAATCTGCTATTTATAGTTAAATATTGTGTTCCCGTACATGATGAACATAATGTTGAAGCACCGGATGATATTGCTGAAGAAGTAGGTAATGTACTAGTTAAATGTATGGAAAGTGGAGGCGAACCATTTTGTGTACGTGCTCATTTAGGTGCTGATATATCAATTGAAGACCATTGGGTACATTAATATGATTGAAGTTGAAAGAAAGTATTTAGTGAAAAACAATAGCTATAAGATGCAGGCTCAAAGAGCAGGATTGATAGTCCAGGGTTATCTTGGAGACAATCCTCTCTCTGAAACTAGGATAGCTATTAGGGACAATCATGGTTGGCTATTTATTAAAGCTAAGGGAACCCTTAGTCGTTTTGAATGGCAACAAGAAATCCCATTGTATGAAGCACAGGAGCTTCTAAAGTTCTGTCCTAATATTATCCGTAAGGTACGCTACATAGTATATCACATGGGTAACAAATGGGAAATTGATGAGTTCTTAGGAGAGAATGAAGGGTTAGTAATTGCCGAGTGTGAGTTATCACAGGCAACTCTCAACCCTCCTCTGCCTGATTTTGTAGGAGAAGAGGTTACAGAAGATACTAAGTATTATAACTATAACCTCGCGTCTAACCCTTATATGAACTGGGACGATGACTCTGAATGATTTAGAGAATACAATGGTTGTTCAGATGAGAAATCAACAACTGTATCTGGTAATCACTGATTGCTTACCGCCTAATGCTTCTGAGAATAAAGACATTGTATTCTTGAGCCGGGGTGGCTATATGCAAGGTACATCATATACTTTTAATATGCTCATGAATACTGATAATGAACTTTATCGGGAATGGGACATAATGAAGGTATTTAAGAGAGTGTACAGTAACTTTGACCAAAATCACAGAGCACCTTACAGTTTAAAACATCTTGAAAGTGCACTTGATTTGGTATGTATATGGGATAGAGAGAAAGATGCCTGTCAAGAGGAGGAGATAGTCAATGATAATGACTTTGTCTCCGAACAAGATGAATATAGTTCTAAAGAAGTAAAATTCTATTAATGGCTTATTTCGTTGAAGCTGATGACGGGTTTGCAATTAATTTAGACGCAGTTGCTTACTTCAATGATGAATTTGTAAGGTTTGTTAACGATTGGAAGATGGAGATAAGTACCAAAACTTATCATCTACTAAGAGATTATGTTCATTGCAAATCTAAAGAAGTAGAATTAAAGCTTAATGCGCCTAATCAAACCGAAAGTAGAACTTATTAACCAGGAACCAGGTGTTGAAGGTTTATTCAAACACATGGAACTGTGTGCAAGGACTTGTTATAAGTCTGAAGACAAGATAACAGAAGACAGTGCTAAGAAGTTTATTAATAATGTCATTATAGCTAGAGGACATACTGCTATGCTAGAGCATGGTACTGTGTATCTCAGATATGACTTTAAAGCTAACGATGATTCTAACACTGTTGCTTACAGACTTTGGAGTAAGTATAATGAGAACCAGTACTCAGAAGCTGTACAAGCACAGCCTGTTCCAAGAATTCCTGATGGATTTGTAGCTATAACTACTAACTATAGAGTACTACTCCAGAATGGTTGGCTTGAGGACTTGCAATACTTGTGTGGACCTACAGAATATCACGTTAAACGTGTCACTGTAAGGTTTATATGTGATATGGGAGTTGCTAGAGAGTTCTGTAGACACAGACTATTTAGCTTCGCTCAAGAAAGTACTAGGTACTGCAATTACTCTAAGGCTAAGTTTGGTAAGGAATTAAATTGTATAATACCGTGCTGGTATAAGAATATGTTCGAGGGTAATTCATATAATATAGAACTATGTCATACTTATGATTTAACTATATCTGAAGGATTGTCTCGAACTGAAGCTGCATGGATACAAGCTATGTGTGAGGCAGAAAGTACATATTTCGGATTGTTGACAGAGGGCGAGCCTGCTCAACAAGCTAGAAATGTACTACCTTTAGCATTAAAGACAGAATTAATAATGACTGGCACTGTTGAACAATGGATAGAGTTCTTGAAATTGAGATGTGCAAATGATGCTCATCCGCAGGCAAGAGAACTTGCAATTGAATTACGAGATAGATTACTATTGGATAATTATATAGATGTTGATGCAGAAGGGAATCTACAAGTATCGAACAGATACTAGGAGATATAAGCGAGAACTTCATAAGGAAGAGGCAAAACTCCTAGACTACAAGATGCACTTAGTTATCAGATTTGTATTATTCTTAAAGTATCTAATCACATTCAGAATGCAGGACGCCAAAGACGCACTAGACATGGACAAGGAATTGTCGAAAGAGGAAGAAGCATTGCTAAGGAAACATCTTGCTAACTTCCTAAGAAGAGAACCATATGTTAGACCTTATCCTAAAATAGGTCGTAATGCCCCTTGCCCATGCGGCAGTGGCAAGAAATATAAACATTGTTGTGGTCGTTAAAAACTTTAGCGACGGAACAGTAATAGAGATAGATAGAGGTCGATTTGATGATTGGTGCATTTACATCGCCGGAACATGTAATAGACATGCTCCTAAAGATGTTGCATATTTTACCGTAGTACGAGGTTTCGGCAAAAGATATGGAGTTGACAAAGTATACGCTGATTTTATTAGTGTTTACGACAAAACTTCCAAATCATTAGACCGGTCAGTTCTAGACCATATAGAAACTCTGTCGAAAGACTATGGCGAATATTCAAACAAATTTGCTATAGTCTTTACTATAATATATTTAGGTATGGTTGCCGAAGAGAACAAATTGGGTACAAAATTAGGGAAGAGAATTAAACGATTAGGTATTCATCAAGTATTGTATGATAGATATTCTCCTGCGGCAGCTGCTAGTTTCAGTAGAGGTCTGCCTTGGACTAGGATTGACAATGAATGTAAATTAAGAGGATTTTAATATGACAGATAAGTTTAAATTTGACCCAGAGCATACGTTCTTTACGTCAGATACACATTTTGGTCATGCTAACATTATCAATCTGTGCAATCGTCCATTTAAGGATGTAAACCATATGAATGATATGTTAGTTGAGAACTGGAATAGTGTGGTCTCTGACGATGATACAGTCTTCCATTTGGGAGATTTTGCTCTAGGTGGTAGTGCAGTATGGAGTAATGTTTTGTCTCGTCTGAAAGGCAAGATTTACCTCATACTGGGAAACCATGACAGGAAGAATATAAGACAAGGTTACATGGGTAAGTTTGAGATAGTGGTCCCCCAAATGCAGATTTCGATAGAGACTCGTAGTATATACTTAAATCACTATCCATTTCTGTGTTATGGTGGAATATATCGTAAACCAGAGGATGCCGTATGGCAGCTATTTGGACATGTACATTCAGGCCCAAATAGTGCTGGAGCTGATGCAGCTAGACTGCCTTATTTACTTCCAACCCAGTATGATGTAGGAGTTGATAATAATAATTACACTCCTGTATCTTATGCTCAAGTTAAATGTATAATTAATAAGCAAGTGAATGAAGCGCAGGAATCTTAGTGGGATATTCATCTTCGATAAGTTAGAAGGAGAGGAGAAGCCTACTCCTACTTGTCTCGAAGATTGCACTCCAGAAACTAGACTTAAATGGCTAGAGGGACTGGAGAAAGGAGCTCTCATAAATTGCATAGAGCATTTGTGTGAGACTATCAACGAATTTAGTGAATTGTTGGACATTTATAAAGAATAAGTATTATGGCTAAAATTATTAGTAGCAGAAAGAAGTATGTCCCGGTTAAGGACTTAAAAGTGTATCCTAGTAACAAGGAAACTATTGAAGTAATTCCTGATGATTGTAACGGAGCACATCGTTACCGTGCCCAAATGTGTGCTGGCTTTGTTAATGGCAAAACCAAGTATGTGGATGCTACTGACACAATTCAGTTTGTTCACAAGCACGAAGACGGTACAGTAACTCCAGGGTGGCAATCAGAACAACTTGCCCTTATCTTGCTTGACAGAGTGAAGAAGCTGAATGAGAAGTTTCCTTGTGAGCAAAATGCTAAGCAAGTAGCCGCTCTTGAAGCATATCTTGACGCCTGTAAGGAAAGAATTGATGATAGGCTCAACCGTAACGTAATGGGAGACTTGAAGGAATGAAGGTATAATAACACTTAGTAATGACTAAGACCTATTACTACGCTGTAGACAAAGATGGGCAGGGTTGGTATTACGACAACCCGCCTATCTTTGACGGTGAAAGCTGGAATGTAGACCCTAAATATGATATGTATGATTGTATTAATGATTTACATCCTGCAAATCTATTTAGCTTTCCAATTCCGGAAGATATGACGTATGAGGACGAACCTATAAAATTTAAAATATGTCTAAAGTAATCACAATTCATGGACATACTCTAGAATTAGATATGGGGCCTTCTTGTCCAAATCCTGGGATAAGAAGACAGCTGGACGCTAAAGGTGAGCCTTACATGTGCACATCTGACCTGACCACTTGGATAGGGATAGACGGGGATTGGTATCGTATATACAAACCTAGTATAACCTTAGAGTGGCCTGGTATTTTAGAACTGGCTGAAACTGAAGACGAGTTATTAGATTATTTAGAGGACGTATCTGAATTTACTAGAAATGAGAAAGGAAATAACTAACCCAGTGGGTAAGTGGTGGGTAGTCTCCAATAGATGTGGAGACCTTCATGTAACCGATGGTGACATGCCGGAGAAAGCTGGCAGCGGTTGGCAAGGAATGAATAACGACTATGAGTGGACTTCTGCCACAGATGATGTATTTAAAGACTGTGTTATTCCAGCTACTACGTTTGATAAAGGCCCACTACAATTTGAGATTGATGAACAGTTAAACACAACTTGGTATAAAGAATGAAACGATTTTGGTGTTGTAGAGACTTAGAAGGAGCTGCTAACGAGGAAGTATTTCTGTTTGTTGGAGAAGAACCACCAATTATGGACGATGATGGTGAGTGGGTAGACCCAAGAAAAGAAGGTCTGTTTTGGTCGGAAGAAGACTTCAATTTTGACTTCGATAACCTTCTAGGAACCGTTAAGTTCCCTGAGTTAAATAAAGGTGAACGGATTGAGATGAATCTTCAGTTTGAATTTGGAATTAAGTAACTATGCGTTATTGGTATTGTATAGACAACAACGGCAATAAGTGGCTTTACGAAGGGTCAGTGGCTCCAGTTAAATATGATGATGAATGGAATACTTCTGATGAAGAGACAGATGACTCTACTTGGATAGGAGAGTTCGATTTAAGAGCTACCTATGGTGTAGGTTTTGTTGAATCACTTCCAGATATTGCTAATGGTGAGATGACTGAAATACGGATTAAATATACAGCCGAGAAATGCGAATAGGAGTTACATCTGATTTACACGGAGTACTTCCCGCAGTTGAAGAATGTGATATATTTCTCATCTGTGGAGATATCATGCCGTTAAATATACAACTAAACATGCCTAAATCTAGGCTATGGCTTCAAAATACGTTTATTCCATGGGCTAATGGGTTACCATGTAAACATGTAGTATTCATAGCTGGTAATCATGACTTCTGGTTTGAAAGAAATGGAGGTTTGGAACCAGATATGTACAACATGTTTCATAAGCCTACTGACGGCAAATTGGTGTATCTACATAATAAGTCTTGGGAATATGAGCATGAAATCGAGCCAGGAGTATTCAAGAAGTTTAAAATCTTCGGAACTCCTTACTGTAAGCAATTTGGTAATTGGGCGTTCATGAGAGAGCCTGAACGCCTGGAAGCTAAGTATGCTCATATGCCTAGTGATTGTGATATTCTTATATCTCACGATGCTCCTAGACTACTTGGGCTAGGTGAGATACATGAAGGAGCGTGGGCAGGAGAAGATGCGGGTAATACATGGTTAGCCGATGAAATCATGCGTAAACAACCTAAACATTGTTTCTGCGGACACATTCACAGTGGATGTCATGGAATACAGGAATTTAATGGCATGAAGTTCTCTAACGTATCGTTAGTAAATGAAGATTATGTAGTTTCTTACAAACCTCTATATTTGAATGTTTAAAAGGATGCCAACTGAAAAGGTAGTTTATACATCTGGCGGCTCTAGCCTATTAACTGCTATAGCCATAGTGTTTGTAATTCTTAAATTAACAGGAACAACTGCTGTTGCAACATGGTCATGGTGGTGGGTACTTGCTCCATTATGGCTGCCAGTAGTCTTCGCTATAGGTATTGTATTAGTGTTACTTCTAATACTGCTAATAGTTGCCGCAATAGCAGCGTGTTCTAAATAAAGTATGGATAAGATTTTATTAATTGTAGACCCACAGGTGGATTTCATCAGTGGGTCTTTAGCTGTGGAAGGAGCTAAGGAGAAGATGGATGCTCTTGCTAGTGCATTACAGAACGGTGAAATTGACTGTGACTATGTAATGGTTACTAAGGACTTTCACCCATCTAACCACTGCTCCTTTAAAGAGAACGGAGGCCAATGGCCTCCACATTGTGTTAAAGGTACTACTGGTAGTTGTATATATGCCCCACTATGGAGTGTAATATGCAACTACGCCTATCGTAAAGATACAGACATCTTTATTAAAGGAGATAGTCCTGACAAAGAAGAGTATAGTATCTTTGATAATCTAGAAAGTCTTTCTGTTATATCAGACATATTACTTGATTTTGAGTCTGACCCAGACAATGAGATTAGAGTAGTTGGTATAGCTGGTGATTATTGTGTGCATGAAACTATATGTGACTTGATAGCTATGGGCTATAAAGATAACATTGTAGTAGACACTAAGTATATTGCATCCATAGATGGTGGAGATAAACTTGCTAATTTAATTAAAAACTGTGGTTTAAAATGGGATTAATTTATTCAGTATCGGTTTTGTTCTTCACATTCATGATATTTAGAATGTATCTAAAGAAGGACATTAGACCCTATATGACAAGTAGAGTGGTTACTTTACTCACAATTCTAGGGTTGTTGCCTTATGTAAATACGGTAATTATAATTGCAACTCTCGGTGATGCTGTTGTTAAATTCAATGAATACAGGAATCTTACTAAGCAAGAGAGAACAGACAGAATGATAGAATCATTGCAGCTCATTGACTTAGCAATGGAGAGATTAATTGATAAATTTAAAGAGAAATGATAGTAAAATCCATTCTTGATACGGATTTGTATAAATTTACAACTTCGTATGCTTACATGAAACTATTTCCTCAAGCTAGAGGAACATTTGAGTTCTTTGACCGTGACTTGACAGAGTATCCAGAAGACTTTGTTCAGAAGGTGTACTTGGAGTTAAGTAATCTTGGAATGTTACGTCTTACCAATAGTGAACTTGATTATATGACTTCTAACTGTAGATTTGTTCCACAAGTCTACTGGGAATGGTTATATTCTTTCAGGTTTAACTCTGGCAAAGTGCAAGTATGGCTTGATGACAAGAAACATCTTCATATTACTGTTACTGACTATCTGTACAAAGTAACACTATATGAAGTTCCTATTCTGGCCATTATATCTGAACTACGTAATCGTGTATTAGGTAACAACTGTGACATGTCAGAAGTCATTAAGAAGCTTGAACCTAAGTTAAGGTTGTCGAATGTTGCAGGAATAAAATTCTCTGAATTTGGTACCAGAAGACGGTTCAGTTATAATGTACAGGATGAGGTAGTATCTGCAATTAAGGAAGGTTCTATCTATTGTACTGGCACTTCTAACTGCTATCTGGCTATGAAATATGAAATGCCTATGATGGGAACTCATCCGCATGAGTGGTTCATGTTCCACGGTGCTATGTATGGCTATAAACAGGCTAATTACATGGCTCTTGAGAATTGGGTAAATGTGTATGACGGTGATTTGGGAATAGCATTGTCTGACACATATACTTCTGAAGTGTTCATGAAGAACCTGTCTCGCAAGCAAGCTAAATTGTTTGACGGAGTAAGATGTGACTCTGGCGATGAGTTTAAGTTCATAAACAGTATGATTGCTCGTTATAAAGAACTTGGAGTAGACCCTACTACTAAGACTATAGTATTCAGTAATGCTTTGGACTTTGACAAATGCCAGGACATTATGGAGTATTGTGGAAGTAGAATCAGGTGTTCGTTTGGAATAGGCACTAATCTCACTAATGATACTGGGTTTAAGCCGGCTAATATAGTGATGAAGCTTATTAGCTGTCAAATGAATGCTAATCAACCTGTTTATGGATGCGTGAAGCTGTCTGATGATGCCGGTAAACATACTGGAGAAAATAAAGAAGTTAATGCTTGTTTAGTTGAATTAGGATTATGAGTGAACTAAATTATGAACACGTATTTAACGTATTAGTTGACAAAACAGCTGAATACGTTACTTCTAACAACCTTAAAGCAATGGTATTGGGCATCAGTGGAGGAATTGACTCCACTGTTGTCGCTGCTATCTGCCATGAGGTTAGTAAGAAGACTGATATTCCTCTTATAGGTAGAAGTCTTCCTATTAAGAATAAGGAAGACGAATTTAGTGTGTCTGAGTTAGTAGGAGAAGCTTTTTGTGATGAGTTTAAGGTGTTCAACTTGAGCAACTCCTATAAAGCATCCCTATTTGACCTTTGTGCTGATGCGGGATTGATTAAAGACTGCAAAGGCTACGATTGGTATTGGGTAAGTGATTTGGAAGAACTTACTGGCAGAACTCCCATTGCTAACGGTAACTTACAAGCTAGGTGCAGGATGAAGCATCTCTATGATATAGCATCTATTCGCAAGGGGTTAGTAATGAGTACAGATAATCAAACTGAGTATCAGCTTGGATTCTGGACTATTCATGGTGATGTAGGTGACTTTGACCCAATCCAAGACTTGTGGAAGACAGAAGTTTACGGACTAGCGAATTATATGCGTGACCGTTACAGAAGCAAAGCTTTAGAAGCTCTTCACAATGATTATAAAGAAACTTGTGATAAATATAGAGCAATGTCATATGCCGTGTATAGTTCTTGCAAGCTAATTCCTACAGATGGCCTTGGTATTAGTAATAGTGACTTAGAGCAAATTGGAGCTAAAGACTATGATACTGTGGATGATATCCTTAGCAGATTCGTTCCATTCGAGAATTTTAGAAAGAGCTACGACTCAGCTGGACAAATCATGCATCCACACGATGAAATGGCAGAATCTGATTGCTGGTCACAATTATGTGTTAGGCATGGAGAAGATGTAGTCAATAAGGTTTGGAGCCGACATTTAGCTTCCGAATTTAAACGTAAGAAAGCTCCAATTTATATATCTAGGGAATTATATGAATGATTTAGAGAGAAGAGTTCACACAGCTATTAAAGAGTGTTATGATGTAGTCATAGCCCCAACTTACGGGTTAGGTTCTGCATTAGCCGCTGTATTTATGAAGATACATGGAAGAGCTCCACATAGGGCGACTTTTAGAACAGATTATTATGCAGTAGACTTACCAGAAGGACGAGAATGGTCAGATGCAGAATCTAAAGGAAAGATTAAATCTATTTCCGAAAGTAAATCTATAGACTATTGGGCAACTCAACACAACCTTTTAAAGTTGTTTCCAGATGCAGTTCATATAAGGTGGGGAGATGATTACTTCTTATTTACTGATGAGTATATTATAGACCTTCAGGACCTAGAAATTCTAATGTTGAATACTGATGATATTCCAAAAGAAATAGTAGATTGCTTGGTATATAAAGAGGCTAAAGCTACTATGGAATACGTAACCTACAGTAATCAAGGATTCAGAACTACACTCATGAAGGTAAAAGAACAAGATTGTGATATACAATCTAATTATAATGATGACTTACCACATCAACAAATAACCGATATGATAAATTCCAAGGAGAGTGGAATTGCCATACTACACGGAGTTCCTGGTTGCGGTAAGACTAGTTATATTAGAAAGCTAATAGCCGACAATCCCAATAAAAAGTTTGTGTTCTTAGACGCTTCTACGTTTCAATACATTGGGGATGCTTCATTTATTGAACTTCTTACTAATAAGAGAGATTCAGTGTTTGTAGTAGAAGACTGCGAGGACTTATTAGTAAGTAGGGACACTAAAGGAAATCACAGAATATCCTCTTTACTAAACCTGTCAGACGGTATACTTGGAGACTCTTTAAACCTTAAGTTCATATGTACCTTTAATGCTGATATTAGTAGTATTGATAAAGCATTATTACGTAAAGGAAGATTGAAAGTTAAATATGAATTTGGTAAACTTACCAAAGATAAAGCTACTGCCTTAGCTGTTAAACTTGGTAAGACTGAACCTGTAACTGAAGACATGGCATTGTGTGATGTCTATAACTTAGGCACAGACAATGGTGGTGAACAAATTGAAAGTGATAGACCTAAAATTGGATTTAGATGAAAATGAAATTGTATTATGGAGCCTTAGCTTTGCTTTGGCTCCTTTCTAGTTGTACTCCCAGTAGTAATGTGACTGACAACCATGACAAGGTTGGAACTTGTCGTAATGGTCATATCAGAGCTCTTACTTTGAATGGTCATACATATTACTGGAAAAATCATTGGTTTGCACATGCAGGAGACTGTAAGAAGTGTAAGCATGAACTTGATAGTATAGTTAAAGCAGCAGTTAAGGAGGCAATGCAATGCGAGTAGGATTATTCTTTGGCTCATTTGACCCTCCCCATATCGGGCATGTAAACGTAGTAATGGGAACCATTAACTCCAATCAGGTGGATAGAGTGTTAGTGATTCCTGCTTATCAAAACTTATGGAAGGAGAATAGCTCTAAATTTTCATATAGGTATGCTATGAGTTGTATGCAATTCGACACTTTGCCTTTTGTACATGTAAGTGATGTAGAGAAAGACTTAGCAGGTCCTGCTTATCCCAGAGGTATACCTACATACGTTGTACTGGAGGAATTGAGGTCTAGAATGCCAGAGGATGAATTAGTAATCATTACTACTCCAGAAACCTATAAGGATATTCCTGAATGGCATAAAGGGTCTGTAATATTGTATGACTATAAATTCCTCATGGTGGTAAGTGGAGAGGAGACCCCACAAGACCTTCCGGAGAATGTACATGTTGTATATGTTCCGCAAATAACAATATGCTCTACTTGCATTCGCAATAGAGTAAAGCTTGGAATATACATCCAGCCATTTGTAAGAGATACCGTAGAAGCATTCATTGACCAATATAGATTATATGTATAAAGCTGGATTAACTGAAGAATTTTACTAATGAAGAATTATCCTATTACAATTGAAACAGGTGAACATGCTGGGGAGACAGTCTGGGTTCACCGTAGTATAGCCGTTGCAGGATTTATATTTTGTAAAATTAACGATGAATGGTGTGTTCTTGCTAATCAAAGAGGTGAAGGAGCACCAGACTTTCAAGGATATTGGAACTGTCCTTGTGGCTATTTGGACTTTGATGAGACATTAGCAGAAGCTTGCTCTAGGGAAATCTACGAGGAAACTGGAGTTAAGATTGAACCTAGTGCTCTTTATATGTGTAGCGTTAACGATGACCCGAAAGACTCTAACAGACAGAATGTCACTATGAGGTTCATGGCTGTAGTAGACGAGAGTCATATTGGAATTTCTACTAATGCTATCAAAGGACAGCTAGGTGGAGAAGAGAATGAAGTAAAAGCTATCATGTGGGTTAAAATGTCCGACCTTGATAACTATCAGTGGGCGTTTAATCATAGACATCTCATTGAAGGCATCTTTTATACTTATGTAGATTATGAAGAAGTAGAAGGTTTAGACGATTTATTTGCTGAATGACATACTTTATTAGTGGACACAGAGACATAACTCCTGAAGAATTTGAGAAGTTCTACGTTCCAGCAATTGTTGATGTAATAGATACATGCAACGATAATTACGATGACTGTGAATTTGTAGTCGGAGATTGTAGGGGTTGTGATGAAATGGCAGCTAATTTCATAGCAAATTACATTAAGGAGAATACAGATGATACAGAGTGTCCTCCATGTATTTTGTGCATTTATCATATGTTCTCTGAACCTAGGTTTAGAGTAGGCGTAGCTGGACAAGACGGTTTTTATCATGTTGACATGGTAGATGAGCTCAATGCAGACTTATGCGAGGATGATGACCCATATACCATAGATGATTGTCCTATTGTACATTATGTAGGTGGATTTGAGACAGATAGAGACCGTGATTCTGCTATGACCAATGTTTCAAGTGAGGATATTGCCTTTATAAGAAGCAAATCTAAATGGGATTCTGGTACAGCAGAGAATATATTACGTAGGCACACTATGAAATATCTAAACCCTAGTTTTTATGGACAACAGTAAAGATTGGGGTGAGTTCCTGGAGGGCATTAAGGCTGCACAACAGGCAACTGAAGCTCAAAAGGAAGCTAATGAGCAACATGAAAAGTATGAAAGATTGAGATTTGAATTTACATTAGCATTAATCAATAACAATGACCTCTTACATGAGAGGTCATTTAAAGAGATATGTCAATTAGGAGTTGAATTAACAGATGAATTTATGAAACATGAATCTGAAAAAGGGAAAGTTTAAAATTGTTGAGGGAACAAGAGTTAGAATGGTTTCTTCAAAAGATACTCATATAGTCGAAGGAGCTTACGGTACTGTAGTCAGTCCTGGTATAAGAGAGTCGGAAGTGCGTTGGGATAGTATGTTAGCAATTAGAGCAGATTATAGATACAGAAATGAACTAGAAGATGCTCTCATCATTCCAGTTTATAATGACTTATTGGACCCTTCTGGAAACTTCCAAATTTGGACTCCTGAACCTATTGCGCGAATATACCTTGACGATTGTATCAAGTATATAGGAGAGGATACAAAAGACCTCAAATATGGTGATTTGCTTTGTGTATATTCTATGACTTTATCAGAGCATTCATTGTATGCAATACAGTTAAGTAATTACAAACTACACAAATTGGACACCAGTGTCTGTGCATTAGAAGGAAAGGGATATGCTTTAGCTAAAGACACTAAGGTCAAAGTAGTCCTAGACTCCGCTTATACAGAAGTTGGACAAAACTGGTAAAAATTTATCGTACTGATTACAGGTCAGCACTGCCCTATGAAGTTATTATGGATAAGGGTGGTTGTGTTTGGGTTGCTGGATGTACCATACAGAATGTTGATACTGAAGTGTACATAGAAGAGTATTCAGCAGATGTTGAGAATGAAGTATCACCAGACGAAGATATACTAGAGAACGGATTCTCCAGACAAGTAACATTTTATGAAAAGGATTAACAAATATTTATTTCTAGACGTAGACGGGGTTCTCAATAGTGTCTCATGGTACAGAGCAGAATGGAATAAGGACCATGTGTATCCTCAAGGTGACTTTGACCCTAAGTGTGTTGAAATTGTAAACAGAATAGTCAAAGAGACTGGCTGCAAGGTAGTAGTCAGCTCCTCTTGGAGAGCTGAAATTAATTTGCAATCAATCTTTGACAAAGCTGGTTTAAAGTTCAAGATACATAGTATTACTCCGTTTGGAGTCCATAGAGGTTGTGAAATAAGGGATTGGTTAGCATCCGAAACCGAACCTTATGTTTATGCTATATTGGATGATGACAGAAGTATGCTTGCAGAACAGAGGAAGTACTTCATTAAGACTAACACAGTTACGGGTATTACTGATGAAGACGCAAGACATGTAATTAACATTTTAAATAGAAATGATATGTGGAATGATAAATTAAACTCCTTAATTATGGAGTCTATGAAGAATCACGACGCTGTTCGGACTACAGTCCTCCGTGCAATTAAGACGGAATTTAGCAACTATGCAACTGCTAAGAATGCTAAACCTCTTGACAATGCTGCTGAAGTAGCCATTATTAAGAAGTTACGTGACCAACGTATTGATAATGCCGAACAGTATCGTATGGCAGGTCGTCAGGATTTATATGATAATGAAATGGCAGAATCTCTTATCTTGAATGAGTTTCTGCCCGAGGTCCCTGATGATAAAGTACTTGCTTTAGGGTTAGTAGAAGTCTGTACATTACAAGGATGTGAAGACGGGCCTAAGATTCCTAAGAGCAAAATGGGAATCATTATCAAAGAGCTTAAAGCTATGTTCCCTGCCGCAGATGGTAAACAGATTGCTGATTTAGTAAAATCTTGTGTAGTATAATATGACACTAAAAGAAATTGTAACCTTACCTTATCCAGCTAAGATATCACATGCTATAGCTGGTGTACTTTATTATCAAATAATAGCTGGTGATAAAGCTATTGTCTTTCCAATAGACATGAATGACAGAGACGATGTAGGAACTACTACGTTTCTAGCAGAGTATCCGAAACCTATCACATTAATGAGATACATTCGTAAAGCAATTGACTCTGGTGAGTTAGTAATAGCTACTACTGATGCCGAAGTATAATGTAAGTATCGATAGACAGCTTAGATGTCGTCTATGCTTTGACATAGAAGTTGAAGCCGATAGTGAAGACGAAGCTTGGGAAAAGGCTTACGACACAGTAGACCTAGGAGATTTAGAAGTAAGAGATTGTGAGTATAGCGACGATGAAATAACCCTTCTAGAAGAATGATTATAGGTATAGTTGGTAAGAAGCAAAGCGGTAAGGATACAGTTTGTACTATCATTCGGTATATAAGTTGGCTTAAATCTTCTAAACTATGGGGAGAAGTAACTCTGAATGCTAAACACTTTGAAGCTGTCCGTGAAAGTGAGGATATTGCTCCTATACTTAGTGTATGGGAGAAACATCCATGGGCAGAGAAGCTGAAACAGTGTGCGTCCATTATATTGGGTTGTGATAAGTCAAGCTTTGAGACAGAGAGTATCAAAGAATCATTTACATATATTCCAATTAGTAATAGTGAAGGAGAGCCTATGACTCATAGAGAGTTCCTACAAGTACTAGGTACTGAAGTGGGAAGAACTATTGACCCTAACCTATGGGTTAAATCTATGATGTTTGACTATGAAAGGAAATTTAAGAGTTATCCTACTTATGGTACTGATGAATACGGTAACACTGTATTCGTACATATGAATACAGTAGAGCCTTATTGGATTATGCCAGATACTAGGTTTCCAAATGAAGTCCAGGCTATCAAAGATAGAAAAGGAATTGTCATTAAGGTAAACAGAGATACCGGATTACTAGATAATCATATTTCAGAACATGCTTTGGATGATTATAATGACTACGATTATGTTATTGATAATAACGGAACTCTCGGTGAGTTAATTGTCAAAGTAGCAACTATGATGGAGACCCTAGGGGTGCTTCAATAAACAATAATGGCCTGTATGGTGGAGTGTAATGCTCTACTGTACAGGCCATTTTTTTTTGATTATTACTCTGTATCTTCTTTAACTGTGTCAGCTGCTAATTTAGCTATATTCTTTAGTTCAGTAGTAGCTCCCTTGAAAGTTCTACCGAATCCTGTAGTTCCCATAAAGTATTGAGATAGAGTCTTATCTCCAAATGCAAATTCATAGGTATTATTGAACACCGTGCTAAGATACCCAATAGATACAGGTTCTGAATTATTAACTAAACTCGACATAGTGTTGATAGGAGTTACATCGCCAAATGAATTGGTAAATCCTCTCTGGAATAGACTAAACACTGTATCTTCCATAGCCCTAGACATAGTAGGATTTAATGGGTCTCTATCTTCCTCTCTGGCTTCAGCCCACAACCTTATTAGATACTGACCTAGAGCTCCTAATAACAACCACAGCATTAAGTCATGTCCTAATCTCTTTAAATTAGATTTCTTGACACCAGTATCTTCGTTCCATATGTTGTCTCTGACTCCTTTAAGCCCTCCGGATTTAAATTCCCTCCAGGCATCTTTAAGGGTGTAAAAGATTCCCTCTAGGTATCTGTCAGCCCAAGTTTCTACCGGCACTCCTGTATTCTCTGTAGTTACTATAGTTTTAGTTTCTCCATTATCGTCTACTATATCCTTGTACCATAGGAGGTCTCCATTATCATTTTTAGCCTGAACTCTACCTGCCAGTCCATAGTTCTTTGGTTCTAGTAAATAAGCATTCCTGGTTGCGGACAAGAATGTTTTAAATTGACCAAGCAACGCTCCCATAAAGGTCTTCTCGGCCTGCATTCTTCCGTCATGGTCATAATAACCATAAACTAAATCTGATAAAGTTTTAATAGCAAGTACTTCGTCCTGTGTATAAGCAAATGGTAATGCATCACCTTCTTTTAGATTCAGACCTTCAGTTTCATTGAAAGATTTCATCATAGATAGATATAGACCTCTTTGCTTATTGTAGTCTGGATTACTCTTATTGCCAGAAGCATAAGCAGCTAACCGCTTGTCTTTCTTCCAATCATACTTTAATCCATCCTTAGTCATTTCTATAGCATCCCAAGTCCCATCATGTAGACTTTGAGCTATAAACATGGTCATTCTATTATAGTAATCCGGTGCTGTAGTAAACCAATAAGTATACCTGGATAGATTAGACAATCCTGACTTGTTACTTACTAACCTCTGTGACAATTTATTCATATCAAAATCAGCGAGTCTCATTCTAGCATTAAGAGCCTCTATCTTAGTGACTCTTGATAAAAAGTCTGGCCCGTCTTTCATGATAATAGCTCCGGCCTGTAGTAATTCTTTATAAGTAAATTTCTCTCCAGTGTAATACATTTTACTAAAGGCCATTGCAGAGTTCTTCCACATTCCGTCAAATACATCTCTGACTCCACCAGTAACATTAAATGCTAACAATCCGAAAGATGCTAATCTCTTAATGGGGCCCACAGCTTGGTATAACTGTTTACCTTCCTCACTAATAATGGATTGGTTAAATACCGCAATTTTAAGGTAATTATCCATTGTCTCATTAAACACTGTTAAATCAACACCAGTCTCTTTAGCATAGTTAAGAGCTAATAATTTAATTGCTTTAATTGCCGGGAGCACATCATCAAAGGCATCTTTACGTTCTGCGGCGAACACATAGCTAGTTACTAATGATTCCAAATTACGTTCCCAGAAATCAGAATTGTATTGTGCTAGTAATGCCTGTCTGGCATCTTCACTAGATTCAGAAATGTTAAACCTATTATACATTTCATATCTAGTAATCATGTCAGATTTAGCTGTATATTCTTCCTCCGAATATGCATCATTCTCTTCCCTATTCCAGAAGTCTTTAAACTTCATAGTAACATCTTTAGTCTCTTGGCTAGCCCATTTAGCAATTCCCATTTGCAATATCTTATTATTAGTCTGTTGCAATGGTACCCAGAACCATTTGTCTTGTTTCTTTAATTGCGACACTTCTGAGTCAGATTCTGACTTACCTTCCAAATTAAATCTGTACTTGTTGATGTCCCATAATATCTTCTTCAGGAATCTTCTTTCTTCAGATGACAGTGGAGTACTATTATCGTAAGGATTAGCAAACAGCATTTGCTCATTTAGAGACCCGTCTGGATTTCTTCTAAACATATTGTCGTATATTTTAGTCTGGTCTCCTATTACTAAGTTTCTTGCGTTTGAGTATCCCTTATCCTTCCACAAGGCTTTAACGTAGTCATTAAAGAATGGATAGTAATATTCTTCAGTCTTCCTAGTAACTCCATCAAATGCCTTTCTTACTAATTTAACAGCCTGTCTAATATTATTCTCTGGAATTAGTTCAGGGTTAGTATCCATACCTCCTGATAATGGAGCTCCTTTACGAGTATATCTTCCCATCTTCTCCGGCTGTGTAAATGGAATATCTCTATAATAAAGCATCGCTCCTAGAACTGCTTTATAGAATCTTTCTATACCAGTATTAGAGTTCTCTTTCATTATATCCTCCACTGATGCTTTCTCAAGGATAGTTGGGAATGAAGTATACAACGTTTTGGCTATATCTTCTAACCTGTCGGCTGTAGCAGCTTTATCGTTTGCATTTATGTCAAATAATACCTTACGTACTTTAGTGTTTAATTCTTGCTGGGTTCTAGGAGTAGCATCCGGTCTACTCATAAGTGCTAAGAACTCTCCTTTTAAAACCTCAAGTTCATCCATAAATGTAACCTGATTAAGTCTATTAGTTACTCCAGCTTCCTTTGCTAATAAGTTGAAAGTTTCTCTTATACTCCTCATATTGGCTATAGTAGCTGTAGATGTATCTGCGTTTAAGACCTTAAATGTCCCAATCCTAAATACATCTCCGAAGACTTCTGGCATCTCATTAATAGCTGCCATAATCTTCATCAACTCTATATTACCGCTAGTAGACCTTAATAACCATGGATTATTCATAGCATATGCGTCTTTCTCATAGTCTCCCAACATAGTAGTTCCTAAAGACAGTGGTATAATAGTATTTAAGTCATGTTTACTAAGTGCCACAAAGTCCACTTGCTTAGTAATAACATTATGAATAGCTATAATTCCCATCTGTTTAAGATTCTCCATATCAACCACTTCCCAACCAGGGTCGTTTACATACTTCTGAAATGTACTTACTACAAAAGCTGTAGTCTTAAACCCTGAAGGTGGTACGATTTGGTCTAAAGGTTTATAACCCTTTAAAGCCTTGTCCAAATCGTATATAAATGCCTGTCTCTTCTCTGCAAAGATTCTATCCCTCTTCTTCAAGTATTCTTCAACCTTTTGTCTAAGTTCTTCATTAACAGCTTTATCAGCTGTATCTTTAATATAGATAGGTTTACTATGATTGTAATAATCACTAAAGTACCACCTTCCTTCTGAAGGATGTGGTGAATCATGTACTTGAGTTTGAATAAACGAATCTACGTCTATTCTATCCATTCTGCTCTGTAATTTAGGATTGGGAATAAACTTTGATAAAGTGTTAAGCACTCCGTCCTTAATAGGATGTCCTACAGTCTCATCAGTAATCCTTACAGGTATTATGTTACTAATATTTGAGTAATATTCTCCTACTCCCCAAGCTAGTCTATTAACAGCTGAAGATGTGTCTTTCTTCCTGTCTTGTACTGCCTCAAACTGAACATCTGTTAAAGGACCTTCATCTAGGCCTTCTATTTTCATTGGAATTATATTAAGTTCCATATTTCTTACTGGGATTCCCTTAGAAGCTAACATCTGCCTGTAAAATCCTAATTGATAATCATATTTAGATGCTTTAGCTGCATCCCAGTCGTTAGAAATTTTGGTAGAACTTTTAAATAAATACAAATGAGGTTGTCCTTCTTCATCTACAACTATTAAGTCGATAGAACCTACTAGTTTAAGTCCGTCATTTGTATTGGCATCAACCAGAAATTGAGACATTATTTTAGCACCTTTACCATGAGCTCTATATAGCTCACTTTTAAGTGTTTCTAAATTATCATACAATGATTTAATAACAGCTTCGTTGTATTGCATTCCATATTTCTTAGTCAGGGCTTCTAAGTCATAATGCCCTGCAAAGTAGTCTCCAATCATAGAATGTATATCAATACCAGTTTCAGCTATTCTATCCCACATCTCTAACGTTTGGTCTACTCTAGCATGTGCTTCTTCTCTACTAATCTTCTCCTTATCCATTAATTCAGTAACAGTTCTGCCTCTCCAATTAGTAACATTAAAGGGCTGAATTAATGCGCCTTCACCGTCACCAGACCTTCCTTTCTCTAAGAAATCTGTAACGGACATATTACCGTCAGAAGCAGTATAACTTATATCTCCCCCAGTTAAATCTACTCCGTCTTCTCTAAGTCTAGCTTCACTTCTGATACCTCTTAGTTTAGCTACTATTTCAGCTTGCTTAGTGTCCTGACTAAGTACGATATCAGATATAAGACCATATTCTATCTGATTCTTATGTGCTATCAAGAAGTCAAATAGGTCTGCATAGTTGTTATTACCCTCCCCAAATTGTACTACTTGACCATTTATATTTAAACTATATGAACAAGCCATTAGCAATTCTCCTTTAAGTTACCACTCTTTATTAATTTCTGAATTAAATTAGTTATAGTACGGGATTCAGAAGCTAAGTTCATATCAAAACCTGCTGCTAAATCGTTGTTAATAAGTGCACTACCAAATTCAGACATAATATTATCTATAGACATATTAAGAAGTCTTCCTAACTTCTCATTCTTAATATCATCACTAGTTTGGAATGTCTTTTGAGTCTTCTCTTTAAATATTCTCCCCATTTCCTCTAGTGAAGCTTCTTTACCTTCAAACCAAGGCTCTGCGATTCTAGCGAAGTAATTACCAAACTCTGTAACAAATATCTCCTCATTCAAGTCAGGAACAGCTCTAGTATCTCCTATCATCCTAAATGCTTCTAGTTTATCATCATAGTTCGCCAGAGACTCCACCTGTTCAACTAGCCCATAATAAAGACCTGGATTAGTCCTCTTCATAGAACCCATAATTAAATGTGCAAACTCATGCAGTGAATCAGCTGTAGTAGCTCTGTCTACATTTAGATAGACTTCTCCATTATAAATAAATGCATTAGTTCTTCCAGCATTAGGAATCACTCCTCTGAATTTAGAAGCTATCTCTCTAGCAGTAACTACGTTAACATTAATGCCATAGTTCTTACTAAGGTGATTGGCTATCTCTACCATTTCACTTTTAAATGACCTGGGTACTTTCTTGTGAACTGGTACACTTCTTTCTGATTCTAGCTTTCTGAATGAGTATTTGTCCCCATTTGCCCCAGTTACTTCATATACAGATTCGGTAGCATTCTGAATTGTATTTAAAGCTTCTGTCATTAATTGCAGCTCATAGTCTAGTTTGTCTTGAGTTAGCATACTAGGTACTTTACTGTTATATAGAGAAGCATGAATGTCTGGGTCTCTTAATTGATTCTTTAATAAGAAGAAAGTCTCCAATTTCTCTTGAGTGTTAAGTATAGATTCTATATTAAGTCCCTGCTCTTTAAGTATGCCAATTAGTTTCTTATATTGGGGCTTCTTATTAAGCTCTGATATGAAGTTGTTAAAAGTAATACTCTTAACTAAATCCTTATCATTGTATAGCTTTATGTTATCATTTAGTTCTATATCCAAAACGGAGAATCTGTCTCCAATTTGTAAAGATTGATGACTTTGTATTGCTAAACTTCCATTTTTGAGTTTACTAGTAATCGATTTCAAATCTATAGGTCTGTCTAATAGTTTATTGGCAATACTTCTAGCATATTTGAGATTATCTACTCCTGCTCCTTTCAGCCCGTCTGAAGTTGTAACAATCCTACTGTCTATATAATATCTGTCATTATATTTAGCGATGTTATAACCCCCTACAGTTTCAATAGGCTCTATTAACTCTCCAGAGTATTCTGTGTTAACTATAGTCTTGTCAAACTCCGGCTGCTTAAACGTATTTCTTAATAATATTCCCCCATCACTTATAAATGCAATGTCTAAGAACTTCTCATTGTCAATTTTATTATTCAAGTCTTGTATAGTAGATACTATAGATTCATCAGACAGTTCTCCGTAGCTATAAGCATCCATAAAGTCTTGCATATCTTTCTTAGATATACGTAAGTAGTTCCCAGATACTTCTGCTCTATCTACTAGTGCTTGAACTGTAATATCTGAATAAGAAGGAATTTCAGTAGTAGGAGTACCTATTATCTGATTAAACAGTTCATTAAATTTACTAACAAGCCCATTCTTATATAATGCATCATTGAAAGTAGCACTAGTATAGAAGTAATTCACAAAAGCAGGTATAACATTACCATGAATACTATTGGTGTTAAAGTTATACCCTATATATTTCATGATAGTCTGCACTCTAGATGAAGTATCATTACTTGCAGCTAGCATTTTTAACGCAGACTCTATATTCTTGTTTACTTCCTGAACTTGTTCTTTAGGAGCCTTATCTAATACTGTATTCACATATCTTTGCTTTAGATAGGTCTCTATATATTCTTCTTTAGGCTTAATAACTGCCAAACTGCCACTAGTGTCTCTAAATATACCATAATTGGTATTCCAAGCAAGGCTAAATCTAGCATTAGTGAGTAGTATATTATTCCTATTTAAGTCCTCACCTTCCCCTTGCAACTTGTCTACTAAGTAGGTAATATTTGGAGTTGGGAACTCATTTTTAATTGTATTTAAATTATAATTACCAATTGGTAATCCGTCCTTGCCAAGATTCTTGGAATCCAAAGCTGTAATAGGAAATCCTCCTGAATTTACTGCATTAATAAAATCATTATAACTCTCTACATTTCCCATTAATGCTCCTATTGCATCTTCTAAAGACATTTCACTAACGTCAGGAACCTCTAGCTTAAATAAGCTAGGGGCTCCCTCGTTAGAATGTACTAAAAATTCTACTGTACAACTCATGTTAACAATTAATTCTTATTTGTATAGTATTGCGCTCCATTAAGCTCTTAATCTTATTAACTATATTCTCCATAGAATCATTCCTATTAAGGACTAACTCTTTCATTTTAGCATTCTGATTTGGAGTTCTAATAACGAAGTAATCATCATATAGTCTTCGCATGTCTACATTACTTGGGTCTGGGATGTCATTTACTTCATAGTAGTCTTCTCCGTCCCTTTCATACAGTTCAAGACGACCTGTTTCTTCATTTCTCATTCTAATATACTTATCTCTAGCTCTACCCTTAGCACTTTCACTAATAATAGGAGCCATTCTAATAAGTGCATCTTCTAATGAGAATGTGTCCATGTTAACATCCAAATCATAGTCTGATTGTCCTACATACTTTTGATACTCTATTAGTAAGTCACTAACATCAGTCTTATCAAATGTGTTCAGTAAAGTAGTAAGTCTGTCAGCACCGTACTTATTCTTATTAACAACTAAGTTATATAAGAAGAACCAGTCAGTAAGAGGTAATCCTTGCAGATTAATTCTCTTCAGTGCTGCAAAATCTTTCTGGTATCTACTGAACATTGCTTGGTCTGATTCAGTTCTTACGTTCATCATATCAATAGGTAATTTCATATATGTAGTATTACCTCTAGTAAATGGGTCAGTACGTCTGTTCCTACTTAATCCTTGCACAAACTGGTTGATTAATAAGGAGCGAACCCTCTTATCTCCAACCATTCCGTTATGAAGTTCCGGAATAACTGTTCTTTCCATCCAGAGTTTAAAGTTAGCAATTCCATCATTAGTAGCCAAACTAAATACCTCACCTCCCTCTTTAATATCATGCAGAGTCATATCATTTCCGATATACTTCTGACCCTCATCCATTCTGAAGGTAATGTTGCGTTTAGCCAGCCAGCCAGTGATTAGTACATCGTCTACATGCTCACCGAGTGCATTTAGTTGCTCTTTAGTAACAGCTCTACCATATGTAGGATTCTCTTTAATAAGAGCTTCTCTATAGGAATTTACTAGATTGAATTTAGTACTGATATTTACATCAGTTGTATCAGTAAGGTTATATACTTCGAACAATGCCTTAAAGTGAGGAATTTTATCAATCATGTCGAATATATTCCAAGTTCCCTTTATTAGATTATAGTAAGCTATGGTTGACTTCTTATAACCAGAGTTCATTGGGTCAAGGAATTTCCTCATACTAAATCCTCCATTAGTAATACCTTGTGCAACAGCATCGTTGACTACAGCTCTTACTTGCTCTTCGGATAGATAAGGCTTATCATTCAGGATGTTCTTAATAACTACTTCCGGGTTATAACCTTTCTCATATTTGTCATCTTTATATAGTTGCTCTCTGCTAGTAATTGCAGATTCATATGTATTTAACCTGGACATCTTACCTCCTAAATCTGTAGGCATACCTTGATTTAGTCCGTAGAATCTTCCTAACAGTTCTGTCTCTCTAGCATTTCTATTTACCTTCTTAAATTCGGCAAATCTGTCCATGTCCAACCTATTTTTCATCTTCTGTAGGTACTTATATTCTTCCAAGAATCTGTGTTCTCTATAAGATACAGCTGGGAATATATCATCAATAGAATCACCTTCTGCAAACCTATCTTTGATAGCTTGAATCCAATTACCTCTCTTATCGAACGCTTCCTCTCCAGAGTCAAGTAGTTTCTCTTGCACTCTTTTGAAGAAGTTACCTAAAGAAGTAGAATCGAAGTAGTTTCTAATATTAGGGCCTTCTTCCAATGCTCTAACTACAGAGTCTACTGATGCATGGTCATGATATTCATCAAATACATTTACCTTCATTAAGTCATTTACAGTTTGTACTGTCGGGCTTGTCATGAATTTAGCGATATCATTAAAACTGAATCCTAACATAATCATATGTAAGTACATACCAGCTAGATTAGGACCTGCATTAATTTTAGAAAGAATCAACTCTTTAGCATTATCAGTAGCAGCTGACAGTAATGCAGAAATTACTAATGACTGGTCTGGTTGCATACCTAATTGCTCTTGAACTACTCTAGCTACATCCTCCGGTGACAATTGCTGTTCTACAGCTCTGACTATTAAATTTCTCCAATAATCTTTCTTAACTGCCAAATCATCGAAGTTAACGTTGGCTATTATGTTTCTTAGAGTAGGTACTGTTATAGGTTTACCATTCTCACTTAACATTGTTTGAATGCCTTCAAATCTAGTGGAGAAAAACATGTTGTCTAACCAATCCTGGTCTCCATTTCTAACACCTTCATTGAAATAGTAACAGTTAGCAAAGAATACTTTCTCACCTACAGCTGCAATACCAATTACCTGTTTACCGTCCATATTCTGCATCTGCATTACCCATTTGGATGAAGGTGATGTCATGGTAATCTTATTAGCTTCTTGTCCAGATGCTGATTCCTTAGCTGCCCTTTGTGGGTCTCCCATTTCAATAGGAGAGTAAGCCTGGTTCATATTCTTCAAATTCTGGATAATATTGCTAATTTTAGATGATACAGAGTTTCTAAATGCAGGAAGTAAGTTGCTTCTTCTAATCTTCTGTCTACCATTTCTAGCTTTCTTTCCATTCTCATCAAATTCTTCAGTCATATACATAGTATGATTGTTAATTCTATTAAGAATGAAATTAGCATTATCGGTGTCAACTTCACCTGAATATGTTAATATTCTAGCATCATCAATAGCGTTAAGCATCTCTGCTATTACTGAAACAGACTCTGGATTATAGAAGTTCTCCTTGTTAAGTTGGTTTAGATAATTAGTAATGTCTACTCCACCACTTCCGTATGCGTATAACTTGCCATTAGGAGTAGGTAGCATTTCTGATGCTTTGAGTGACTCAATACTGTTAAAATTAAAATACGGAGACCAACCTACATAATGTCCGCTGGTATCAAAATCATAACCCATAATATAAGCCTTGTCAATATCATAGTCAGAACCCTGCAACCATGTCTGCCAGTGAGATACATGTACCACATTCTTATCAGAATCATTAAATGCCACAGCTTTCATCTTCATAAATGACTGCATTGTCTGTGCAGGAATACGAGCTACTGTAAATTCAAGTGATTTCTGGAATGATACAAACTTCTTCTTGGCATCTATAATCTTCTGATTCTTCTCTATTCCGTCTAATTGATAAGCCAACCTAGATACGCTAAACTCTTCTCCTTCGTTCTCTTTATAAGTATCAAATAGTAATTTAAGCAATCTGTCATTTCTTTCAGAACCTGCTTCAATTACTCGTTGCATCATTTCCTTATTCTTAGTGTATTGGTTAATTTTAACAGAATCAAAGCTATCCATTCCGTAAATATCAATTACACTATCAGGAGTCGTAGCTACTAATACTTCTTCAGTAGTGTTATTACCTAATGCATTGTAAGATGTTACTACTTCATGATACTCTCCACTTTCATCATAGAATCCAGCCTCGTACATCTTCTCACCATTTTCATCTACCCTCATAACACTATTACCAACTCTAACGAAATCAGATTCAGTAAGTGCTTTATTAACTGACAGATGTTCCATTAAGGAAGGAGTTTCTCCGAGTGCAACATACACATGTTTACCATTAGCTCTAGTAAACATCATATCATACCATTTAATTTTAGGAGCATGATATTTATCATACCTATTAACGAAGAACTGATATCCTTGTGTAAGTACATCATTAATACTATCATTAGGTCCTAAGTTAAACTGGTCTACATATAGTTTACTAATAGAAAGTTCAGCAGGATTACTAACTAAATTCTGAATAGGAATAGCAATATCTCCATTGCCTAAATCCCTAATATAGCCATTGGCTGCATATTTATCACTGAATGCGACTGGGTCTGCTAAGTACTCTGCTTTCTGAATACCAGTTACAGGCATATATCCGTTGTCCAGTAACGTAAATGTTGCTTGTATTTGTGCTTGTATTTCAGAATCTAAAGCTTTAGGAAGTTTACCTCCGTCATACTTAGTTCTTTCACTGAATGACCTTTGTATAGCTGGCATATCAAATATGCTATGTCTCATACCGGTCATATCTTCCCAATAAATCTCTGCTGGCTTTAAGTCTGTAGGTCTAGTAATATCAGTATAAAATTGAGAGAAATTAGCTTTTACTAAGTTGTATGTATCAAAATCATTTACATACACTGGTACGTAACTGCCCTCTATACTCCAACCTCTATCAGCTAGATATTGGTCTACAGTCATTAAAGAATTGGCTTGATTCTTAGCTTGTGCAGACACAGCCTTGTCATAGTTATCCTGTGCTTTAGCTATCTCTACGCCTTCCCCGTCTCCATTCTGTGCTTTCTCAAGTTCTGTCAGAGTTCTCTTAACAGCCAAATCAAGAGCTATTTGCTTGTCTAATGCATTTTGGCTAATTCTAGCCACTACTGATGCTACTTCTTGAATAGGCAATTTGATTCTGTCTCCAGGAAGTAATCTATCTATAGTAGATGCTGGCTGTGCCTCTATTTTAGCTTGCTCACTTTGTAAATACTCATCAGGAGTCATTCCTTGTTCGGAAGCAATCCTATAAATATCATCATATTTATAATTAGTACCTCCTATGCGGAATTGTTGTACGATATTGTATGCGGGAGCCATAACTGCACCCATACCTGGGAACTTCCTCTTAATAGCAGTTTTATTAATATTAGATGTAAACGAAGATAAAGTTTTACCAAAGATAGAAGGGTCACTGTACGGTATTTTATATACATCAGTTCCATGAGAATTATTATTCTTTCTGTCTAATGCAAACTCTGCTTTAGCTTTCTCAATAATAGTCTTAGCAGTACCAAGTTCATCTCCGTCCTTATTAAGCTCCTTAATAATAGCTTTACCTACTATCTCATAAATATCAGATTTAACATCGGGATTGTCAGTAGGTTTAATCCCAACTAATGTATACACTGCATCTCTAATGCCACCTATTGATGATAATGCCACTCTACCTAAGTCCTTGTATGCCATTTTAGCCATACTGTGAGTGAATCCCATGGCTTCCAATGCAGATATTACCTGTGAGAACTCTGTCATTGTGGACTGATGTTCTGGGTCAGTTACTACATGGTCTGCATCCATTTGAATACCAAGACCTTCAGTATTAAATTCCATTTCCATTAAAGGACTGTTATCAAACCAAGAACTATCTCCATTTATATTTTGGGCTCCCACTTTAATTGCAGACTTGTTAACCAAGTAAGCAATCATCTTATGTTTAAGCGGCTGAATAGTATTACGTTGGGAAGGTATCTCTCCATTAGGTCTATACCAACCCACATTGTTAGCATAATTAGCAGTAACGGCTAAAGAAGCATCACTGTAAGCAAGTTCTCCATTTCTAAGAGATTCACTATACACTCCACCTAGTGCTGCATGTAGTTCAAATAATGAATTAATAGGAACATTTAACTGAACCATTACATTAGCGTCTCCTACAGCTTTAACTGGATTACCATATTCATTAACTGCTTGAGTTCTAATATTATATAATCCGTCACCTACTCTATCAAGACCTAATATCTCATAATGATTGTTACCGTCCCTGTAGAATATTCTTTCACCACCAGTAACATCTTTAAGCTCCATAGTGTTTCCGAATATGTTCTTAGTAAGGTCTATTCCTTCATAAGCTCTGTCGAACTGGTTTGTAGACTGATTCCATTTGAAATCAGACATCTTTCTAAACATATTATATAGACTAATGTCAGATTTCATAGAGTTTCTCATCCTTTCGTTATATGTAGAGAATGTAGCAAATTTCAACAAAGAAGCAGTACCATAATCCCCATTAAAGTCATGCCCAATAGGCTTTTTATCATCACCTACAGCAGAATCCTGTAATGAGAAGTTCTCTAAATAAGACATAATAGGATTACAGAACGCAGAACCGTCATGTGCATCTACAGTAGATGTCTCACCTTTAAAGTTGTACACAAATGCTGCAACGTCGCTCATAATAGCCAATCTGTATGTCTTAGGAATACCTAGCAAGCTGTTTTGTTGGAAATACTGTAGTGTACCTGGTATAATTACATTTCTCTTTAATTCTGCAAGTTCTCTAGAAGATTGCTCTAACTCTATACCATTAAATGACACAGGATTAACTTTACCATATTTAGCTTTATTAGGATGTGCTATACTACTACCTGTAGTGACTAGTCGCAAGTTCTCTGAAGTTAGAAAGTCAGCTAAGAAGTACCTTTCGAGAATAGGATTTAGAGTAATATCTTCATCATTTCTTAACCATGTACTATCTAAGTCAGACAACCTACTAAGTACCTTGTCTCCTTGCTTAGCTAGTATTAATTCTTGAGTATCATTGTTTATCCATGATGCCTTATCAGTAGGAATAAGAGTATTTAATGCCTTATTTAAAACAGAGTTTACTCTACCGTTAGCGTATCTAAGAGGGAATGTCATATTATTATCAATCATATCTTTGACAAACTTCTTCTTCTCTCTCAAGAACATTTTATTATATACATCTTCCTTAGCATATAACTCATTAGCATTAAAATTCAATAAAGCATTTGGAGACAGTCCGCCTTTTTTGTTTCCATTTAGGACAAACGAACCTCCCTTATTAACATGTACATTATCAATATTAGGGACTCCATTTCGATAAGACATATCACCGTATTCTCCTTTAGTAGTTACTGACAATATTGCTTGAAAGTCTTTAAATGTCATTTTATCTACTAAGTCAATAGGTTCCTTAGGCTGTAATTCTGTTAATATATAGTTATTAATTGCATCAATTTCCATATAATCTCCAGCCTGCAATGCCGCATCAGCTAATGCTTGTTGTTTAGCAACTTCTTCTGCCAATTTAGCATTATGTGCTTCTATTTTAGCATTCTCTGCATCCACTGCTGCTTGCTTACCAACTATGCTATTATAAGCATCTGTTAGTCCATTCTCTTGTAGTCTCTGTAGGAATGTATCGAGACTTCCTCTATATACATTTCTATAATCATTAAGCACATTATTAAATGTGTTCTTATAGTAAGAACCAACAGTAGACCTAATAGCTTTGTTTAAATCAGAAATTGATGAATTAAGTAAGTCAATAGTAAACTCTTCTCCATTCTCGTCAACAAGTTTGATTCCGTCGGCAGTTAAGGTCCACATTACGAATGTTCCCTTATCAGAATATACAGTAGGTTGAACATTAATAGTCTTAGATTGTCCTTTGTCAACCTTCCTTAATAGATTAGCATAGAAGTCATATAATATTGAAGAATATCCAATCTCTGCTACAGAGAAACTAGTAGCACTCTTCTTAACTCCAGTTCTACTAACAACATCGGTTTTAATTGATGTACCTCTAAGCATACCTGGATTTAATCCAAATAATGTATTCTTTAAAGAAGAGTTCGGATTCTCTATAATGGTTCTTGTGACGTATCTTCTAGTCAATCCAGCTAAATTAGCAATCCTACTATTAGGAATATTATTACCTTCAGCGTTCTTAATAACAGATTTAAATATTTCTCCAGTTACTATTTGCTCTGCTGCTACTAAATCATTCAAAGTGTTAATTAAAGCACCATCAATAGCTTTTAATGAGTTAGATGACTTGTCGTAGTAGAATCTAGCTTCTGGACTATCCTCATCAACTTTATCAGTATAATATTTAAGGGTCTTAATAAATGAATACAGGTCTAGGTTGTCTGGATTGTTAGTCTCGAACTCATTATATACTGTATTTACAAATGCAGAACTATTAGCTAGAGACATTAAGTTCTCTGTTAGATATTTTAGATTGTCTGCTTCTTTTACATTCTTAAATGCCGCCAGTAAATCTATGTTGCCATTTAGGAATCTAGTATTAATGAAATCATCCATAAACTCTACTAAAGATACATATAGTCTCTCCTGTGGAGTTATAGTTTGAGGGTTATTCTCTTCATAGATTGCTTTTAGTGTAGTAAATGAAGGCTCTTTTAATATAGTATCTAATGAACCATATTTAACCTTATCAGAAGGACTTAACTCAAGTTTCTTTTGACCTTTACTACCAATAGCAGCCCTATTATATATAAGAGTAATAGTGTCGCCATTATAAGGTAATTTAAATGAGATGTCTCCCAGAGTAGCGTTATGTACTTCTACTCCCCACTTGTCAAGTAGTTCTTGTCTGTTGCCACGTAATTCATTACTAATATCAATATCATTCTCTCTCTGGATTTTACGTCTGTTGACATTAGTTTGTTTAATTTCCATAGAATCTAAGTCATTTGTGTCTTGATTCATGGCATACTGAATGTACTTAGCATTATTAGTTCTATCTACAACTCCAGATATTGAATCAAGCAAATCATAGGTGGTTATAGCTTTGGATTGCTTGTAATCGTTATTAATAATGTTATATAGAGAGTTAGCTCTGCTATCATTATAGAACTTCTCATAAATAGATTTAAATACATTCAAATCATTTATTTGAAATATTCTAGAACCTCCCCCATTGTTAATAATTTCTTCAAGAATCCTCTTCAAGTAATAATTAGGAGCTGAATGGAAGTTAATAACTAATTCTTGCAGTCTGTCTCCAAAATATAGAAAGTTCGCTTCGTCTTTAAGCTTATTCATTGAATGCAAGAACTGTTTAAGTGTAAGGTAATTGTCCCTTATTTGCTCTCCAGTGGTAAAGTTAAGCACAGGAGTTTGCTCAATAAGTAACCTAGACACATTACCTATTTCAGATATTGCATCCACATTCTCATTAGTTCTCCAGGTTTTAACCATGTTAGAACCAGCTCTAAATTGATATTTATTAACTGATACGGGAATCTCTATTCCAATATATCCTTTGTTCTTAATCTCCATATTCTTTCCGAATAGATTCTTAAGAATAGTATCAAAATTACCATTTGACAGTACAGCCCAAGCATTAAACGCATCAATCAGCATTTGATTCTTATACAGGTCTCCGAACTTCTGCTTTCTTGAGACGTATGCATTGTCTAGTTTAGACCTAGGCATGTCCTTAAACAATTCATCAGCTAGTCTAAGAACTTTCTGCATACCTTCCACATCTGGAGTTCCATCTATGTAGATAGCGTTAGGCATATTGAAATCTGTAGTAATTCCATCTTCTTCATTAGTCATTTTAATATAATCGACTAAGTTCTTGAACATAGTATTCTTATATTTAGCAATATATATGTTCAAATCATCAGTAGTCTTGATTAATTTACCATCAGTAAAATTAACTAAAGACGATTCAATTATATTATATCTGAATTGATTTAGCATGTACTCTTTTACTACTGTAGCAGAGCCATACGTATCATTCAAAGACGGAGTAAGTATTCTCTTCTCCGAGTTGGAAACCTCATTATTGATATTCTCTGGAGCATCCGGAATGATAAGGTCTTTATCAGCTACTTCAATTGTAGTTGCTTCAGGAGAAAGTCCAAAATTCTGACCTAGAGGTTGTGCATATTCAGCTAACAGCTGTTCTTTCTGTGTATCTTTAAGTATTCTTGATGTTTTAATATAATCTTCAAAAACCTTAGAAAGCGAGACATACTCTGCCTCGCTTTCTAGGTTGAATAGGTTAGTACCTTTCAAGTTAGTAAAGAAATACTGAACAAAGTCTGTAGTAGACAACGGTTCAGCCTTTCTAAACTTAAGTACTGTTCCTCTAAGGACACTTTCGGCATCAATCCTATGTAGTCCTATGTCAAAGTTAGTACATGCCATTATTCTTATATATTTAATTTACAGTTCTGACTATCAATTATTTGCTTATTATTAGCAAGACTGTTAATATATTCCATAACATCTAATATGTCAGGGTCGTCAAGTTGCTCATCAGTCAAGTAACCTTCGAAGTGATTGTCCACTAATCTTATCTTATCAAGAAGTGCATCAGCAGCTTCCGGAGTAAGAGAGGTAGTAGCTCTCAATTCTTGGATAACAGTCATGATTTCGGTCTCCCTAAGATTCTCATGGTCTCCAATGGTATCTTCGAATATCTTGAGTTTCTGTTCTCTATTAGGGTCAAATGGAACTTCATACATCACTGTATCAACTATATTAACTTCACTTCCAATAATGCTTCCTTTAATTGTTTGTCCACCTTGCAAATATACTGTAAAATCTTGTAAATTACCACTACTATAATCAACATTTTGAATACCCGTAGTATCAATCTCTCCGTCTTTAGTTTTGGGTAGTACAGACGGACTCTTAACATTTATTTCCTGTAATAGAGTATGTACCTTATTAATGACTGGCATGTTGTTAACATCAACAGTCATATCTAGATGAATTACAGGGTCGTTATTAATTAATAGCTGTCTGTTATTTATGTCATTAGTAAGACTAGTATTTACCTTAGTTGCTACTCCTTTTAATATTTCATCTAATGCAATATCACCTTTCTCTAGATATTCATTGCGTGCATCATTAAGGATTTGGTCTATTGAGGTATAGCCAGTGAAAGCACTGGATACTCCATTAGCAATTAACGTAATGTTATTATCAAACTCTGACTGTCTGTTATGTGGAACTCCTTTATTAAATTGTCTCTCTGATAATACAGTAGGGTCAATGGTTATTTCAAAGTTAGGACTTTCTATAGCAGTATCAATATAGAATTGATTGTCATTATTTCTAGTTGGATAGAAATCAGAAGGTCTACTATCATGTGAAGTCGGAGTTCTAGGAGTATAATATATTCCATTTATAAATGGAGCATATGTAGTAGTTGCAGCTCCTTCTTTAATAGTTGGAGTGCCATGGAATATCACATTAAACATATTGTTTAGTACAGAGAAGTAGTTATCTCTACCTGCATCTCTAACTGCCCTAACTATATTAAATGATAACTCCTCTAACCTAGTTTCCTTCATTTTACCGTCTCTAGCCTTAGCTCGGAATACATAACTTTCATCTGATTTCTTACCAGCGGAGAATAGTTTGTAAACTGATGATAATAATCCAACCATTTTGAATGAACCACCCATTCCACCTATATTAGATGCTGCATGTTTATAAGTATTCTTACCGTCAGTCAATTCTATGGCTCCGTCGTCAGCTATTAACTGTGCTAAGATATTGTCCATATCTCTGCCGTTAGTAGCTATGGTGAAGTTCGGATTACCCGGTAATGAAATATACTCTTCTAATATACTAAATAGATTATCCAATATAGATAGTTGAGCTTGAGCTACTTTAGGGTCTATGTAAACACCGTATGTAAGAGTTCTGGGAACTTTACCGTTAGAGTCAAATGTTTGCCATTCATTTCTACTTAAATTTATAGGTCTTACTACCATACCAGGAGCATTAGTCTTGATAGCATCTGCGTATGTAAGTCTAAACATAAATCCATTATAAATAGAAGAATCCCAAGGAACTCTCTTCTGTCCATCCACAGTAGATTGGTCGATTAGTCTATTAAACTCATTAACTTCAGAAGTACCTCTAACATCATCAAGGTTATTAGCCTGTCTGTAAGTGTCATAAGCCTTAATGAAGTTCTTTAATCCAGACCTGTAATTCCACATACTTACTAGCATTCTAGCAGCAGTAGTATTACTTCCAAATGTTCCTAAATATTCCTTTACTTGATTCTTGTCTAATTTAGTTTTACCGTCATCAGCAGTATGAACTAAATCATTAAAAGACAGTCTAAAGTAATTATCAATAAAGGTTCCATTGGAATTAGCTACTATCATTCTTATAAGTGGTGGTACCGTCTTAGCTACTTCAGCTTGAGCATCCTTATCACTAAGACCTCTAGATTTAGCTTCATCTAGCGCGGCTTTACGCTTCTTCTGCATTCTTAGATACATCTCTGCAAGATTAGATTCGGTTACTTTCTCTCCGTCAATTTTAAGATGTTTGTTAGAAGTGGCAAATACTACACCTTTACCTCTTACAGACTTATCTACCATAGCTACTCCGCCATGTCCTGCATAAAGATACATCGGACTAATAATGGCATTAGGAAATGCTTCTCTAACCTTATCCAAGTTCCAAGTTTGGTCTGGAACTTTCTTAAGTCTAGTCGCAGCAGAGAATGATATATCACTTTCATCAATTCCAAGATATTTAACAGTACTAGGATTATCTAAGATTTCCTTCTGCATATTCTTATACCACTTCTTGTACTTATTAATTCTAGCAGCAATATCAGCATCTTTGCCGTTACTATTGTTCCATTTCTGCCAAGTGTCAGGATTGGTTAATTTACCTATAGTGAATTGTAAATCATTACCTTTCTCCATAGGTATTCTATATACTATATTGAACGCAACAGGTTCTACTTTAGTAGAGTCATAACCCTGTTTGTCTCTAGCTTTATCAGTGCCTTCTTCGTTAGTATCATCTTTCCTGATTTCTAGATTGAACGTACCATTATTCCAAACTTCTGCACCCAATCCAGCTAAGTATTTATAACCATTGTCGCTTAGTTTCTGAATGAAGTCAGCATCAAACTTCTCGCCAAATGTCAAGTAGTTTCTAACGTCTACTAACATATCCTTGGCAGGTTGTAATGTATTAGTATCATACTCTACATTACTTCTAGTGAAGACATTCAAATCATCAACTACATCATTCCTTACCACTCTAGTAAATTTACCATCGGAAGTTTCTGCCATACCATATCTCATATACCAGCCGTATGCTCTAATTCCAGAAAGAGGTTCACTTAGTAATGATTCATCTATAACAGATTCTTCTCCTTTACCCTCTATATCTGCTAAGAACTCATTTTCAAGCTCATTAGTGCCAGTCATAGTTCTACTAGGTGGTATAAATGTAGGAGCTTGCACTTCCTTAGATTTCTCTTTAGTTGTAGGAGTAGGCTCTGGTATATCAGTAGATTTTACTGGCTCCGGAGCTTCTTCTGGATTAACTGGAGCAGGTTCAGGTATAGGTGGCTCCTGTGCTTTCCTAGAAGGAGTATATCCCTCTAATTCGGCATTAAATGCAGCCATTCTAATTACCTTGAATCTATCTATCACAGCAGAAGGGTCAGAAGTAGTAGATGTATATTCATCTTGACGTAAATTAGCTTCTTTGATAATAGTTCCCATGTTGCTATTAATAAAATAAGCTCCGTCCTTAGAACGAGACATCATAGTATAAAATGACTTCATATAATCAATAAGTCCAGAGACTGTATTTGTATTATACTTACTGAAGTTTACATCAATTATAGCATGTTTAAACTCAGAACCTTGAACTGATTTAGGAGTACGCATAATAATCCTACTATCTGCCATATTGGTTAGCATTTTGTAAGTAGGAGTATTCTCATCATCATACACATATCCAACTTCTCCGTCCCTTTCTAGTATTTGTCTAACGTCGTCTTCGGTAATAGCAGTGACAAATTTACTTCCATTAAGGATATTGTCTCCGTCTTGATAATAATGTAACTCCATCATGTTACTTATTGTATCTTTGACATTATTAACAGCATTAGCTTGACTTTCAGAATCAGCCATTTGTTCTGGAGTAAATGTCAACACACTCAAAGCCGCATTTACCGTAGTATTATTATCATTCTGTTGAGTATTAGTAATACGTAAGCTAATATCCAGCTTAGGAGTTCTGACCATTAAAGATTCAGATGACTTAACATTATAGACACTGATGGTAGGATTCTCATATCCATTCTGATTTAAGTCTCCTAGTGGAACAATAGTTACATTGTTCTTATGTGCCCAATTAGACAAATGTTGCATATAAAGGCTATTTACCCAGGTAGCCTCATCAATAAATACAAGCCTCGGAGTTTGAACATCGTTATACTCTATATCTTCATTGATAATGGCAGCTCTATAAGATTCCATTACTGTTCCACCAGGCGATGTAATGGGGCCAAGTTCTTCTATTGTGAACTGCTTAGACTCCTTATTATTATGTAATATATCATTAGACAGCTCTGCATAATTAGATTCTCCCAATACATGACTCATTAAATCCTCAACGGTAAATGCTTTACCATCACTTCCCAAGGAATTAACAAGATTGTCAACTTGTTGCTTAGTTGGACCTACTTTCCATATCTCTGCATCAGGATAGTACTTCTTAACAATGTTCTGAATTAACTTAGCAATAACAGCTGTTTTACCAGCACCACCAATACCGTCTACCATTACAGTATTCCAGTATCGTATTAACTCGCTACCATAAGTTCCTTTAGGAGTATCTATATTATTAACAGCAGCATTCATTATATCCGGATTAACTGCCATAGCTGTAGCCAAATATGCAGCATATTCTTGTGAATACAAAGGGGCATAATTAGCATCTGTCTCAACAAGGGATTCTCTTAAGTAATAATCAAAATCTGACTTCTTAAAAGCTATCATTGCATGTAATAGCATATAAACATCATAATCCTCTAAAGATTTAGTCTCCGGGCTAAATTTGGTGTTTCTTTGCTCTACCAAATTATTAATGTTGAATTGATTTCTTACATCAGAGAATAGGTCCTTCAATATAACTTGTGGAGAATCTCCAGTAGTTTGCACTATCTCCTGGAAGTTGTCATACAGTTTGTTCTGCAATGAACTAAGTTCCTTAGAGATAAGCGGATTGTCATAGCTAACATTGTCAATATCATCAAGAGTAGGGGTTGGCATAGTATCTATATCTTTAAATAGCTGCATGCCTTTATACTTAAGTTCTTTTAGGAACTGATATCTATCCTTACCCTTTAATATATTAGCCGTCAATTTAGATATTTGTTGACCTGTTCTACCATGTTTGCTGAACTGATTAACAGCATTCATTCTGGACAACTCTTTCAAGAATGTAAGTTGCCTAGTTATTAATGCCAACTCCTCTTTCATGATTGCAGCTATATCACCTCTAATAATCCCATATTTCTCTTCCTTTGGGAAGTAGGTTTCTAAGAAGTAATTCATAGTAGCATTGTGTCCAAATGGATTATTGATGTCTAAATCAGTAGTAGAACTGGCATCAATAACAGCACTAAGCATGTCTATGATTTTGAATGCTTGGTCTATTTCCTTCTCCTTATTACCGTCCAATACGTAGTCAGATACAGAAGGGGCGTTCTCTAGTCTTCTATTCTCATCTCTTAGTAAGTCAAAGATAGTGAGTTTGCTTCCATATACAGTATTAGTAAGTTGGTCAAGGAAATCATATACTGGACTAGTTTTGATTTGTAAAACATCCTTCCTTAATTGAGCTATAGTAGCATTAGTAGGATTAGACATTACAAGACTTTCCATATCCTTAGCTGCTTGTACAAATGTCTTCTCGAAATTATTTATTCTCTCTTCGACTTTCTCCATTACTACAGGAGCGTCTTCCGAAGGGTACACGTCCCCATTGTTGTCCATGAAGTCTAAAGTGTCATAAACAAGTCTCTTTCTATGTACATCAGAATGAAGAATATTATGAATATTGTCTATAACAGTATCCAAATTATTACCGTCTATGTCTTTTAATGTTTCTAATAAGGCATCATATATAGGATGTGGTATTCTGTTCCCGTCTATATCTAAAACTGGTACATCATTTGCAATAGCTTTTAACACTACATCAAATGCTGCTTCATTAGAGATTTTGTCTCCAAGTACACTTAATAGAATCTCCTTGGTATCAGCATCCATAAATCCAAACTGCATAGCTTGTTGTATTACAGCTTGCACTCTTCCGATTACTTCTAGATTCTGAACTTCAATAGCTTGACGTCTTAGGTCTGCGTCAACTTCAGACTCACCTTCAATAGGAGAGAATCTTTCTCTTACGAACTTCTTGTTTAGTACTGGTCTAATATTCTTGTCTCTTCCTAATTTAGAAATAAGTACCTGTTCAGCATCAGCACCTTCTGGCACATCTAACTTGTCAACAGTGGCTCTTAAATCGATTAGATTATTATATGCCCATGCTTTGAACTTATAATAATCATCGTAAGTTACTGTGCCTTCTTCAAGTTTAGTAGAGAAATCTTTATTAAGCTTCTTAAATATACCATAGGCTGTATCAAGAGCTTGCATCTTGTCTTGCTGTCTATAAGATGCATAATCAGACTCGTAACCTTTAACTTGTTCAGGAGCCATATCTTGGAATCTTTGTCCTGATTTAAACTCAACAAAATCCCTAAATGTTGGTGCATAGAAGAATGCATTTACACTATTATCAATAGCGAACAGCATTTGTCCAGTGTAGTATTCAGAGAATGTTCCGTCTAAGAATTTCTGTTTCTTCAAATCAAGGTCAGCCTTCTCTTGTCTTAACCTTTGTAAGTCGTCAGCATAGGTAATACTCTTCTTACTTTCTGTTCCAGTGTCTTGTGTATTAGACTCTAATGCCGCTATCTTTCTACGAACTTTTACAATGTCAGAAACTAAACTATTAAAATCCTGAAGCATTTTGCCATTATATCCATTCTCTATAGCTCTACCGAACTTCTGCCCGTCTGATACTTCAAAGCTAGCTAGAGCTTTCATCCTAATGTCTCCCATTACCATTTTGTCAAGGAGCTGTTCATCAGAGAAGTTTAATCCCTCTTGATTAATAACAGCGTCAAGATGCTGTAGGTAATTCTTAGTCATGGTATAGACTGCTTCGTTTTGATTGTCACTAGGAGTAGTAGGAGAGGTCCATATTGTGCCTTGGTCTGTGTCTTCTGTCTTAGTAGCAGATAGATTCTTATTACCAAGCTTGCCCTTTTTCCGCATGTCATTTAATTCTTCCATTAACTCGCTAGTTCTGCCATTTCTAATAAGGTAGATAAGTTCTTGGTTAGTTTGTTCATTAGTGGCCTTCCTATTCTGTGCAATATCTACACCATAGAAGATAGCACCACCAAGAGCTCCTCCGAAGAAGTTCATACCATATCTTTCAGCTGCATTCTCCCAAGCATCAAGTTTCTGTTTACTCTTAGTGTAACCCATTTCTTGAGCCCAGTTAAATGTAGCTTTCGATAAGTCAACTACTAATTCTTCAGACATTTCTTCCAGACCTTCACCTATAGCCTTACCTACGAATCCTGTAGTATGATTCCTGATGTCAGACCAATAATTAGAAGAGTATTGTTTAGCAGTATTAAACATCTTAGCCAGCTTGTTAGGCTTAGGCATGTTACTGGTAGCAAGTTGACCCAATCCCTTATTAATTTCTCCAGTTACTTGTGAGATAGCCTTTCTGTAAGTGAGAGCGTCTCCTTTAAGCTCTGGGAAGAATAATTCACCAAGTCCAGTTCTATCAACTGCATACATGCCAGCTACTGCTCCCCATGCTATAGCTGCTGCTTCTGCTCTATCAGCTCCTTGCTCTATAGCATCTTCAAAAGTCTCAAGACCTTGCATCATAGCCATATAACCTAGCGCTGTATTAGCTGCCATTCTGTTATTTCTTTTAAGAATAGTCTCAAACGCTTTTGTACCTTTAAGCCTATTCATCTCATACAAGCTGCCTATAGCTCCTTTGTATTTATCAGGATTAGAAGCCAGTAATCTAGTTGATTCCAAATCAGCAGCTTGCATTGCAGCTTTGTACTTCTTATCTGTACCTAGTAATGCATTCATGCCTTTGAAGATAGTTCTTTGCTGTCCCCACTGTAATGCCACATCGGTTACTAAGTCAAAAAAATTCTCTGCTGACATCAATTTGCCTTGAGAGTATTCTGATTTAGAGCCTTTAAATGTTCTACCTATACCTTGTATTAGGTTAGCTGTAGGAGTGTCTTCATTTAATCCTAGAGTAGATTTATAAATAGTAGGTAATATATCCATTAACTGGGCACCAATCATAGCTCCTCCATATACCAAATTCACATAAGGTATAAATAAAGGTGCTAGTGAGGTCACTGTCTTCATAACAGTACCAGTAACAGACTTATCAAGTCCGTCCGAATCAAAGAAGTCATATTTATTAGCAGCAGAACCGTCTACTGTGAAACTGTCAAACATAGATTTAAACTTACGACCATAAGCTTCTCTTCCGGCTAGTGTCTCATAGTAGTAGGTTCCTTCGTCATTGTATTTAAGGTCACCTTTACTATGCTTAACTATTCTGCCAGAGTATGGGTCTTTATGCTCTCCGTCTGAATCCCATTGGGCAAGTACTAAAGGTTCTGAAAGTGATTTCAAGAAACCTAATGGGCTGCCAAATAGAACATTATCATTAGGAGTATAGTCTTCGTACTTACCAGTTTCGTAGTTAAATACTTTCTGTGTTTGTGCTAGTTCTGATGCTGTCCATTCTCTATTATCTGTGCGTCCTATTTGTGACACACCAGTCTTCAATCTATCAGGATTAAGTACCCTTCTAACATTAAAATTAATAGGTTTATCCTCTGCATCATTAGGTTTTAATTGAGAGTATGGGTCCCAATCAACGTCCTCCATGATTGTATCCTCGAATTGGTCATTGGCAAACTTCTGATAAGTAAATGCAGCACTATCATACTTTTGGTTAAATGCCACTTCATTAAACTTACCATTCTCATCCTTAAACATTTCTTGGACAAACTTACTATTCCTGTAAGTATTCTTATCTAGTAATCCAGTATTATCAGCTGTTAATCCCACATCTCTAAAATTGTCCATAGTAAATGAAGGATTCTCTAATTGAGCTACAAACCAATCATTAGGTTTCTTTATATCATTCATATCAATTATTTAATATTTTAGATGTACTTGGAGTCATAAATGAGTCTAATTTAGCTGCTCTAGCTGCCCTTCCCTTTAGGATTGTCATATCTCCCCAGTCAGCAGGTACAGTAGGATTCTCGCCAGCGACGTTAAGAGCTAATCCAGCACTCTCTCTTAGTGGCATATAAGCAACTGTTTTATATATGTCATCATAAGGTTTCATTCCAAGTGTTCCTTTAAATAAGTTCTCTATATCATCAGGGTCAACATTAGGCATACTTCTGATATTAGTCATATAACCTTCCCCTGCCCTATCTACATCAATTGCACCTTTCTTGCTACCAAACCATGGGTCTTCCCCGCTGGCATATACGTTAGTCATTAAGAAAGGACGGAATTTAGATTTGTCCCAAACTAGTCTTCCGTTAGCATCTTGCACCATATATCCTTCTAAGTCATGCTTCATAAGTATGCTCTGCACTTCATCAGCACTTATATTAGCTCCTCTGGATTCTATTTCTTTTTGAGCTTCGATGAATCTAGGCATAAGTTCAAAGTCTGGAGCTATACTGCCGTTTTGGTCATATGTGTATGGTAGAACTGCCCTTGCAAGTTGAGTTCCGTCATACAGCACCTGCCCAAATTTAGAAGAATCAACTTTCTGATTGCCTAAATGAATGCTATTGCTGTCAACAATACCTCCAATTCCAGACATTAGTAATGACTCTAATGAGCCTTTAGCAACTAAGTTACCGTCTTGTCCTTGTGGTGTACCATAAAATACAGCATCCGCTTCCATTTGGTAACCTTGTCCGGGATTAAGTATGTATTTACCAGCATCTCCATTCTCCCCCATGTAATAAGACATAATAGGTTTAATCTGCATAGTCTTATTAGATTTAGAGCCAGATTCAGATGCTCCCTCTGTGGCATTCTTATCATAATCTACTTTAATAGAATAGTCAGAATCAATTCCAGATGAAATCATACCAGCCAGTAATTCATATGCACCTTTAGTAGGGTCCAATCCAGACAATGCAGCCTTACCTCTTAGTAAAGCCTTGGCATTATTAGGCATGGTAGACAGCAAGTAAGTAAGAGCTACTCTAGCCTTCTTTGATTGGTCAGTATTACTTTCTGTAATTTTATACACTCCGTCCTGTCCAGCAGCTAGTAATTCGTCTATTCCCTCCTTTATATCTTTACCTTTCTTAGTTTTAAAGAACTCTTTAGAAGTGCTATCCTTACCTATTTTACCAATGAGGTCCCATACTGTCTTATTAATACTATCCATGCTGACTCCATTAGCAATTACAGTTGATATATTATTAGCATACGGCAATTTATTAGCTCGTAGGTCAGCCAGGTCTGCATTAGTAAGAACTCTATCACCTTGCTCTAGAGTTGCTTTAGTAGTAATTCCGTCCTCTCCCATTACATAATATCTACCGTCAGTAGTAATCGCCATTTCACCAAAGGAGCCATTCTTCTGTGACTCTGCTATAGCATCTTTTAGTTGAGTTTTGCCCTCTCTAAGTCTTGCCATTAGTTGAAGAGTTCTTCTATAAGCTGTGGCAGTTTGATTTGGATTGAATGGGTTGTTCTGACTACTGAATAGATTACCTATTTCTTCAGCCACTGCATCAGTGTCGCTAATAAGACCCTCTTTATACAGAGCAGTAATCAATGACTTATCTATACCTCCTATTGTATTCTTATCTGCTTCTGCATTGCTGCTCATTGCTCCTTCAACATAGGGAGCCGTAGGTTGCGGTTGAGGAACGTTAGTATAGCTAACAAAGGCGGGAATACCCCCGCCCTGTAGCTTCTGTATTTTATTTATTATTTCCATGACATTCCTTTCTTAATTAGTTCAGAAGTTAATGAAGACATATGTTTAATCATATCAGCATGTTGCTTCTTCGCTGCCATTATGTCTTTATGGAATTGCTTATTATCTGCTAGCATTCTTCTGTTGAAATCCTTAGCTCTTTGAATTATAATCCTTTCCTGGGCTGTCAACCTTCCACCCTTAGCATAAGTATATGGGGTATTAGGAGAAGGAGTAGTTCTTTGGAACATCCAAGGCATTCCAACATTATTTCTAGAATAATTAAGCATATCTGTATTGTACTGTCTTAATAATTGTTGCTGTTTAGCTGTATCCCCAGCTTGAACTGCTGCATCATATTGTGGCTGCATTGTAGATAGTAACCCCTGCCTATAAGATTCAGCATCGTATTGTTTACGAGCTGCTCTATTCTGTCTGAATTGATTTTCAATGCCAGATAGGTAAGGATTAATAACTTGCTGATAATTAGCTGTAGTCTTAGCAGAATCAATTTGCGCCTTAGCAGCATCAATTTGTAGCATTGAAGCTCTATTTCTATTGGCAACATCAGTTCTTCTAGCCTTAGCAGCATCTGACTCTTGTTGAGCCATCATTCTTGTCTTATAGAACATATCAGCATCAGCCATATCTCCTTGGAATCTTATATCACCAGCTTTGTTCTGTGCTTCTAATTCTCCAGCAAGCTGAAGCGATGCATCAGAAGTTCTAGGTCTAGCGGCAAGAGATGTCAAATTAGAAGCTTGCCTATCAGCAGATGCTTTAGCAAAGTAGTTACCAGTAATGGGTACAGTGTTCTCATATGTATCTATTAGCAATGGTTTTAGTCCAGCTTTGTACTGTTCAGCTGCCTTGTTATTAGTTGCCAATCCTCCAACCATTCTGCCTAATGCTATCACATCCTCTGGCAATACACTAAAACCTCCTAAACCTTTCTTTTCACCTCCAGCTGCTCCGCGTACAGTACCGTCTCCGGCAGCTTTCTGTGACCTTTTAGCATCTCTAATTTGCTTCTTAGTAGGATTACTACCCATAGCTGGAACTGGAGATTCTAGTTTAGTTGGCATAGCTGGTTGTGGATTTCCACTAGTAATACCTGCTGCCTTAGCTTTAGGCATAAAATTCAACATCCCGGTGTCTAAATTCTTAACAACATCAATATTATCATTAACTCCAGCTCTAACTTTAGCTAGATTATCAGCACTGATATTGTTAGTTCCTAGATGTCTTAACCAAGTTTGGTCTCCTGCATATCCGTCAGCAGTCCATTGAGTACCCTTGTCAGAACTTCCACCTCTACCTGTTATTCTACCAGATTTAACCAGACTAGCCATAGTTCCAGTATTCACTTTAGTATTAGTATTAAAGTTAGTCTGATAGTTAGCTACGTTCTGATTATAAGATAATCTAGAAGCCCCAGGCTTAGTAGCAGTAAATCCAAGATTACTGTAATCTCTTTGCATATTATTGTATGTACTAGCATTTGCTGGGTTAATCATGCCTAATGTGTCGTTGTAACCAGCACTTCCTAAGACGTCTGTGTTCCAATTCAAATCATTAGCAGATTGTACATTACGTATAGCTTTACCTCCTTGATATTTAGGAATTAACACTCCTCCGTTAGCTTTCTTAGTAACTCTGTCATCCTTAGACTTCTTCTTAGTCTTAGGTTTAGATTGCTTCTTAGGAAGTTCTCTTTTAACATGAGCAGTACTACGTTTGGGCGGATTAACTAATTCCCATAAGTATCTGGCATTCTTATCGGTAATCTTATTAGTAGGAGTAACAGTAATTTCAGTTGGAGTTGGTGGAGTATACACATTCCTTCTAGGAGTTACATCCTCATATCCAAAATCCTTTTTATTCTTAACTGCTTCATCCCATACTTTATTGTACTCACGTTCAGCTACTGGTTGGAATACTTCTCTGTAAGTCCTTTCCTTATTAGCTCTGGCTGCTCCAGCTAATGGTTGTTTAGGTGAAGGTTGATTAGTAGCCCATGCAGTCAAAGCTTCATTTCTAGCTTTTTGAGCTTCTCTAGCTTCAGCCTGCTTATTAAGCCTTTCATTCCTAATAGCTTCATTACGTCTGTTTCTATCTCCTGTGGCTCTAGTTTGTGCCAGCTTGTTTGGGTCAGTAATGTCTACAACTTGTCTTGACTTACCATCTCCCATGTGAAATACCCTGTTAGACGGAGTTACTTGATTAGGGGCAGGTAATGCTAACAGCTCTGAAGGCTTAGCTTGACCTTTATTAAGATTTCTGTATTTGAAAGAGTTGTACCATTGAGCTGGCTTATCAAGACCAGGAATAGATATAACTCCAGTTTGCATTCTTTTAACTATTCCCTTCTCTGAATCTGAATAGACTAGAGGCACTTCGATATCACCTTTAGTAGTGCTGACTATTTTAGTTTTGTTGAAGTTGTATTCTGGTCTTACTACAGAATTGGGCAAACTAGTTATAAACGGATTGTGCCATGAGAAATTAACTTGACGACCTAATCTATCATCACTCTTAGTAATCTTCTGGAAAGCTGCCTGTTGGTCTTTGAGTTTACCATGACTAGCTATCTCGTCCAACTGCGCTCCAGTGACAGTGTATTCTTTACCAGTAGCGCTAGTTATTACATGATTTCCAGTAGCAGCAGCATTTCTAAGCTGTTTAGATTGTATTTGGCGTTTAACCCCTTTACCACCCCCAACTACAACTTTTATTAGTTCAGCCAAGTTTCTATAATCATCTACGGAAAGGTCTTTTGGGTTAGTAGCCAACTTTCTAGCTGATTCTATACCAGGGCCTGTATAGTTTATTGCAGCTGCTGCCGATAATAGTCTTGGAGTCCATTTTATAAGATTCTTGACTACCTTACTACCTTTAGCTGCCGCACCCAGTCCGGGAATTAATCCAACTGTATCTAAACCTAAATTCATAGCTAGACGTCCTGCATCTCCCCAGTCAAGACCATCTTGGCCCCAATCAGCTCCAAAATTGGCCAGTGTTCCAGCATAACCTACTACCCCAGCTCCAGGTATCATAGATATTAAATCAGCACCTATAGCCCCAAGCCTTGCATAATCAGAAGCAGTGAATCCAGTATCTGCTGGCTTTCTGCTATCATTAACGGCTTGTTGTGGAGATTTACCAGATGCTACAGATTGTTCTACTTTAGCTTCCTTGTCAGCTTGACGTTTAGCATCTCTCTCCCTAATAGCTTTAAGTATTTCAGCATTAGCAGCTTCCCTATTAAACCCTATGCTTCCTCCCTGTTGGAAATATGAACCTCCCCGCTTTGGTACTCTAGGAGCAACTCTAGGTTTTGAACTATCAGTAGGATTCTCATAATGAGCATAGGCTATCTGTTGCAACGCAGGTATATCTAGCATAGATACTTCCTTGTACTGTTTAGTTTCAGGATTATATGCTATACTAGTATAATTATTGAAATCATATGTAGTGGGCACTGCTACAAAGCCATCGCCTATGTCTGGGAACTGTGACCTCATGACACTTAAGGCAGCATCCATATTATTAACTATATGCTGTCCGTTGTCTGGTCTAAATGAAGTTCTTCCTAATACATTGGTAAAGTAATTTGCCATGTCTGGTTGACCTTTCAAGTAATCCAGTAAGTTGTCAATATTGTAATTAGGATTAACATTGCCGAAATGTCTTGACATGGAAGATTTAAACGGATTATTCTTTCTATAATCCTCAAAGTATTTCTTAGTAGCTTCAGTCTTCAGTTCAGCCTTGTTAGTATCTATTATTTCTTTCTCCTTATTAGCTTGGTCTCTTAGACCTTTCTCTACATAGGCGTTAATTGCTTCGTCTCCTAATATTCCTTTACTTTTGGCATCTGCTATTAAGGACTCCCTGTAAGCATCTATCAAGTTTACATCATTACCTCCTTTAGAGACTTCGTCATTTAAATAAGTACCTAAATCTCCATAGCCCATAGCGGCAGAGAATTTTAGGTCTTCAGGGTCATATTTATTGTCTTCTAGAGCTTTTAATAGATTAGAGCTTCTCTCTATCCAATTCTCTCTAGTTCCGAATACATCTTTGCTATATTCTGCTTCTGGATTATTAATGAAATCATTATGACTAGATTGTATTGCTTGTCTTAGGAATCCTAAGCGGTCTTGTGAATTAAACTTCCTCCATAGACTATCATCCCAGTTTCCTCCCATAGCTATATTAGCTAGTCTTTGTTTAAATGAAATTGGAGCTGCCTTAGTTTGAGGTTTCTCTTCAACCTGTGCCTTATAGGGACTCATACCTTTAATATAGCTTAATGCATAATCACCAACTCTGTTGAATGCATTATTCTCTGTATTCTTAGTACCTAATCCTAGAAATTTCTTGTCATATTTACCAGTACTACTCATTTGCCCAGAAGCATCTGTAAAGGTTCCGTCTCCATTCATAGTCACAGTCCCGGACTTAAGACCCTCTATGAATTGACCAGCAGCCTTTCTGAATTGGTCAGCTTTGTCCCCTTTTAGTCCGTTATTCTGTATATAGGTGTCAATGTTTCTATATAAGCCAGATACTAAATCTGATTTGTTATATTTGTTAACATCTTTCCACTCAAACAGCTCTGGTTCTTGTGAGGACTTGCCACCAGTTTGATACTTTCTTATTGCTTGTGACATATCGTATTATAAACTAAGAAAGGGACATATACTGTTTGATATATGCCCCTTTCTAACTTGTTAAATGATTATCTAACTCTTCTAAGTTTAGAACCATTTCTTGCAAAGGTTGGTTCCTCTTGAGGAGCTTCTCCAGGTCCCATACCTCCCTGTGCTGCCGACATAAGAGTCTGACATACAGTTAGAGCTGCTTCGCAGTTACCTGTTTGCACTGCCTGTGCTGCCACTTGAAGAATCTGTTCCATAGGATTACCTGCTTGTGCTCCTTCCGGTGCTCCGCCTTCCATTGGTGCTCCTTCAGCAGGTGCGCCTCCTGCTGCGGGGTCTTGTGGTACAGGAGCTGCACCACCCTGTTGAAATCGTGAAATTTTAGATTGAATTTTCATGTTAATTACTATTTAACGTTAAACATTAACTTTCCCACAAAGTTAGTTATACTTAACGATATTACCAAATTAATCTTTTGTTTCTACATATTCAGGCTCACGTTCATCTTGCTGTTTTAAATAGGTAAACATCTTCTTCCCGAGTGCCTTATAATCTCTATCTGCCTTAGATTTATCTGCTCTCTTAGCCATACGAATAAGAGTTTTAGTATTCTTTCTACTAAAGATTCTCTCTCCTCCATTTAATTCCATTTGAGTGGAACCATCGGGAGCTATAACCTTCATAGTTGGTACTTCATCATCGTCATCTATGTCAAGCTCATCTCCTTCCTTAATTCCAGAACCTTGATTTACTTCTAATACAAACTGCACATCGTCTTCTTCAGCAATAGTTTCATCGTGCGGTTGTCCCTTATAAACTGATATTACTTCAAAATCTTCGTCAATAAATATTATATCAAGTGGAATGTCAGTATCTTGCATCCAGAAACCAACCGTTTGAGGTTCATCATATATGAACAGCATACCTTCATCTTCAGCAAACTCTTTCTTGCCTTGCAATCCTTTGGTCTTCTCCTCATCTGTTTGAGCTACCTCTACATTATACTTCTTATCGCCAATTTCTATTCTCATTCTACTACCTCCATTAGACCTGTATTGTCAACAGTGTTATTAATAATTTCATGTGCAAGTAATTTGCCAGCTTCTATAGCCGCGTCATCGCTTCCGTCCTTCATAAGTTCTTCTAGTTTCTTAGTAACTTCTAACCTGAAGATGATTTCATTACGCTCAATTTCAGCATGTTGCTTCAATTTACCACCTTCCTCTTCCGTTACTACAGGTATTCCTTTACTAGTTACTTGTTCATACTCTGGACTAATATCCTCCAAATGATGCTTGTGTGCGTGTAATGCTCCGTCTGGGATTACATTAACTTTACCTCCCTCTGCGAACTTCTTTGGAACATATTTATAATAATCTCCAGACATATCTAAATCATAAGCGTTTCTGAACTTTATTGCTTCTGGGTCTTTAGAATTATACCACTCTAATTCATATTTAAGAGTTGGATGATTCTTAGCCTTCATAAATTCATAGATACCTGTTTTAGGATTTAGATAGACAGAGTTTAGGTGATTCTTCCCATTCCTTAAATCTTCTACACTAGATGTTCTCCAGGCCTCTAATTCCTCCTTAGGAGCTAATTCAAAGGCCCTTCTAAGATTATATGAAGTAGTATCGTTTCTATCAGAAGGAACAGTTTCATACCAAGACTCAAATGTTATCTTAGGAGCCGCTCCTGTAATTCCGTCTACCTTACCTCCCTTTTGAAGCTTATTAACTTCTCTAGCTTTATTAAGAACTTCTCTAGCCCATTGTGATTCAGCATCTAGTATCTTCATTCCGTTTCTACCAACTGCCATATTTCTATAACCTCCACTAAGTGCTAGTTCGTTTCTAAGACCAATTCCACTATAATTAGAAGCTGCAAATGCATCTTGTGCTTCTTGATTAATATCAGATACCAAATTCTGCTGCCGTTTAGCTTCTGCTATTTGTGCATTAGCTTTACGTCTAGCCTTACCACTGAAGGCTCCGTACTTCTTACCACTTTTGGTGAGAGCATCATCTACCTTAGCCATTGAACCTCCATAAGCTGAACCTTGCTGTTCCCAGGTTTCGTTATCTTTATAAATAGTATCAGCCTTCTTAGCTCCGAAAGCATTTACTAATCCCATTGGAGTTAACTTCATAAATTTACTATCAAGAATCTTATCAGTAGTAGTCATTTGGTCGGTTCCTACTCCTAAAGCTGTAAGTCCATCTGACAACATACCACCAATCTTCATTGCCCCTCCAACGATAGTTCCTACTCCAGGTACACTAGAAATCATATTAGCTGCTGCATCATATCCCTGATTTAAGCCAGTAGTAAGTGCTGATTGCTCCTTCTTCGGAATAAAACTGCCAATCATATCAGCATAGCCTCCTGCCTTAGACATGGTGTTACCGATATTTGCTTTACTAAACAGCCCTCCACCAGGTTTAACAGTACTTCCAGCAGTTCCAGTTGCCATATTAGCAGCTGATTTAGATAATCCATTGACAGCTTTATTAGTATTAGCATTCATTAGTAATGCCTTAGAAGCCATGTCACCACTAGCCGCACCAGCTTGTAATAAAGGATTATTGGCGGGAGAGAATTTATCGAAGTTAGCGGATTGTAATCCAGTCATTGCTGTATAGAGGTCGCTACTAGACTGTAGGGGAGTTATACTCCCCATACCTTGTCTTAATAGCGAATTTCCCCATTGGAATTTCATAATTTTACGCATAACTTATTGTATATAATGTCTTTAATGCTGTTATTATTGCTAACTCTTCGCCAGTATATCTTACTCTAATCTTGATGTATTTGTCTCTAAGTCTTGCTTCCTTCCTACCACTCCACCAATCAGATGTGTCTATATCTTCAGGTCCATATCCTAAGTCTATTAAATCTTGAGGCATATAGTCTTCCACAGGAGTTTCTGAAGTTATATCAAATCCTTTTAAGTCGTTTGGTATAGGAGAATTACCTACAGAGATAGGAACCTTATCTATAGTTTCCTTAGTAAGTTTTGCTGTATTCCATGCTGGCTCGTTTCGCTGTACAAAGATAATAGGATTAATTTGAATATTCCAAACATCTCCTTGATAATTCATATTTCCTCTTAATCTTCCAATTCTTGGGTCTTTAATATCAGCAGCCTTAGCATGAGTCCAGACTCTAAACTCATCTAGCTTCTCATTATAAACTATTTCAGAACCTGACAGATTAACATAATCCTTATTAGGAGCAGTCTTACCTTTGTAGTAATCCTCAATCTCATTAAATGTATCTACTCTAGCATAGTATAATGGGAACATTGTAGATTTCACTTTCTGTCCAGTGGGTTTCCAGTTTCTAAGAATGTCTCTTTGCTTACCTCTTAGGTCTAAGAAATTCCTGTTGTACAGTATATCAGAACCATTATATTGATAGAAGTCCTTAGTAGCTTCTTGTCTTATATACATGTTCTTCTTGTCCTCATGGAACTCATAACTTTCACCTACTACTTCATAATGGAATGAGTCCGGAACAGCCTTGTTACTTACAATTTGTAAATTCTCGAATATCTTGTGTGTAGCTGGGTTGTCAACTACTACAAATTCATACTCAAATGGATGCTGCTTACCATACCAATAACATGGTTTAATCTTGTCCTTAATATCAATGATTCCAGACTGACCATGTTTCCAGAAGTCTGTTGTTAAGTTAGGCAGCTTTTTATCATCTTCGGTAAGTCCAGGATTGTTCACTACTCTATCAGAAGTAATAGCGACTACAGACTGATAATAACCATAATTGGTAGTAGAGTAACTATTCCATCCATTAATATACTGTTTTATATTATTATCTGTTCCAGAGTATCTATCTATTACTATACTTACTTTAATATTAAGCAACCACACAGGCTTAGAAGTTAATTCGTCATAAGTACCTAAATAAGTTAATATTCCATCCTCAGAAACACTGAACTGTTCACAATTCTTAAAGTTGTCTCTTTCTAGGCTGTACCTGTAGTAAACTGCTGGTAAACCTGTGTTGTATTCATTCGGAATTGGTCTATTAACAAGACTCAATTTGGTAGATTTCATATTTTCAGTAAATATAACAGAGTCAGCCACAATTCCATCAGCACTGGTTGAATTTATATTAGATAGTGCTAATTTACTTATCCATTTAGAGGTATCTCTATTAAAGCTAAAATGAATGTTGTCAATGTTAGCTGAATAGGAAGGAATCCAAGAGTAAAATGTTACAAACTTCTGCATAACCTCATTATAACAGATGTTCCAAGCCTTCTCTTCAAATCCATATAAATTATCATAGAAAGTGAACATAACATCTTGTTTGAATGCATTATAATGACCCTTAACGTTTCTAACACCTATTACCGGGGTAAGCTCTCTTTCACTTAGTGTAATATTCTCATTTAAGAACTCCTGTATCTTAAAATCAGATATAATTTCAAACTGGTCTCCATTAGTTCTCCAAATCTTCTTTCCAACTGTGTCCACTCCATAAACGAAATACGGGGTCTGTACGACACTTTCCGGCCACTGAGTACCATAGGTATCCGACAGCATCTTTGGATTCTCTGGGAGTACGTTAGAGGTGTTAATGAAGACATTTCCGCCTGAACCTTCACCTGCTACGGCACGTTCATTAACTGGAATTAACGCTATACCGTGTTCGAATATACAGAGGATATTACCAAACAGCTCAACTAGTTTCATAATTCCTCCATATATTCTAGGATAGTCTCTATAGTGAGTAAACTGAAATACTCTATATCCATTCTTGAAGGCATCTGTAATTGCTAGGTCAGAATAAGCTATTCTAGTATCAAATCTGTTCTTTATATAGGGAACATCTGGTAATGTAAAGAAGTTCTTATCGCTAGTTGTACTACTCAATCCACTGTTAATGATAGATGCCTCAGGTATTTTATAATTTCCAGATGTACTCATTTCTTGTAATGGATAGAACCCTCTCTTTAATCCGGTCAAGCCTTCCTCGGTAGGATAACTTGGGTCTAGAGACCTAAGAGATAAATTAACAGAAGAGCATAATTTAAATGTAATCCAACTGCCTAATTGAACCGCATTTATATCTCCTCTGTTTATATCTGCTAACTTCTCCGTATTCTCTACATCATAATTGTCCTTCCAAGTATTTTCATCCACAATTTCGTCATTTATAGGAGCAGACGGGTCTTGGAAATTTCTATTTAGTCTGTGAGTGTAATTGCATATATAGCAATCTCCCCTGTAGCATACTGTAGAATAAGCATGTATGTCACTTTGCTCTACTACGTCATAAGTCTCGCTTACTGTATCAAAACCAACTCTGTCTGATATGGCGTAATAAGGGGAGACGTCCTCATATCTTATCCTAAAGTAGTCAGACATGTTACCTATGGAATAACCAGGAATGTATATATTGATTATTCGTCCTACACTAGGAGTCCCCACTATTCCAATATATGATGAATATGAACCCCTGACTAGATTGGTTGCCTCATTATTTTTGTTCTCTATGCCTAAGTATCTAAATTTATATCCCTCCTCTGCTTCTCCAGCTCTAGCTCTGAAAGAATAGTCTTCTATAGCTATTATGGGAGTATTATCAGGTATTCCGACTATTTTAGCATCCATCTCCTTTACAGAAGTATTATAAGTATAAGCATCAACATAATAACTTCTAGATTCGTAGGTACTCCTGGTTAATCCGGCACTAGCTGGGATTACTCTACTTTCTTTAATAGGAAATGATGTTCCCGTGAACAAGGTGTTAAAATAGGATTGTTTTAAACTATATTCAGGACATATTCCAGCTCTAGACCACGTTGTATTCTCATTGTAACCTTCTAACGTATACAACCTACTTAAATAGCTACTGTTTATGCCCTTGTTATTATCTAAGAATCTTTCTGCCACCACTGAATATTGAGGATTACTGTTTACGTTTAACACATTGATTCCAGGAACTTCTGCTTTGGCTATCAAGGGTAATACATATGCTTGAGCTAATATAGTAGGTATTCTCTTTTGTCTAACTATAAAGAATCCTCGTACCTTACCTTTTAAATAGTTGACTACATCTATTGGTATAAACATTCCTAAGCCGTAAACTTTATGGGACCCAGTACTAAGATTAGAATTTATTCTAATCACTCCCTTACTATTCTCTATATATCTAGAATCCTCAAGTTCGTAAGTAGATTCATCTACTTCTAAGTATTGACGTTCCCCAGAATCATCTAATATAGAATAGTTTGATAAGGAGTACTTATCAAATAAAGTATTTATGTCTGGTAATCCGTTTATGCCTCGAATATTAAACACAGGAGACAATGAGCCATCAAACATTATATATACTATTCCAAGTCTGTATATCTCTTCATCCCAATAGCCTAAATGGTAGTAAATATTCTTAGTATTATAATATTCAAATGCAGTAATGGAATCAGAAACATCTCCATATTGAGGGGACACTTCACCTATAAGAGAATGGGCATCAGAAACTTCTAGATAAGGCAATATTCTAAGACTTATATCAGACAAGTCGGAGTATAGCATATCTGGTTTATTATAATTACCTAGAAATAGCATATTCTGGCAAGCCGCTTGTGCCTTAGCTTTGTCTGCTATTAAATACTGCATATTAATTTCAGACAATGGTATATCTTGTCCAGCTTCATTACCCGTTATTATTAAATTACAGGTGCGATTCTTGACAGGATACTTCTTAGAAATTCTAAATGCAGTAGTAATCTCATTACCGTCTACATCCGATGTAGACCTAGTATAATAGACTTTTATATAGTCATAACTATCATCTACATCAGATATTAACAAACTTATGGATTTGTTGGCAATCATATCCCTAAGTCCTCCGTTTATAGAGAAAGGGTCCCTATCCAACCCTTGGAAACATGATATTATTCCGGACTCAGCAACGAAGTCTGTTTCGTTATCATCTGCGTCTGCATATTTGAGATAGACTACATAATTACCAACTTTCAAATTACCATATGGAAGAACCTCGTTAAACGTTAAAGAAGGTATGTTATTTACTCTTTTATAAAGTGATGTATCTAAATCAAATTGAGAATCGTCATACAAATTGGTATCATTGTTACCAATTCTATCTACAATTTCGTATGTGTTGTTTTGTAGCACAGAGAATCTAGTGTTGATTAGTCTTGGTATATTCTTGTTATCATTTAATATAAGATTTACAGAACCGTCATATGACTCTTGTGCAATAATATCTACAGGGTAGTTTAAGCTGAATTGAAGTGATTCAGTATCTAAATCTAATATACTTCCACCTTCCACAACAACATCGTTCGGATTGAATCCATCCTGACCAGATACTTTACCCTTACTATCAGTATCTCTGGTTATTCTATAATTATGTAGAGGATTATATTCATAGACTATGTTGCCCTCAGGTTTTATTTGCCCTAGGAAGTATGAGAAAGCTAAAGTATCGAAGTTCAAGGAGTAATTATTAAATAATCCGTTCTCTAAAGTAGTCATAATATTTAGCTTAATGTGCCCCAGTTGTTACCACTACCTTTGTCTAGCTCTATCTCTACAACAGGGAAGCCTGCAAAATGCACGGATATATCACTGTCTCCGAAACTATCCCTATACACTGCAAAGTCCTTAGTGGTGGCAGACGTAGAATTTACTAACAAAGTTCCATCTTTTAATTTCAGGTTTCTGACTTTAGCCGCTCCTGTAGTTGACTGTTCTATTGGAATTATCCTGTCTACAGCTTCACCGTAGTAGATACGTCCTCCTATAAATGGATTACCAGTTCCGTCCAAAATAAAGAAAGTGTCGTCTCTGCTTAGAACCCCTACATTAGAGCTAACACTATCAGATTTAGCATTCTTATCCAATTCAGCATACACACTCTCCATACTTAGGGCCGTCATTGGCGTGGATAATGTGTAAGGAATAGTAGATTCATAAGTGGTCCCATCCACTTTATTATACCCAGAATCTGATTTTACATAAAATGTCATTAGATTTATATAGCTTTCCTTATCCTCTATTTTGAACAAATCTAGGAAGTCACTTATAGACGTTGTATTAACATCGTTACCATTAACCTGCAACAAAGATTTAGTACTTATGTTCCTTTTGCATGAAACGTCGTAAGCTAGAGTTATTTTAACGTCTGGATTATATAAATAATCATTTGGATTATAAATCCAGTAACTTTGCACAGTAGAATCACTGGTTTGGATGTAAACATCTCTAAACGTTTCATATACTATATTCGCCATTTCATTATTAATAAACAAACTGTCGCCGCCACTCTCTCCTGGATTTCTATATGCAAAGTCTTTAACCCAAGCATAAGTCGTACCAGTGTACCATAGAAGCATTTGGAATGAGCCTAATGATTTATCACTGACTAATCCCCCAACATGTGTAGCATCTTGACTCCCTGGATATTTGTAACCCTTATTGTTAAATTCACTGATAGTTCCAAATATTACACATGGTGGATACCTTTTAAAAGCGGACCATACTGCCCCCATAAAATTATCCCAATAGTTTCTGAAGTCTTGACGTGTACCACTATTTTTGTCAGTGTATATTTGTGAATTAATAGAACTAGGTTCTCCAGTAGGAGAGTATCTATTAATTGTGTCTAGGTATATTTTTCTACGTTTGTTTTTACTATATACATGAACTCCAAATTCTGAACTACTGTAATAAGCTCCAGTACTCTTCTTATTCATGTTGGTCCCAAATACTTGACTCATGTCACTTACAAAGGATTTATAGATATTAGAATAGGTTATGGGTTTAGGAGTAGGGTCTTTAGCGGCTACTAATTCAGAAATAACAGCTCCATTAACTCCAATCTTATCTCCCTCAACTTCTATAGAATACTTATGACTATTATAATCAGGTCGTGCTTCAACTAATGGCAATCGTTCAAAATCAGAATCTACTATATAATCATCAGGCTTAGCTCCATTGCCTTCCAGAAAGTAGTCCTCATGTGTAGTCCTGGCTTCATCAGAATCTACTAAATATTTAGTATCAATTGATGATACATTCAACTCGAATGGATATTTAGCCTCTGTTGCTATCTTATGGCTTTCTATCATAGTATACGAATAGTTATACAGAGTCACTGCTTTTACATCAAACTCACTTAGAGGTCTATTGGACAACGGAAATAAATCTGCACCATCTTTTACTAATGCTCCTACTTTCCTGGTATACGTATTACTGTAGGTAGTATCTAATTGTAATGAATTGTACTTTTTAATTAAAGTATCATCAAATCTGTTATAGTCTAGCTGTGTATTATCTATGTAAGCTTCATTGTACAAAGGAGAAGCTACGAGCCATCTAAATTCGGAGTCTGGGTCCACTTCTGTAATATTCCCTTTTGTTATAGTCTTTTGTATCTCAACCAAATAGATGTTATTAGGCTCTAAAACATCCCCGAATCTTAGAACCTCTGTAAATACTCCGTTATAATTCCTTTTAGCTGGCACAACATACTCGGATGTAGGCATATCTGGTCTGCCGTCTGGAAATCTATAAAATTTAAACTTAATTTCATTTATAGAGGTGCCTTCCACTAAATAAGCTTCCAGTCCCCAAGTCAATATAATTGACATATCATTGTAGTAATACCTCCAGGTATTTAGCTGAATTATACCGGAGCCTATCTTGGATAAATCCATAGCCCCATTGATGCTTAATCCTTGAAGCCTACTATATGTCATACATGGAGTAACAGTATAGCTTATTAAATTCCCAGTTACGTCACTTAAGTTAACCTGAACTGCTTGTTCTCTGGTATATTGCTTTGATTCTAGGCTGTAAACTGGAGCTTTGTCTGAGTTATCAAAGTTAACGTGGCCTTGAAGAGTAGCCTTGCTAGAATCAATCATAAAGAACTCACATCCCTGAATTACATTTTGATGAGAACCGAAATCTTTTGCCTCTCCGTAGTATGAATTATAATACTCTATAACCTCATCATAATTATATGGCTTATTGTCCTCATAATACCCATCTGGACAATTATACTTGTATGTTAAATCATATATTAGTGTATACTTGGAACCGGAGGGCATAACTATGCCAGATTGATTAGGGACTTCATATTCAATATTCATATCCGTTTCTTCAGGTCTTACATATCCAGTCACCGCTACATCTATTGAATCTATAGTATTCAAGGTAGCTATTAAAGTTAAAGAGCCTGATAACTTGTTATTGTATACATTTGCTGGATACGCCTTTCTATATTCATCCACATTAGATGAGTAATCCTCTGCCACAGTTTGTATATAATATCCCGCATTAGTTTTATAAAGTGGGGCATCACTTTCGCTGAATACTATAGTTTTATTATCCTCATCAAATCTCTTTAATTGTTCTGTAATATCCCTAAGATATCCATTAGAATCACTTACAGCAAGAGTTAAAGTCATCAATTTGTTTTTAGGAGAATCGGGCTTGTTACTTGATGTATTAAAGCAATTTGATAGGTATGTCCTAAGTATTTTAGTGTCTATTTGACTCCCCTTAGATGCATCTAGCATAATAGTAAATTTGTCTCCTGACCTTATAATTGTGCCTTCAGGGAATATGTTTATTTTAGATACAAAAGTGTCTAAAATTCCATTAGACAGCGCTCCAAATGAACTGGGAGTAAGCACACTCTGTGCCCCTTGAATTTCGTTACTACTAATATTACGCTCTGGAGACGGGAATGAGCCAATCTGACCCTTATTAGTAAGAGGATTATATGACGCAACATATATTATTCCTCCATATTCTTTAATTCCAACTGGAACATAGCCTGAAGGTAAATAGGCAGTTTCAACTCTACCATTACCCATATCATTCTGAAGCACAAATTCATTACCATTATAAGTAATCATAGTAGCATTCAGAGCACTTGTAAGTACATTGTTAGGAGTGGTTAATGGATTTAGGTCCATTATTATTCCTTCTCCAAAGGTATTTGTTGCTTCTTGTTTCATTGTTATAAATATTCATAATTGTCGTTACTTACTAAGATGTCTTCAAACTTAGCATTTCTATCTCTTGTGAACGCTATCTCTGGATACTCACATTTAAGTACTTCTTTCTTATAGGAGAATCCTAAATCTACAAGTCCTTTGAATTTTATAATACAAGGACTGCCAGAGAATGATAGTTTACACTCATCTAGAATCTTAAACACCTTCTTATTATTGAAGGTGTAATATTTCCTCTTCCTGCCTTTCTTATTAAAAGATTCTAGTAATTCTTCATATTCTTCATTGGTTAAGGCTACATAGTAGTACCCGTCCCATTGAATCTTCTTTCTAGTATACATCACTCTCAACTTGTTCTGCATCTTTCTCCTGTAATATCTAAAATGCTTAATAGGATTCTTAGTTAACTCCCCTATATATAACCAATATTTATATTTATGGCTATTAAGGATTGTATCTCCTCCTCTTTGGTTTAAGAAGTATATTTGTCTCCAGCCATATCTAACAATAATTTCTATGTCATGCTTACTAAGATATGGAAATTCCTTCATTATTTCGTCTGTATAATCAGTAAACTTCTTAGTAGTATTGCATTCCATTGTTAGTATTCTCTGTGATTACGTTCTTATTAACAGGGTCTAGATAAGCCATCTTCTCCCTTTGTATCTCTTGATTCTTGTAAGTTAATACCATTCTATATCCGCAGAAATCAGAAGCTAGAAAGTCTACATCTTTCCACTTACCAAATCGTCTAGCTTCGGTAAATTCATTACCAGAAACTCTCTTCATGTATAACCAGGCATTTCTTCCTAAAGTTGGAAGCTCAAATCTATTGTTTCTATGTATAATATCATCAATTACTAGCTTAACTGCGTATTTAAACACTTGCTTAGCAATTACTTCTTTATGTCTATTACCTATTAATTCCTCACATGTCTTACTGTCCAAGTCAAGTCTGCTGGTATCAAAACCAGCAAACATGTCATGGATGTTAAAGGCATATCCTAAAGCATAATTCATATCATTTTAAGGGCTTATATGACTTATTAAATATCTTTCTATTCCAACTAGTTTTAGCATCTAAGATTTCATTCATGTCATTTTGACTTAAATGAATTGAAACTCTGGCTGCATCACATAGCTTCAACCACCTCTGTTCCAATAATTGTGCTTCCTGTAACATATTCTGGTTGTGATTCTTCCAACCTTCTTTAAATCTCTTAGTGCAAGCACAGTAACATGCAATGGCGTCTTTCTCTTTATAATTGATTTCAGGTAATCCGTCCTCATCTACCAGAATGCCCTTATAGAGAATGTTTACCTGTCCATAATTCTTCTCAAAGTACAAAGTATCACCCACTCTTTCAAATTTGGCATACTTGCCACTTATATAGAGAGGGTCACTATAAAGCTTTCTTGATTCTATATAGTTTTCAGTAAACTGTGAAGAGTAATCTCCGTTTACTGTGTCATTCGTAACATAATTCCACTCTTCAAAGCCATAAGTGACTGCTTCAATTATGTCACAGTTGCAAGGTAAATCCACTGTGTTGTCAGGGCATTGAATATCAGTAACATACCTGTATAATCTAGTTCTCCTGTTACCTATCTTATGCCAGGCAATCAGTCCAATTTCTTCGAACTCTTCAGGAGACAATTCTGTTCCATAGAGCAGATTCATTTGATAATAAGCTGAATTAAAATTCTCCATTATTTAGGTACTTGGTCATTAGGTAAAACAGGAGCTGCGAGCTGCCTATAATAACGAATCTTCTTTTCAGTTAGCCTCTTCTTAATTTCAGCATCAATGAATGTCATATTATTAATATCAACAGGGGCACAGCATCCGAACCAATCTAATTGTCTAGGGTCTTTTAATATTGCCACTACTGTTACTTTCTTTAATAATGGAGCATTAAATACAAAGCAATCGTACATATTGTTCTCGTTAGGAGTTATATCAATCCACACGTATGGTTTATTCTTTCCTCTTACTCTATATTTATGATACTTCATTACGATAGGATTAGTATAATATATAAATGGATTACTCATATCAGTAGCTCCTATATATTCTATACCGTCTTCTCCGAACTCTGTAAGAAGTTGAGGAATTTCAAAATGAGCAGTTAATGTGTCACAGGGACTAGCATTACATCTACACCTTTCAATATTCTTGCAGTCAACTTCTATACAAGGTATAGTCATCAGTAAGTCCTTCTTAGGAACTAATCCTTTAATAAAATATTCCTTAATAATTTGAAGTCTTTCATCAACGCAATCATCCTCTAACTGTTCTAATGACATTGTTGGAGTGGAGCTGTAACCTCTAAGACCACTCATTATGTCATTATATATGGCTGACGATAATTTCTCGTAATATCCCATATGATTATAATAAATAAAGGCGAAGGCGTATGACGCCCCCGCCTTCAATTACTGTTTTAAGTTGTTACGCTTTTGGCTCAAATTTAGCATCTGCTTCTGTTTTAGTATAAACATCAGCAGCGTTAGCCTTGCCAGTCTTCAATTTAGCAATTTCAGCTGCATTAGCACTACTAGCTTCTAGAGCTTGTTGTGCAGTTTCACCTGGAGTAACTTCTTGACCGATAGTACCTATCTTAGCAAGAGCTGCTTCAAAATCAGCTGCCAAATCTTGTTTAACATAGAATACATGAGTCGTAAGTGACCTTGTAACTTCTCCTACAGCATCTCCGCCCATAATGCCTCTATTAACGCAATAGTTAATAATATACTCATTATACTTAGCTCCTGGAACAGGAAGCTCTTCTTCGTTAATACCAGCAAAGCGTCTAGCTTCCATAGTCGGAAGTCTTAGGTCTTTAAGAATCATCCAGTAAGTACCGAATCCTTCTTTAGATTTCACAATAGTGTTTTGTCCATCGTAGTCTGGGTCGTCAGCCGGAAGTGCTGTTGCAATCGTTTCAAACTCTCCACCAACTAAAGCAGTGTTCAAGTCTGGATTGAATTTCTGAATTTCAGCTTTAGTAAATAGTTGATATTCATCCATTCCTTCAATAACAAGGTTGTTACCATTTGCACTAGCTTTAATCCAGTGGTCTCCATAGATAGTCTGAATCTTCTCAATTACTCTAGCTGCTTCTTTAGCAACATCTGCTGCTGTAGCACTTGCATTCTTAATTGCAAATTCATACATCAAAGGTTTACCTTTGAATACAAAGTCATTTGAGTAATAAGAGTTCTGGCTTCCAGATAGTCTGATGTAAAGAGCAACTCTATAATTACCTACACCTTGATTGCTCATAGTGAAAGTAACTTTACCAAGTACTGGGTCTGATGCTTCTTTCTTATAGATTGCTACTACGTTTGGTTTGAGGAATTTGTTAACTCTTTTAAATTCGAAGCTACCTACAACTCCACTACCAGTGTCTTCAGCCTGTGCTGACCATTTTGGTTTGCCACTAGAATCTAAATTAGAATTTACGATTAATGTGTTTGTCCACTTAAACATAATTTAAATAATTATTTGGTTTGTGTCTGTTGCTGAGCTGGATTTGCAACTGACGTTGATATCGGAATATGTGTTTGTAATCTAGGATTACCTTCGTTCTCCAAGATTATATGTACCAGCTCATTAATAATCTCGTGACACACGTAATCAGGAAATTCCATAATTTGGGATGTGTCTTCTGTCATATCCATCTGTTCTTGTGTCAATCGTATAGTTTGTGGAGCTTTCAGGTAGTCCACATATACTTTTTTTAACTCAAATAGAGTATGGTCCTTCCCGTACCGTATCTCCATTCTAACAGTAGAAGGATTACCGAAACGAATCTGTCCTTCTCTTTCTACTGTGGTAACAGCATTACCACCAATAGAAATTGTTCTTGGCAATCCACCAGTTACTTCTGTAGCATTAGTATCAGCATCAGTCTTAGCAGAACTAATATCAGTACCATGTGGATTATTAACAGCATCATACGGGTTAGTAGGATTGCTAGTATTTATGTCAACATTGTGTATGTAAAAATAAGGACGTTTATAGCTAGGTCTCATATAGATATTCTGAATGATTTGAGACCATGCGTCAGATGTTAAACGGCTAGCTCCGACTTGAACTCTGGAGCCAGCGTTATAACATTTGAAAGTCTTCTTTAGTTCAAAATCACATACACAATTAAGTAAATGTAAGTAATCACTAGGTAATTCCACTTCATACGTCGCGCCATATAGTGAATCAAGACCTTCTGTGTCTCCGTAAGCGGACGTAGCAAGTGTTACAGGAAGGGCTATTGTAGCTTTTAGAACCCTAATGTCGTCAGTAGTCTGTTGGTTAATATCATATATATTATATCTCTTATTAATATACTGATATATAGCCTTATTAAAGAAGTAGTTAAAATCCTCTAATAATAGAGTCATAGACTGTACTTTATTTACTTCAGTAGCGGTTCCTTCATAAACCTGTCTAGCAGTCATTATTTAATATAGTTACCAGTTGAAGATGACTTCTTGGTCTCTTCATCTTTTATTTTGTTAGTAAAATCAGGCTCTGGTTGTTCATACAGTTCCGGATATGTGTCCCTCTTAATTAGTTCAAGAGTTCTTCTATTCTGTGGACTCTTCATCCAAGTAATAACTGCATCATCACTTGCGCCCAATGGTATTTGATTCTCGCTATATAGATATACTTTATTCTTAACGTATATTACACGTTTGTCTTTAGCATCAATAAACAGAAGTCTAAGCGCAATGTCATCACCAGTGTATAGATTAATAATCTTCTCTGGGTCCTTAGACGCAATGTTCATCAAGAAGTCTTCTACGTCGGCATCAGGAGCATTACGCATGTTACGTCCAAGCAATTTAGCCATTTTAAGTCTACCAGCAGCACCTTGTGGGTCTTTAATGATATACTCTTCAGCATCATGGATAAGACGTCTCTTATTAACACGCTTATTAGTTTCATAACCAGGTCTTTCAACGTAAAGTTCAGCTCCTCCGTATCTTTTAGAGTCACCGTCAATCACTAAATTGCCATTCTTGTCACGTTGGTCACGAGACATAGCAATCATAGGACAGTGTTGAATAGAATACCATTCAGCTGCTTGCCAAGGGTCATTAAGGTCAAATGTTTTACCGTCTTCAATAATAAATACACGGTTCTCTGCAATCAAGCATTTACCTTTATCTTCTTCTCCTCTTAATAGCATATCACCTTTACTATCTACTGGTCTTACACAGTCAGGGTATCTGCCTGTCTGTGGGTCTCTAACTGGATTAAGGAAGTACTTTTGTCCTACTTTACCGAATACACTTCTTAAGACAATTATGTTGTCTGTTTCATTAGCCATATTATTTCAATCATTTATTTAATATAAATTACTATCTTGTAAAATAATGTGAGGAAGGTCTATGCCTTCCCCACAATATCTACTTATTTAATTACACTTCTTTCATAATAAAGCTTCTGTATGGTGAGAATACACCAACACCAGAATAACCCCAGTTGATTAGTTTAGAAGCTGCTACAGGGCTAGAAACTACACCTGAGCTTAGACCATCAAGTCCACCAACACCTGGATATTTATTAGAGATGAAGTCACCACCTTTAAGAGTGAACATTTGAATAGCTGGTTCTCCACTTACTTTGTCAGCAGTCAAGTCTAACATTAGCATGAAGCCCTTGTCGCTACCCCATTCACGAGAGAATGTACGGTCAACCTTGAATGAAATTGTGTTACCACCGATTTCATAAGATTGGAATGTAGCACCAACGTCAACATAGCCGTTAGCTTTCTTAGACCACAGATAAGTTCCGCAAGTTTTGAATCTTGCAAGCCATTCTGATAGACAAGTTTGTACGTCTTGCCAAGCTTTCTCATTGCAAATAAGTACATATTTGTTACCAGTTGGATTCTCACTCTTTTCATTCATCATAGCGATAGCAGTAGTGAATGCTTCCACAGTAAGCTTATTATATGCATATTTAGATGCAAATCTTTCTACTTGTGGGATGATACCATCACCAATGTAGATAGGACGACCAGTGTCAGGGTCGAACAGTGTCGGTTTACCATTCTTGTCAACGTTAGTTTTGTTGAACAGCAAACCGTTGTTTCTTACATATAGGAAGTTCTTCAGCAAGTTAGATTGAGTCTTATCCATGCGGTACATAGTTTCAGACATCTGACCATTACCTTTACCTTCACCTATTTTAATAAGAACGTCTTCTTGTGCAGCATACAGAGCTGTATAACTGTCATCACATCTGTGAGTAGTAATATAACCTCTGTGTCTTTCAATGTTAGATTGATATTTAACATATCCCTCTTCGTGTGCTTCTGGCATAGCGTTAGATTGGAAACGAGTAGTGTCACCAATTTGGCATCCGCTAAGGTCAAGAACACTAGAGTAGTCGTTGTCAATAATTCTAACAGTTACTTCCCAGTAATTATCAGCTTTACGAACTGGTCTCTGGGTTACATAGCATTGCTGCATTGTTTTGTCAATCTTGAAGATGTCGTACTTCTGGTAATAGTTCTCTTTGAAAGCCATTACGATTTCAGTTCCGTTCTCTCCAGTTTCAGTTGGTACATCTGCAAACTCAACTCTCTTAATGTAGTTGGTTTCAACTTCCCATTCAAAGTACATTGAGTCAATGCTTCTGTACTTGTTATTTGATTTAGAATCCATGTAGAAGATGTTTCTCAAAGATTCTGTTAGGTAAGAAGCAGTCAATTCTGGGTAGAGTCTTGATACTACACCAAGTCTAGTTGGTTTAGTTCCTAGAAACTTATAGAAGTCTTCATAAGTTCTAGTGTCGCCCATAGTGGCGCGATTAGTTACGAAATTTGCTACTATCATAATAATTTATTTGGATTTAATCTAAATCGTAAATAGATGTTGTTTTAGGTTTACGACCAGTTTGCTGCTCTGGTCTTTTAACTACAGTCTTAGCAGGATTAGAGGCTCTGCCAGCCTTAGCATCCTCATAACCTTTCTTATAATTGGCTTTGGATTGCTCTGTAATCTGATGTTTATAATATTCGGAGATTTGACGTATAGCTTCTTGTCCTTTAAGAGCAAACCACGACATCTGCACTAGCATTTGTGGGTCATTAATGGCTTTGGCTAAGTATCTTACTCCAGCAGCATCTGAATCTAAGATAAAGGAAGCAATTTCATTCATATCGTCCTCTGATAGCGTTAATGATGACTCTCCCAAATCTATAGTTTCGTTATCTTGAATAGCTTGTAAAATTTCGTCTTCGTAAGCTTCATACATTTCTTTCTGTTGAGCTTCTGCTTCTGCTTGAGCTTGCTGTATAGCTGCTTCTTCGCGTTGCTGATAGCTAGCTCTCATTCCGCTCATCTTCTTATTAAAGAGAGCTTCGTTTTGCTTCTCAAGATTTAACTGTTCTAAAGCTTCATCATCAGTAAGTTCTGGGACATTTGCCTTTAAATCTGCAATAAATAGTTCATCATCTGTCATGCCATCTACTTGATATTCTGGTTCATCTTCTAGGTGGTCTAGGTAATCCTGAATAGCTTGACGTCTATGAGATTCCAAATAGTCATCTACACTTAAATTATTTCTTCTAAGCTCGTTAATAAGGTCAATCTCTTCTGGCTCTAAACCATAATTATAATCTGTATCATCATAGTTTAAAAGCTCTAATTGCTCTTCCCTAGATAGTTCAGAGAATGGAATTTCTTCTACTTCTCCGTTATCATTTTGGAACTTAATAGCCTCTGGATTGATTCCTTTAGCTTTGAGCATAGTTGTGATTAAATCATCCTCTGTAGGTTCTGTATCTCCGTCACCTTCTTTAGGTGGTTCTTGATTGTCCAATGGTTCATCCAAATCTACTGGAGTATCATTGTCAATCCAACGTTTAATGTCATCATCAGGGTCTCCTGTTTGCACTACACCGTCTTCACCTAGCAGGTCTTCATCGTCAAAACCTAATTCTTCTAATTTCATGTCCATATTATTCCCTTTTAAAGTTATTTGCAAATTTAGTGATAAATTTCCATACCTTAAAATTAAAGACTAATTATTCTTAATTTAACGTAAATTAGTAATCTATCACTAAATATTGCTATCTCCATTAAGCCAATTTCATAATAAACACTAATGAGTAATATGTAATAGGAGTTTCAGTTGAACTACCGGAGCTTGCAGGTATAAATTCCCCTGTTTCACCAGCAGTTTCACTGGCTTTAATGAAGTTGCCAGTCAAGTTAGGAGTACCTTCAGTACCATCGCATATAGCCCAGCCCGCAGGTATTCCAGATGTTCCGTTATACATTACTATTGTGCCCGCAGGTATTCCAGATGTTGCAGTTGACATATCAGGAATACAAATAACAGAGACTGTATTATTGTTGTAATATACATCTTTTACCTTTTCATTATCATAAAGTAGAGCGTATACAGTAGTATCAAAGTCAACATCGTTTATATCTGAATGGAATGTAGTCCTTGAGAACGATTCATTAAATGTTACGTTAGTAAGACTTCTAATAGCTACCTCATCTATAGTAGAATCTTCTTTAAATGTTACATTCTCTAATGTTCTGGACACATTCAATTTATTAGCAGTCCCGGAAAAGTTAAAGTTACTATTAATAGTTCCAAAGTTGTTATCAGAAAGAGTTCCTTGTAATGTAACAATATTACCATTATCACGTACAGTTACAGTTTCAGATTTAATCTCGTAATTATTAACAGTTAATACATTATTCCTACATGTATCAGTTAAACTTAAATCCTCTTCTCCGTTTCTAAATGTATAAATCCACTTATCTACACCGTCTTCGGTGATTTTAAATTTTAGATGTTTAAAGTCATAGTTACAGGAATTGCCCTTCTCATCTGTTAATTTAGTAATTCTCCCCTTAGCCGTTACATCTTCCATTACAGATGCTCCATCCTCATCAATTCCAGGAAGTTGAAACACTTCTTGGTAATTCACATCATATTCAATTTCCCAACTGGGAAAGTCTTTATAATATGCTATCGGATTTAAAGTAGAAGTAGTGGTTGCTGTAACTACTAGAGGTCGTGTGTTAACAGGAGGGTCTGGAGTACTTTCACTCTCATCAGTTAATTCTTCATCATCTTTTGTGTCATCCTCATTGGAAGGCTCCTGTGTATCATCTTCAGTAGTTAGTTCCCACTCATTCTGAAAGTCTTTTATTACATACTTAGCCCCTACTATCAAGTCTTCATTATTGATGAGTTCCAACAGCTCCGAAAAGGTTACTTCTACAGAATTGTCAGAAGGGCTACGTTCTATAACGCTGTCAACTACTAATTTAGATTTACCGTTCTCTATATACAATTTAAATCCGTAATTATCTGAAAACGAATTTGAAGAGATAGAGTCAGATATGACAGAGCCGCTAGTTGTAATATCAGTAGAGAAGATAGTTTCAGACGTTCCTGCAACTACCACGTTTGAATTACCTATTCTTAGTATTATGTTGCCTGCACTGTTTTTCACATATGTAGCACCGTTCTCTCTATATAAAGAAGCTCCATTAGAAGTGGTACCTAATACAAGAGCATTGCCAATTCCCTCTCCATTTATGATTATAGCCCCTACAGAACTATCAGACTTCTGGATAACAAATTGGCCTGTATAAGGCATACTTATTTCAGACGGATACTTAGTAAATATTCCATCATTGACAATAAAGAAACGTTCAGTTTCATCAATAAAAACCACCCCATTCCTTACTCCAGCTAAAGTAGCAGCCTCCTCAGTTTCATATCTGAATCCTATATTAGAACAGGCTACTGCCTTCTGCTCTTCTGTAGTGTCTTGCTTAGATAAAAACGATACAAATGTTCCTGACCCATCATCAGATAAATTGATAACAGTATTTCCTATTTTGAGCATTACTTCATTAGTGCTCTCCACATAATAAATACCATCAGAACTTATTCTGTCAGGAGAAGATACTTTCTTAATGACCTCTGCATCAACATTAAGTTTACCGTCCTTTATAATGTCAATGAACTTCTTGCCCCATTGTACCTTAACCTGTCCTCTAGTTTTAATAATAAAGTCAGAATCAGAGTTACCTACTGTACTATAAGTTCTTCCAAATAATTTATCAAAGTTGCTCATTACTCAATAGTTATTTCTATATTCTTGTCCTTATTAAGTTCAGTCATAAGTCTATTAAATGCAGCAGTACTATTAATAACTTGCCCTTTAACCTTATTCTCTCCAACTAAAAGACATCCCAATGTATCTTCTGGTTTATTACCAACGTGAATAAGAACTCCACTGTAACCTTTAACATCTAATAATCTAGGTAATTTACCACTATATGGCTTAGCCCAAGTCCTATCCTTAAACTTAGGACTGACTGTATTCATATCAACCTTATATGTGCCGGTAGGTATAGCGGTTTTACCATACACCTTAATCTTCTCAATTTCCTCTGTAGGCATAGTATCTTTCAGCCCTCTGTCTGTATCCTCAAGAGTGTCACAGAAATACTTACCGTTTAGGTATAGCTTCCCTATAGTATAAGACACACCTTTATAAATTCTCTCTAATCGTAAATTAATCATGGCTCGAATTTGGATTAATTGTTCTGTTTAAATGTCTTAAATATTTCTACTAATTGATTAACGTCGTCCTCTCCAAACCTTACTGGCTTGTTAAGAATGTTAACTACAAACCCATCAGCAGACTTCTCTTTCATCTCTGCTTTAACTGCATTGGCAAGCAACTCTAGATTAATATTGCCGTGCACGTCTGTGAATATGTCTAAATACTTACCATATTTATCTTCCATATTCTTAACTACGTATGTGATAACAGCTTGACTTGCCACGCTATTAAAATGAAATAGGTTACTCGCCAAGTCTTTAGCATACTTATTAATAGCTTGAAATACAATTTCTTTATCGCTCATTACTTACTTTTACTTAACATAACTTCGTCTAATCTCTTCTTAATCTCTGGGTCCTGTTCCACAAGTTCTAATAATGTGTTAACCTTATCTTCTTTAGCTTTTAATTGAGCATGAATGTGCTCTTTACTCTTTCTAATAGTAGCTAATAGATTATCAGCTGCTACTTTACCATCTGCTGATGACACGAACTCTTGACTAAACTTAGTGCCTAAGAATGACATAAAGCCAGCTTCATAGGTTTGCTTAGCCATTTGATATTCTGGCATCTGTGCTAGAACCTTCTGCTCATCTAAAGACAGAGACCCAACCTCTCTGTTTATTTCATCTAGAATAGGTTGGGTCTTCTGCTGTGCTTGTTGAGCTTGTTGCATCGCTTGTAATTGTTGCATGTAATGGTTCTGTAAATCCGTGTAGTTGCTACCGAATGGTTGTCCAAACATGTTATTTAGATTTAGCTACTGACGCAATTGCGGCTGTTGGTGCAGGAGCAGGTGTTACTCTAACATCAAATACTGAATATGCACAATGTCCCTTAACAGGAAGAGAAGTAGGCAATTCATCAAGTACTTGTTGACTAACAATACTAACTCCGTTAGGTATAATCACATCTATAACTTTAGTTACTGTTGGTGTCAAAGTGGTAATAGTTTCACTAGTTGCAGCAGTCTCCATAATCGTAGATGTAGACTCTGTAGACACTCTTACATTTCCTTTACAATCAGTGTATTGGATATTGTGAATAACATCAAATTTAGTAACTTGTACGTACTCCGTTCCTGTAGTTGAAACGTTAACGACTTTTGCCCATCTCTGTGTAACTGTTAATGTAGACACAGGAGCAATTGATGCATTTGCCCCACACGGTAACGATACATTAAACTCCATTACTTGAGCACTTTCTCCAGTTGGTGTAATTTTAACTTTCATACGATAATTAAATTTGAATTAAATAATAAAAGGGAGACCACTTAGATTGTAGCCTCCCTTTTATGGGTTATCTTAAGTTATTGGGCTGTACAAGAAGGACATCCGCCTGTAACTGTGTTAATAGCTGTATTTACAGCGTTGAAGTTACTAGCAGCAGTTCCAGCATACATGCCAGTTCCGTAACTTGTGAATGGGCTACAGTATAGTGGAGCTATACTTGGAACAGGTGCACACAGGTCACTGTAAGCATATTTCAACTGTCCATCAATCTTGTGGTCAAGTTGACGCTGTAATCCATTAGCAGTCATTAACAGATTAGTTTCAGACTTGCAGCAGCAAGCATCAGTGTATCTTTCAGCATTAACTTTGTTAAGCTCGAACATTAGAGGTAGAGCAGCAGCTGTAGCAGCTTCTTTCTTCTCTAAATCAGAGATTCTAGTACTTAGTCTAGCGAACAAATCAGCTTTCTCCTGAACATCTTGTTCTCTCCTCTTGTAAAGCTCATCACATAATCTTAAATTCTGTGCATTATCACGAGATACGATATCTACGTACATTGCACTCTTCTCTTGAAGGTCTTCTACTCTACCTTTCCAGATTTGGTTAGTTAAAACTTGAGACTCGTTACCGATTCTCTCGTTAGTAGCCAAAGCACGGCTGTTAACGTAAGTGTACAGGTCAATGTCGTCTTGCATTGATTGTACTCTGTTCGCCCATGATAGGTTATCAGCTTGCTGTCCTTGAGCCATAGCTAAGGTTTTAGCATTTTCAGCTGCCTGCATAGCGCAACAGTTGTTGTTACCTCCAAAGAGGTTTCCAAGGATTCCGCCACCGTTACCACAACCACATCCTCCGTTGTTTCCAGCGAAAGCTGCTAATGCAGTACCGATAATACCAAGTGTAAGTCCAGCGTTTGTTCTTCCTTTAGTACCGAACTTTGACTTAGCTTCGTCCATTGTTAGAAATTCTGCCATAATTAAATAAATTTACGATAAATAATACAATATCTGTTGAGGGCATAATATATAAATATACTATACTTCCAAATTCGATGTTGCAAAGTTACGTTAAATTCTGGACATTACCAAATTATTTAACACTCGTTAACAATTAATTTATTGCATAGGTGGTTTTAGTAATCAGGTACAAACAAAGAAAGGCCGTCTATTGACGACCTTCTTAATGAAAACGTTATGAGATTATAATAATTACTCTGCAAGTAATCTTCCAACTAGAGCTTCAAGTCTTGCAACTTTATCCTCTAGATATTTAATTTTAACCATAGCAAGTTCGTTATAGTTAACTGATTTAAATCCTTCACTATCAGTGTTCACCATTTCTGGATACACTTTCTCAAGTTCTTGAGCAATTACTCCATAGCCATGATGTTTTTTGTCTGTTCTATCAAACTCTACTAGTCTAACAGCATCAGCTTTACTTGCATCAATTTCTACTACGTTAGTTTTTACTCTAGCATCAGATGTATCAAAGAATCCATTAGCTGCATAGATAGCTGCTGTTGATGTAATTGCACCACCTTCAAATCCTTGCAAAGACATAAGAATTCCATCATCTTCTATGTAAACACCATTCTTACTGTAAGTTTGTGGATTAGCTCCTTGTGATGTAGCTCCAATTAGGTATAGTCTATCAGAAGAATTTGTTGCACCTGCTGTGTTCTTTGTATCTGTAAAGTCATCAAGTTTCTTCTTATCAACACCAGTTATTAAACCTGCACGACCTTGACTATTACCGCTTGCTGGAGAAGCCATAGGTAAAGAAATGATTTTATGAGAAATAGACGTATCACTGTATGTAACATCTAATGGAACATACGCTGATTGCCAATCCGTACTGGGAGTTCCAGGTTCTACTTGTTTAACTAAGGTAGGCTTGCTTGTGATTTCTGGCCAGCTATAAGAAGGTTTAGAAGAACCAATCCATGATGGTTTACCTGTCACATTGCCCCATGCAACTGAGTCGGCTTCTCCACCACCTGTAGCAGATAGAACACCATTACTAATTGCCAAACCACTTCCTACTTTTACACCACCAAGTGTAGTAGCTGAAGCAGTAGGAAGAGTATATTTAGTATCAGTCCAAGGAACATTTACTACTGCTTGTTCATTACTATTAACCTGAACAGCATATGTTCTGCCTGAAGTTGTAGTAATTCCGTTAGGAGTTCCTCCCTGTGTGCTACTTGATAACTTGATACCTCCACGAGTACTGTTTGACGCTAATGGTAGTGTATATGAGGAACCAGAAGGTATATTTACTATTTTAGCAGCACTACCGTCCCATGTACCTGTTACTGCACCAGTAAAGGTTAATACGTTTGGAGTAGGTAACTTAGTAGGAATTGTAGGCTTGTTACTCAAGTCATTATAATTACCTGAAGTAGCTACAGTAGCAAAGCTAGGTTTGCCTGTAATGGTACTCCATGTTACAGCGGTAGCATAGAACTGTCCGTGTGTCCAAATTTCTTTAGAATCTTTAATATAAACTATAGATTGATAGTTAATGTCAGGAGCTCCAGTCTGAACAGTTCCAGTACCTCCTACCTGATATTGAGTATTAGAAGCATTGGCTGATAACTTCTGTGAGTTAAAAGTAGTTTTCTTATTAAAGTGAATTAATTTCTTATTAATTGCCATATCACTTAAATTTTAATCATTATAAAATAAAGGAGGGATGCTACTCCCTCCTTCTTGTACATATATTATAGTTCAACCCAATCCCATGCAGCTTCTAGTTTACCAATAGCGGCATTAAGTGAATCACCAGCAGCAATTGCACCTGTATCTGACGGTTTGGTATAACCAGTCATTGCAGTTACCTTATTAGAAGCCAGATTGGCTAGAGTAGTAGCTAGTGTAACGTTAGCAGAACCATCTAAAGAAACACTTCCAGTTACACCACCACTAACTGTGATAGTACGAGCAGTAGCCCATTTAGCAGCAGTATCAGCCGCGCCAGCAGTAGCAGGTTTACCAATACTAATTGTTTGTTTAGAACCTCCAGAAGGAGTTACGTTGAATGAGCCGTTTCCTCCAACGAACGTATAAGTAGTATTAGTATCAGCTCCTGGAATACCCAAAGCTGTAATATCAGCCTTAGTAACAGCGGTTACTGAAGCAACGTGGCTAGTAGAATCTGTGCTGAATTTATAGAATCCAGAAGTCTTACTAGGAGCACCTCCAGCAGGGTGAGTATAAACTGTGTCCTTCTCTGCTTGCCATGCAGGACCACTAGCAGTAGCTTTCAGTACATATCCAGTAGTACCGTTAGCTAGAGCTTTAACAGTAGACCCACCGTTACCTAAAATTACTGCGTTAGCAGTTAGGGATTTGCCAGTAACAGCACCGTCTAAGTTTCTCTGAATAACTGACCAGTCACCATTTGCAGCAGTCGTTCCAGATTTAACACAGATAATCATGTCACCTGCTTCACAACCTTCGCCCGCAAAGTTACCAGCAGCCTTAACTACGTAAGTATCTCCAACTGTGTGATTAGCTGGAAGTTCAGTTACATCACCGTCTGTACCAATAGTTCCTTTGAATCTAAGTGCTTGAGCAGCAGAAATCTTACTTCCAATCTCGTTAATTACAAATGCAGTAGTTGCAATTTGAGTAGTATTAGTTCCACCAGCAGCAGTAGGAGCTGTAGGAGTTCCAGTAAACGCTGGGCTTGTAAACATTGTAGCCTTAGATTCATTTGTTACGTTACCTAAGCCTACATCAGCTTTAGTAACAGTAACATTAGCACTAAGTGCATGTCCGTTTACAGTTCTAGTATTTGGAACAGCATTATCAGCCTTAGTACCTTGAGCAGCAGTTGCATATGCAGACGATGCTGTATATGCAGCAGAACCTAATCCTTTAACAGCAACATCAGTTCCGTCAATTGCAATAGTACCATTAGCAGAACCAGAAGCAGCCGTGGTTGCAGCACCATTAATTGTTACTTTACCAGTAGCATCAGCTGTAACTGTTACTTTACCAGTACCAGTAATTTGATGTGAGCTTCTTACTGCACCATTCTCAATTAAGTTCAAGAATGTAGTAGCATTAGTAGTTGCTGCATTAGCTGTAGCTGTAGCAGAAGCGCCAACAACATTCTTAGCTTGCCAGTTAGTAAATGAAGGAGCAGCTGGCATAGTCATTGTAGTAGTTCCTTTAGCTGTAACGTGTCCTTGTGCATCATAAGTAATGCTAGGAATAGTAAACGTTCCACCAAATGCTAATGTCTTACTATTATCACCTTTAGCTGTGCCAGCAGTTACTGAATTAGAGTGATTAATTGTAGTACCTTCAATAGAGATACCAGAACCTTGTGTGTATTTAGTATCTGTAGCGCTAATTGTTACTCCATCTGTTCCGACAGTGATATTTACATTAGAGCCTTTGTTGAATTTAAGAGTTCCGTCATGAGAAGGAGACTCTGCAACATTAGTACCGTCAGAAACTTTAGAGAAGGCCTTGGCAGCCTGTAAAGCTGCCACAGCACTCTCCAATGAAGTAATTTTGCCTTTGTAAGAATCGGGAATAGCGTAGAACGTTCCATGAGTATAAATCTCCTGTGAATCTTTAATGAAAACAATACTATTGGTGTATTGTTCTTGTAGTTCACTGGTAAATGTGGACTTCTTCGCTACGTGTACAAACATTTTCTCCATTTTAATATATTATGTGTTTTATTCAGTTACTTCGTGCCAAGCCATAGCTGCGTCGATAGCTGTATTAATTGTCGAAACTACAGTAGTGGTGATTCCAACAAGTTTAGCCTCGTTAGCAGCAACTCTAACTTCTAGAGCATCAATATCTGAAGCGTTAGTGTCAATAAGTGCAAGTTTAGTTTCTGGAATCAGAGTACTACCTTCTACCTTATCAACTTTATTAGCTACTAAATTACTAACATCACTAACTTTAGTATCTGCATAATCTTTAGCCTGTTTCAGAGTATTAGCTAGAGAACCTTCAGCATCAGCACTACCATTAATCTTAGCAATAGCTTGAGTATTAGTAGTAATTTTACCGTCTAATGCAGTATCAGCTGCTTCTCTTAAAGTCTTCTCTGCATCAACAGCAGCTGCAATTGCAGCATCTGCTTGAGTCTTATTGTAGTATGCAGACAGGTCAATAGCTCCACCCAGAGCATCCCATGCTGTACCAGTCCATGCCCAGTTAGTACCAGCTGGATGATTGTCATGAGCTTCCTCTACATTCCATACATCACCTGCTGCTGCATCACTAGGAAGTTCTGCATAAGTAGCTTTGGAGCCTTTGTATGAATATACAGAAGAAATTTTGCCCTCAAGGGTAGTAACTCTCTGTCCTAATACTCTACCTTGATTAGCTGACAATGCAGCAGTGGTAGAAGAAGAATTTAAGTTGTCAATAATCTCTACTGTCTGTGCAGCAGCAACGTCCATTTGTTTCCATCCGGAGTAATCTGCTTCCAGAATTTTATCTTTATCAACTAGCATATAAATTGCCTTATCAGCAGCAACGGCTACTAACAATCCATTATATACGTAGATAGTATCGCCATCATACGGCCAAGTCTCTTTATTAATAAGTTCAGACTTATTATCTACTAAGATTCTTGGGTCTAAAGCACCTTGAAGTTTAACCTCAAAGTTGGCTGCAAATTGGAATGTACCTTTATTTCTTGCCATATGTCAAATTAGAATTTAGCGATTAAAGTTACTGAACCTCTAGTAGAACCATTGTAAGTGTAAACTGAATAAGTTACAGGTGTGGTTCCAATAGTAATCTCTTCTTCTGTCTTAGTCCAGTCACTAAGTCCTATAACTTCCATGTTACCTGATACTGTGTTCAACATTTGAAGTTGAGTGACAGCTCTTGGCAGCTTGAATACCTGTGGAAGAGTACCAGAAGGTTGTAATTCAAATCTAGGAGTAGTCATAGCTCCAGTAGAAGTATTCCAAGCAATAAGAGCTTGTTTAACCACAGGCGCACCAGAAGAAGCTGTACTTGTAGATGCATACCAAGGATATGTACCATTAAGTGTGATAGCTGAAGAGTTAACCGAACCAGCTGCAAGTGGAGTGCTATAATTGTTTCCTTTGTTATCTTTAGGTTGAGGTCCTTGCAAATAAGCTGCCTTATAAGTATAAGTAGTATTACCAAGTGTTACAGTAGTAGGCAGAGTTGTGTTAGACTCTTGTCCATTTACGAAGATAAATGAATTATCTGCATCTAAGTTACCAGACCTGTCTGCTTGTTTTGTTCCATTTAAGGTAATAGCTCCCTTATTAAGACTAGTGTTGAAGTTAGCAGCAGTAGGTGCAGTAGCTCCAACTTCTTGAGGAGTTGAATAACTCTTAAATGAGATGCTTGCAGTAGGAGCAGTAAATGTAGGATTAATAGTAGGGAACAGCAGTTCATCCCACATATAATCATATGTCTGTCCTTCCAGAGCACTTACCTTAGTTCCTTTAGCGATACCACCGACAGCATTAGGCATAGCTAAATCTTTGTCCTCAATAGCTGATGTATACTTACCGCTACCTACTTCAATCTCTGTTGTAGTAGTATCAGAGTAAGTAATGACCAGTTTGCTTTTATCAGAAGACAAGGCTACATTAGTAACGACTTTACCAGCAGCTAGAGCTCCTGTGTAAGCCTTACCATTCATAAGGATTTCATTGGTGTCTGTAGCAAAGTAAATCCCATCCTTGTGAGTAGTTTCAGCTACGTAATTGGCTTTTAACCCTCTGTAAAATTTTAATTGTGCCATAAAATTTAATGATGTTATTTAATAAATATGTTAATGGGGAGCACAGTATTATCACTGAATCTTACCTCCCCGCCAGTTATTTCACCACTGGCATTCTTATACAAATCTACTCCAGTTGGAGTTATAGTTCCATATGTTTCCCAAGTTTCTCCATTCCAAGCATAGTTAGCACCGTCATTAATAACGTTGTAAATATCACCTACTTCTGGAGCAGAAGGTAAATACATACGAGTAGCTACAGACCCCTTATATCTAATAGCTGTAGAATCAGAAGATATAAGTATATCTCCATTACCGAGTACTGACTTACCATTAATCTTCTTAATGTTAACTCCACTAACAAGCTTATCTTGTTTAGTAGATAGTAAGTACTCCATAGTATCTTTCAATGTATTAATTGATTGTTGTATATGTGTTAAGTCAATAGATACATCTTCGGAACCGTCGTAACTAACTTCTCCTTCAGAATGCTTAACTGTTAAAGTTCCTACTGGATAACTCTCTGGTAAATCAGCGAGTCTGGTAGCTTTAGCAGTAGTTACTTCATTCCAAGTATAAGAAGTCAAGTCTGACATTAATGCAAGTGAATCAGTGTCTTCCCCTACTACAACGGCTGGTCTTGTATTAGTGTATATCTCCAGATAAGAATTAACATTACCAAGTTTAAACCCTCCGGAATTGTCAGATGATATTAAATTCTGAACACCGTCTCTACGATTAACCACAATTCCTTGACCTTCCTCTAATACTATATTACCATCAACCAAACTAACTTTATTGTCTAAATCACTTTCGATATTAGATATAAGAGCGTCAGTTTCTGATTTAGTATAATATAAGTCAGGGTCTAAACCTCCACCACCTTCAGAGGCATATTTAACTCCATTAAGGTAAATAGACTTAATGTCCTTTATGAAGTAAATGGTATTAGGTTCCAAAGTCTGTAGTAAATACTCATCGTAAGTATCTACGGCTTTAATTCTTACTGGATATTCTGTACCTTCCCAACTAAATTTACAAACAACTCCTTTATCACCCTTAGTAATAACTATGTTAGAATCAGCATCAGTATCAACTACTAAGTCTGCCCTAACTCCAAAGTTTGAAGTTAATAAATCTACAGACCTATTAGTAATTGGATTATTAATCCTTAACTCTGATGCAATATTACCATTCTTAGTCTGGGTAATAATAGTATTAGTTATTTGTCCTTTAACTACAAAGTCTTCCAGAGACACTTCAAATCTATCTCCATTAGAAGCAGTAAGTATCAGCCATTCCTCATTCAGTGCATTACCGAATCCGTTATCTATATCCTCTTGTGTTATAAGATGTCTTTCAAATGAAACTATCTTAGTATCTTTATCAAGAAGGATTGATGATATTTCCTCACCACTTCCTCCTTTACCTATAACTCTAACCTTATTACCTTCTTCTTGAGTATCGAGTTCTACTATACCAGTTACCTGGGTAGCAATAGCATCTTTGATAGCTTTAGAAGAAGGAATAGAGTCTTCAACGTCTATTGAGTCCGACACCGTATATGGGCCATATGTTGTCCACAAGTAGTCCAACTGGCTCATATTAGCGGGTCTATTAGGATACTGTTTCTTCATCACCTTCTACGTCAATCCAAGTTACTTCACCACCTATATCATCTGGAAGTTGTTCTTTAGGAACCTTTCCACTTACTAAATCTGCTTTAGACTTTAGTAGAATTTCAACTTCGGGCAAAGAAATGGCTCCAATCTGTGCTGGAGTGACTCTATGTGGATTGTTGAAATCTTTAAGGTGGCTATCAATATCACTTTGTAATTCACTAATAACAACATCCAAGGCTTTAGAATCATGTGTAATGTTATCGGAAGTACCTTTAACATACAGAGCATTTCCTTCTTTTACTAAGATGTTATCTTTAGCTGTATACAACCTAACGTCAGCAGAAAGCTTATCAGCGCCAGTTCCTAATGATAACACTTTCTCCAATTCTACTACCTTATCAGGAATAGAGTTATCAACTTCCCATTCTCTAATAAGAGTTCCAACTGGAATCCTAACTACTTGCTTATCACCAGTTAGAAGTTTAAATACTATAACTAGCTCTTCCGTATCTGGGTCGTACTTAGCATCCTCTACGATAGCTGACAAACCAATTTGATGTTGCCCTATAACATTATCGTTAACCTTAATAGTTAAGAGTCCGTCTAAATATTCAGTAGTTAGTTTATAGAATAGACCGTCATTCTTTATGGTAATTCCGTTACCACTATCAGTAGATACCTTAACATTACCAGATATTGTAGTTCCAGTAATCTGTCTATCAATATCTAATTCAATGCTTGGAGTATCCTCTAGTGTGACCCAGTTAAAGTGAATAGCATGATTCACTAATTCGTCTAGCTTGCGCAGAGAATCCATTACAGATGTAGAGTCTTTAAGGTAAGTAGTTTCAGTATCAGGAACATAAGCTCCGTCTTCTCCCAAACCTACTCCTTCTTGTGTCTTATCGAGTTCGGCTTGCACCTTGTCAATATTACTCTGTAATTCCTCATCAGTGCTGTCTAGATTACCTAGATGCTCTCTAATTTTAGTAATTTCCTCTGCAATGTCCTTCAGACTGTTTAAGTCCTCTGGTACACTAGTATGGTCAACACTTCCCCAGATAGCATCGTCTGCTGTCTTTCTATCTTTAATTTCCTGCTCTAATCTAGTTATCAAGTCAGCTATAGTTTCATCACTCTTAGAAGTAATAAGTTTAGTAAACTCTAACTCATCGTTAGTCTCCTTTCTAGTGACCCAATATAGTGCTTGATTACCATCTCCGTCATTTTCAACTACCTTTAACAATCCCTTGTGTAAAATAGCATTCTCTTCAGGAGATGAATAAAATTCTTTCAGTTTCGCTTCAGTTTCGAAGATATAGTCAGCTTCTATAGGGAACGGACCACCTCTTCTAAAACTTGCTATAATTTCACTATATGCTCTCATACTTATTAAATGTTAGCTGGGTCAAACTTAAATGTTACCTCCAAGTTGAGAGTTACTAGAGACTCCTTGAATACATATATCTTATATATTTTACTATTTGACAATCCAGGAATTTCAAATGGGATATCACTAATAATGTCAAATGATTCAAGACCAAACTGTTGAGAAGGCGTTGTCATTTGAACTAAGTCTGGATATTCCTTAGGCATTGCTACAAATATTTGCTTAAGCTCTCTAGGACTTGAGAAATTATATTTGTGTTTGATTTCTGATACTAAATCACCAGAACTGTCAATGCTATTGTTCTCTGGGTCTGATTGAACTAGCTGAAGTAAGTAATCATAATTAACATTAGAGGCTGCATACCATTTAGGTAAGATTCCTACAAATATATCATATGCTACTTTAGTAGTACAACTAGCTTCCAGATATGTACCATTAGGATAGAATACTTTAAACGTAAAAGTAGTTTCTTCGTTAATAGGTAAACTCTTTACAGTCAACTGTCCTAATTCGAAATCGTCCTTAGTATATGTTCCAATAAGCTCATCGTTCTGCCATAATTCAGCATAAGATATCACTCCAGTAGAACCTCTAACGAATAGTTCAACGTCTACTATAGAACCCAGTAAAGCATACGCAGGAGCTTTAACATCTACAGATTTACCGTAGAAGATTGCATCCATAACCTCTTGAAGATTCAATTTCTCTCCTGGGTCAGTTTCATCTTCAACGAAGCCTACTGTAGTCTGAACTGGTCCACTAGTAATCCAAACAGGCTCTTCTACAATAGAAGCATCCAGTTGTCTCTTAGTTACTAATTCGTCATCTTCTACAGCATCTACTCCCTTCTGTGGGGCAGTAAATGGAACTGAACCATCACGAGGTACATAATGCTTACTATAGATTTCTTTAAGAGTTCCATGAGGGTCATATTGATTGATATGTTCCTCAATAGCCCCTCTAGCCGCATCAATTACCAATTGATTAATAATGGCATCAATTTGAGCTCTTGAATAAGTCTCTGCTCTAGAGTAAGTTTCAGTCTTCCTGAAATAGTTGTTTAGTCTCTGATTAAGTAACGTTACAAATCCGTGAGGGTCTGCATCAACTAAATGTTTAAACATTACATCATCTACATATTTCTTAGTAGATAGATGCCCATCAGCTACTGGAGTAACTCCTAACTGTGGTTTTAAAAATGCAGTAGTTCCGTCACGTCTAACGAAATTCTTGATTAAGTCGTCAACTTGTTCTCTAGTATATAACTCTACCTTCCTATAAATCTGGTCAGTAGTTACATATACTTTAAGTATTTCCTCTACAAGAGGAATTATATTATGTGGGTCTGTTTTAGCTAAATGACTGTCCATTAAAGCAGTCACGAATCTCTTGGTTGTTAAATGAAAGTCTGTCAACGGGTCAACACCTGTTTGAGGTGCTAAGAATGGTGTGGTTCCATCCTCTTTAACAAAACCCTCCAGTTTACTTTCTATAGTAGGAATTATATTATGTGGGTCTTCAGTAGCTAGGTGAGTATCCATTGAGGTCTTAACTGCCTCTAATGTCTTTAAATCTGCTGAAGTCTTATCATAGACATCATTAATGCCAGCAGCTCCAAGATTAATTCTAGCAATTTGTTTATCTGACTCACTCTCAAACTCCCCTAAGCGGTAATCTACTTTCAGAAATTGTGAAGTATCAATTTGTTCGTTAACAGGATTGATACATTCATTTCCAGAACCACCTGGTGTTAAAATAGAGTTATCTGCCATTTATTATTAAGATAAAATTGTTCTACAAATTCAGACCTATTAACTTCATTCTCTTCTAGCAATTCGATGAGACTTATCTCTTCGAGAATTAGTTGGTAGTCATATCTATGCCCCCGTTCTAAATACTTAAGCAGTTCTTTGTATTCACAAATCACCTTATCTTTGAGAGCATCCACAGCCTTGCTCTGGCCATTTGCTGTATTCTGATTTACACAAGCCATTACAACCTCCTATTTGTTCTATGATTCGTTCAGCTTCAGCTAACTGATTAGATTGAACCATATATTTGATTACATTAATAGCCATCCAGACTAAATCTCTCTTGTAGGATAATTCGGCCGCTACAGCATTCTTACTCCAACATTTACTGAAACCTCTGCTATTAAATATTTGCTGGCACAAAGATATATAACATTTCTTAAGAAAACAAATAGACACGTAATTATTATATGTCCTAGAAATTGTAGTATCTTCTATGTTCCTCTCTACTATCTCATCTACAGTTACGGTCGTAGATGTGCCATTAAAATACTTATAGATGTAGATGCCGTCCGAATAGTACACAGTGGCATACATAGTTACAGCTGAACCAGCCGTTTTACCCATCTCTCTATCAAACCAATCTTTAGTCGGCAGAACTATATGATATACATTAAACCACCCATCAAACCCTACTGGCATAGTTACTGACTTATTACCGTCATCATGTAAAGTGTAAACAGGAAGTTGTATTTCAGGCCCATCTGCCTTATTATGTTGTAAGACATCAATAGATACAGTGTCAGAGTACTTGAATCTGTTCTTGACGATGACTGAAGAAGATTCAGGCAAATAGCCATTCTCTCCTGTACCAGTATCGTCAAGTATGATTACCTTACAGCTATCGTTAGTGCAAACTTTAATTTTTAATTCCATTATACGTTCTTCACTTCGTTATTCTGCTGATTCCCATCGTACAATTGGGCTATCTCAATATCTGTTCTTTTGGTGTCATTGTCAGAAGTACTCTGCTTATAATCTCTATCAGCGTTAGCCTTAATAAGGCCAATCTCATAGTCATATTCAACCTTCTGCCTATCAATAGCAATCTTAGCTTCATTAAGAGATGCAATCTTATTATTAAGCTGCTCTTTCTCTTGTTCCGCCTTTTGAAGTTGCTTCTGTAGCTCTTCGTTCTGTTGTTGCATCTGTGCAGTGTTCTGAGTTTCTTCTCTTCTCTTTTGAAATGCCTTAGACAATTTAGACTTAAGTTCAGTCATACTTCTGGCAGTCATACACTCCATAGCTATGTCTGGGTCTAATTGACCACTCTTAATGAATTCAATCATTAATTGTTGCATGTTCTGCATTTCCTCCATAATTCTACTACTAGCTATTACATGAATATCATAGTCAGTAAAAGTAAAATGTTCAGGGAGAGCAGTGAACACTTTCTGTAGTTTGTCACCTAGCACTAAAGTTCCAGTAAGTGGTTTATGTTTCCATACCTTCTTAGCACAATTAAGAGAATCAATCAGAATATCCTCTGCCAAAGTATCCATTTGCTGATAGTAAGATTTAGTAATGATATAAGAATTTCTCATACCTGCCTTAACATTACTAACAGCATCCCTGGTTTCTATTCCATTTAATCTCTCTCTAAACACTCCAGTAATAGATGATGTCTGCTCTTCTAACATCTGCAACGCCATATTAAATGCCTGAATAGTATCAGCTTTTAATAAGTCATCGAATCCAGCAAAAGAAGTATTGTTGTTAAATGCCCTACCTTCTTGTGAAGTATCAATAGGAGCCACACCAGTCTTCTTATAGGCAATGAATTTCTGCAATCTTTCAGTCAAATCATCGCCAAGAGCCATAGGTAGCATACTAAAGTCAATCCAGTCTCCACTAGTACCACTATTAGCAATTACATTGTCCCTAAAGAAAGTAATCAAATCATACTTGTCTTGAAGATGTGAACATGCAAGCACAAGTGAATATGGTTCGTTACTTCTGTTTACAAAGAACAAACCATTAACTGACAATCCACAGTGTGTAGGATTATCTTTAGTTCTAACTACATCAGGAGACTTACCAGTAAGAATGTAAATAGATTCTCCGATTTTAACTCCTTCATATCTATTCTCTACATAATCTTCTCCTTCTTTATCAACATCAATCCACTCAACTTCAAACACAGGTATTAACTTATAATTGTAAGTCTCATAGTAGTCGGTAGGGAATCCAGGTATTACTTCTTTACCCGCCTCGAGTCCGTCTGTAATAGGAGCTCCAGTAGCTTGATTGCTCATAGCGCGTACATATATATAACTACTATCGTAATATCCCTCAAACATCTCCTCCAATTCATTGATACTACTTGTATCTAGTTGAGGACCATATTTATTAAGTATTTGTTGCTTAGTTAACCAACGTCTAATAACTACTCTGTAGCTATCTCTAACATATACAGATTCTGGATTTCTATCAACGAATACATTACGTGGGTCTAATACCTCTATTTCTATATTAGTTCTCTTCCTACTAGGATGAACCTGGTAAAAGCTCATGCCAGTTACTAGTAAGTCAAGTAACAGGTTCTTTAACTTAGTAAGTAAGTTAATATCTCTAGATTGGATTATATACTCAACAACATTCTGTGCAGCTATTTCATACTCGCTAACAAAGCTATTATTAATATCTTCTACTAACTTATTAAGTTGAGCCTCTACAGCCTTATCAGTTACTTCTTGTCCTCCTAAGAACGCTAGTATCTGATTGTTAAGATGTTGTTGTAAGTATTGATATACTTCTTTATTAATTTGTAATTCCTTATCTCTAGATATCTTAGATATAGTTTCTTTATCCTTGCATGACACTTTAGGCAGTAATGGAGTACCTAGGTATTCTCCAAGTAAAGCATCAACATGCTTCCTGATAAGAGGAGTAAATTCTATAGAAGTAGGATTACCTATTCCAAAATTCTCTTCTAGATACCTATATTGTTCGGCATCTCTATATCCATTATAATAATTATATGCTTTCTGTAATTTGTACTTAGGAAATACTAATTCTGACACTGCCTTATCAATATGCTCCATTAAGTACTCATCACTCCTGTTCTGTGCACTCATTACAACTCTCTAATCCGTTATATTGTTTATATCCTAGGAAATAATGTGTGTCGCCTAATCTTCTATCTCTTAATTCCTGTCTAAGAAATTTAAGATACGCTACTTCACCACCCTCAAACGATATAATAAGTGGCTTGTCTATATTATTCATGCCAAGTGTTAACTTATAACCCCTATGTGTCCCCTCGGCAGTTTGTAGCTCTTCTAGCTTTAATTTAGCCACATATTCTTTATGATAAATCTGTTTGAATAAATCTCTGATTGCTACTTCTAATTCTTGTAGGGTCATCGTATTGTGTAGGCCATAAATTAAACTTAGGTACTATCTGTTGTTTCTCTGGAATAACTCCTTTATGTCTAATTCCTCTTTCGTCAACCCAATAACCGAAAGGTCTTAGTTTGTTATTAGGACTGTCCATTTCTTTAGGAACTACCCCCATTAATTCCTCGTCTCCTAGTTCGCACATACCCCATGCAGCTATAATATCAAACTTACGTTTATTCTCATAACTGTATTTAATTGCTTCTTCTAGAATTTCTTCAAACCATATATTATGACAATAATCTTCTATATGTTGAGCTATTAAATCTAATTGATGCCTAATTACTACTTCAGTAGCAGGAGCTCCGAATTGTTTACTACGACCTCCTTGTATGTCAGATTGAGTAGCTCTAGGTCTTCTCATCAAATGTCTATTCTCTTTATGTTTCTCTCTAAAGAATTGCAGAGTAGACATTCTAGTAGATTCAAGAACAGCCTGACAATCGTAATACTGCAATATCTTAAGACATGTCATATGTGCTTCACGTAAAGTCTTAGGTCTGTCCCTATAATAGCACACTATTTTAGGTTCATCTAACCCATAAGCTCTCTTTTTAACTACTACACAGAAATCAGAAGGGTCTTGAGTCTTATCAGAAGTGTCTTCACCACCCATATCAATACCGTCAATACCAGCAACATATAAATTTCTAGGTACAGCTCCATGTTCTCCTCTAATCGGATGTTCAAGTATCTTAACCTTACCTTTAGGATTACTAACAAATCTTACACTATCAATTGCTTCCTCTGTGTGCTGGTTGTTAGTAAAATTATACTCTAACTGGCCTACATCAATATGTGGTCCCAGTTTATGTAATTTAATATTAGCAAGTTGCTCACTTAACAATACAGTATTAAACTGGTTATCTCCTTCTAGAGCCAAAGCATCATCAGGAGTAAAACAGAACTCTGCACATGCAATTAAATGCTCCTTCGGGTTAGCTAGTAGAGCTTCTCTTTGGTCTAAATAGAACTTCTTAGCCTTCGCAGTATTAGTAACTCCTCTATCGTCTACATATCCATTTGCTGCTACGAATGTATAGGCAGGTATGAAGAATGAGGTAAAAGCATAAGACCCGTCTTTAGTATGGTTATGTTTATAAGGTAAGAAATTATATCCAGCTGGATTATAAAACATCTTACTAAGTCCGTCAAGTGCAGGTCCCTGGTCTCCACCTGTTCCCCACACAAATCTAGTTCCAAACTTATTACCTAGAATTTCTACAAGAGCTGTACTCTGTAAGTAAGTCTTTACTAGGATTGGGTTAGAACCAGATTCTTCAAAGAACAATCTATCCACACGGTCTCCACGGAGTTTACGAGGAACATCTACTACGAAGCCAATAATGTCTGACATGAATCCAAATTCTTCTCTGTCTTTAGTAAGAAGAGAAGCTCTCTTATGCATATCAGAATTATACTTCTGTCTTAGATGTCTCATGCCGCCTTCTGTATCAGCATTTAAATATTCAAGCTGTTCCCAGCATTTACGAAGCACGTCACTAACGAATTTCTCGGTAAATGCTACATATACTGTATGTGAACCTCTAACAGTTGTATATAACCTAACTCCTAAAGATGCTGCAATTTCAGAGAATCCGACTCCACGAGCTTTAAGGGCGCACACATCCTTCTTCAACTTCTCACACATTTCTATGTAATGGAAGTACTCATACTGCTTACTAAAGAATGAAGGGAATGTAGTTTCACGACCGGTACCAGCTTGAGACACATCGGTGTTCTTTAGTCTATAATAATTAAGGAAGAAGTAATTATCACCTGTGATTCTATACCCATGTGATTCATATCCTTGATTACATCTTCTATGTTCTTCAGTCCAGAAGTCATTATACTTCTTAGTTCCTTTAGGATAGGCACAGTATTTACCGTCTCTTAATTTAATCTGTCTAGCTCCAGTGAACCACTCTGGATTAAAATCTAATCCTCTTTCTTCATCCACTGGTCGATATCCAGTCAGCTCATAAGATAGAGTAGGGTCGAAATGCTTAATCTCAGTATCTAATGTTACATCCCATACAATGTTAGACGTACTAACTGATTTATCTTCTATAATAGGGTCTACGTATGGAATAGCCTCTATCAATTCTGGTTCTACTCTTTGTATTAACTCTTGAACTGTTTCTGGAACTTCGACTTTCTTCTTAGGTCTACCACGTCCAGCCATAATTATCTGTCGTTAAAACCTATTTCACTTTCACCTCTAACTCCAGTCTCTTCCTCTTGCTCTTTCTTGTACATATACTCAAGAGTTTTAAGTTCTTCTATAACCTTAGAAACTGATTGCATTTCTTTCATTACATCAGCCACTTTCCAAACAGGTTTATTATTAACTGGGTCTCTTTCGGATAAATCTATGGTGTCAAAGTAATCAGTAATTCTATCAACTACACTTTGAGCAGACTTAATGAGTTTAAGTGCTCTAGATTCGTTTTGAATATCTCTGTACTTCCTACATGCGGCTCTGAAGATTGGGTCTGCCCATTCCTCTTCACTTAAATTAGCATCCTGAAGACATGCTTGATGCCTTTCCTGTTCTGTATAATCAGAGTATGGAGATGCCCAATCTAACATTAGCCATATGTAAACAAGCTCTCTATAAGCTCTTGATTTGCAAACTCCCGTAGGGTCTTCTTTGGTCTTATTCCTTTCATTAGTCCATAGAGCTGCGAACTCCTTAATAAGAAGAACCTCTGGCTCATTCACAATCACCGAATTAGTACCATTATCAAATAGGAATACTTTCATATTTATTTGTTTTTATAAGGCTTACCAGCTAGTGCTTTCCTCTGAAACCCATTAAATTTCATTTCTCTAGTGCTATCTGCTGAGCCTGGTCCACCTTTAATGTGTTTAATAGCATCACCGCTAGCTTTACTAGGAATACTCCATTTATTGCTAACAGTTCCGCCCATATTCTTCTTAATTCTCTTCTTAGCCATTCCTCCGCACTTGAACGAAGTAATAGTGCCACCGCTTAACTTTTTACCTATATTACTACCTCTAGTTGCACCTGCTCCGCTAGCACCTCTGCCGTTGGCCTGGTCTTTCATATCAACTTTCATTTTGTCTTTTAAAGGTAGTCCTTTGTAATCTGCTTTGGACATCTTCTTATAAGGGAGCTTCTTATTACTAACATTATATATTCCCTTACTGGTGTGTACAGTATCAGTCTTATTAACTGCTATTTTATCACCATTCTCGCTCTTCTTAATGCGTCTCTTGGCTTTACCTCCACATTTATCTTTGAATACGTCCATCGCTTTACTGCCTTCAGCCATTGCTTTCCTTCTACATTTAACACATCCTCCAGCCATGAATCTCTCTACCTCATAACCTTCTGGACACTTACCTTGCAATCTGCTAATGTAGTTAATTTTGGCTCCCATCTTAGCCATGATAGTTTGATTATTCTCCATACTCTTGTATTGTTTATAGATTTCATTAATTTCCCTCTCTGAGAGTTTGGATATAGTATCCTCAAACTCCTGCTGAGACTTAGGCTTAAATAACTTAATAAGGTAGGCAGAGAACAACTCTTGGTCGTCCTGCCCACCTTGTTGAAACTTAGTTGCCATTATAGTTTAATTAAGTCTTTAGTATTAAAGATAGCTTCTTGTAGCTCTCCTCTTGTAGAGAACCATCTACATCTAATACCCTTGAAATATTCATCTTTCTTCTCATCCTTAGATGGTCTAAACGTCATCGTCTCTTTCTTAACTACAATCATCTGAGGTTTATATGGGATGTCTTGTCTTAATGTTACTACATCTCCTGGTTGATAAAACACTTTCTCTTCCATTATTCTATACTTTTAAATCGTTCTTTTAAACCTTCATTAATAACCACCTGCACTTGCTGTTCAGCTACAACTTCAAATCCTTGTCTGAAGAACGGAACAGGTACTCCAGAAGAACGCCTATAATATATATCGTCTCCCGGTTTAATAAACTTACACAAAGGACTTACTTCTATAACATTAGCTACAACTGAAAGTTGATACTCTGTATCTTTCTCTCCGGTGTCTGGATTCTTAAATGCTCCGTCATATTCTGGTATAATAAGTCCGCCTTTAGTCACTTCTATCTTTTGATACGGATTCTTAGCATAAGGTCTAACCAATACGTATGAATTAATAGGCATAATTTCCATACTATTCATCTTCTCTGTTACTTCCTCCGCTTTCTCCAATTCATCTTTAATGTTCTTATTAAGTGCTTTAGTGTAAGTATCTACTGCTTTATTATGTGCTTCCACAGCAGCTTCTTTCTTTAAATCTTTAAATCCATCTGCACCGGCAAAGCTTAATCCTTTACCCCCAAACATTACATCCATTGTTCCGTTATTACTCATAATTTAAATCATTTACCATTTACATGCTGGACATGAAGACTTAATATCTCTAACTTTAGCATTAAGTCTACACCCGCATCCACGTTTATAACCATCTTTACGTTCTGTTGATATATCTCCTGTTTTAGGGTTTAGCCACAGTTTACTGCTACATACATACCCCATAAACGAATCCTTCATAATAGGACATTTCTTACATATTCTAATACGAGCTTTAGCTATTTCTTTGTTATTACCCAGTAACTCGTTCAAGTGCCCATTTACAATATTAGTAATTCCCATAGATTTCTAATGAGCTTTAATTATACTTTACTTTTAATATCTCAAATCCCAGTTTGAAAGATACTCTATGATTATGAACTAGCTCATTAGAACTCTATAGGCTTTCTCTTCTCCTTGATTTCCTCAAGTATACACTGTTTTTTCCAATGCTTACACATACGTTCCACATCATCTTTAAGATAATCTAACTCATGTTCTGTAACGTTACCATTATGGTCATAATGTATAAGCAATAGCTTCTTAATAACAAAATCAGGATTTAATTTCTGAAGCATCCATGCATAGGTAGATAGTTGTAAAGTATAATGTACTTTATTACAGTCCATTAAGTTATTCATAGGATACTTCATCATTTGACTCTTCTTAGTCCTGGTATCAAAGTAAGATTTCTCGTCAATACTTTTATTAGTCTTGTAGTCAACAATGTAAATGTCATTTCCGTCCTTAATAAGTAAGTCAATTTGACCTGCCAACCTAAACTTATTGTCGTCCGACCTTCTGTATATCATATATTCAGGGAAGACTCCTCTTTCTATGCTTAGTAGGTCTAAGTTATTCTTCTCTAAAGATTCATTAGTATTAACTTCAAAAGTTCCGCCTAAACCGTAACTTCTCATTTGGCATGAACTCTTACCTAAGTATTGATGTTCCAAATCACTATGAATCTTTGTACCTCTTTCCTTGGAATCGGCATTAGTTTTAGACCACTCATCCAGTATATCCTGTTGTGCAGAATTAAACTCCGTCTCATTTAAATCATACATGTCTAAGAAGTACTTCTTATCAAAACGTTTAGTTTCTAATAGTCTCTTCTTCTCCATGGCAAACTGTTCAGCACTTAATAGCTTCTGTAATGCTTTGTACTGCGACCAGAAATCACTGTCGAACTTTTGACAGAACTCATGTATCATTGTTGTTACTGAAGTGTATATAGTATTGTCAATTTCACTCCAATACATATGGGAAGAATCGTTGTAACATATTTCCTTGTTCCTCTTGTCTACTTTCATAATCCATTTTAAATTTCTTCCTAATTGAGTTATAATCTAATAAGGTAGATAGAGGTTGGATACACGGAGCAATAACGGAGTTATAGTACCCCAAATAGTACTCTTTAGTAACTGGATAAATAACAACAATCATTCCTATAGGTCCATCAATTCCAGCAATCGGATACATCGCAGCAGACTTTGCTCCAGATTCTTCTAATAAAGCTACTAAATTAGGGAATGTTCTGTAGTAGTTCTCAATAGTGTCCATTCTAATGAATTGGTTGTCATTAATCCTTCCAAGCTCATCACCGTAGTTAATATACTCCAACTCTTTCCATATCTTAATAGTTGCCTTAGTTTCATACCCTCTTCTCTTCTCTGTAAGAGCTGTTAAATAACGATATGATAAACCATGTGTACTTTGTAAGGTATTATGGTAATTCAATAACAAGACATTCGACGCATCCTTATCTTCCATAAGAATATGCTCTATATGCCCGTTAACTTGTGGAGTAATCATCTCTGTATATTTCTCAGCTAATACCTTCTCCGTAACAGCTGCCTGTCTATAATCTTCTAAAATAGCTTTAGTGTGTGAAGAGAAATGAAGCTCTACCATCAAGAATGCAAGCATTATAATGACTATCGTCTTAACACCAGAACTCCAACTGTCAATCCACCTGTACACCTCTTTTAGTTTGCCCAATAACATTAATCTACTGATTTAAAGGTTAGAGATTAATAATAGTTTAGTTTCTTTATTACTTATTTACATTGACACCTTAAATCATTAATTCATCTGATTTGTTTGATAATGTGCAAATTTAGCAATACCTTTGTGAATAAAAAAGTGATTTAACATGTAATTTAATTATGGAATTTAACGCAGAGGAATTATCAAGAATTAATGAGGCTCTGAAAGAGTTACTCGATGATGCGGACCTAGAAGAGGTTCCCATGTTTAGATGTGGTAGTAAGTTAGTAAGGAAAGATAAAAATGGAAGCAAGATTCATATTAAGAAGAAGAATCGCGGCAAATTTACGGCATCAGCTAAGAAAGCTGGACAGAGTGTTCAAGAACATGCTAGGTCTGTACTTAACAATCCTAATGCGACTCCGTTACAGAAGAAGAGAGCTAATTTTGCACGGAATGCGGCGTCTTGGTCTAAGAAGTAAACATGAAGAAAGAAGAAAGATTGCAACAGCAATGTGACGTATGTGGGAGGTTGCTAGACAAGAATATAAGCAACTTCAGAAAGTATTCACGCAAGACAAACGGCTTAAACTTTCACACTACATGTAGGGATTGTGAAGACCGAATCAAATTGAATACCGAATGGAAAGATGGGAAGCTCTTATGCCACATATGTGGAGAATATAAAGAGCCTAGTGAGTTTACTTATGCAGGGGCTAATAAATACACTTTACGTCAGAATAAGGAGTGTAGGTGCAATTCCTGTAAACTAGAACAAAGGAAAGCTGCTATAGCTACTTATGATAACGACGTTAAACTAGAGAAGGTTTTACAAGCACGTTGGCTTGCAGCTAAATCCAGAGCTATAGACAAATCTATACCTTTCACTATTACTAAAGAAGATTTACTAACCGTATGGAAGGCACAAAATGGCAAGTGTGCAATTTCTGGATTAGACATGACTTATGAATTAGGAGAAGGTCGAATCTATACGAATGTTAGCATTGACCAGATAATGCCCTCAAAAGGTTATACTATAGATAATATACAATTAGTATGTATGGCAGTTAATCAACTTAAGTCAGATTTAGATATGGATACTATTTTAATTCTGTGTTCTGCAATAGTTGATAATGCCGCTAAATGGAAGCATTAACTATGAAATTTAAGTACGACAAATCTAAAGGATTGCTATTCTTTATCAATCCGTTACTTCCGGTAAAAGGATATTCATTTATGAATATTTGTGCTATTATGTTTACTAGAAGTGAGGATTATATAAAGAGAATGAGTCAAGCTACAGTTACACATGAGAAGACTCACACGAAACAGATATTAGAAATGGGAATAGTATTCTTCTATTTATGGTATGTAATAGAGTGGTTTATTAAATTACTAGCTAGTGGCAATGCTCACACTGCCTATAGAAACATATCATTTGAAAGAGAAGCTAGATACGCGGCTGAACATCTTGAATACGAGAGGAAGACTTTCAGCTATGGCTGGTTTAAGTGGTTATTATGAGAATCTCAACTAAAACAGATACAAACTAACGTAGAATTATTAAACAATAACAATCATGACTTTAATTCAAAATGAAGACAACAAATGCCCTACCACTAAACAAGTGAATGACGCACTCAAGTCTATGGGGGGGGGTTCAGACCCTAGTTTTAACAACAAAAGATTTGATTCATCCAGGTAGAAGTAGTAATCTAGAGATTAACAGTGCTGATAGTGCTGTAATGGAGATTGTGAAGTCTAATATGACAGACATGGTCCCATTTCAGTTACTGTATTATGGAGTATCTAATGGTACGCCAACATGTATTAGTGTGGCAATAGTCGGAATTCCAATAGCTAATTTGTTCACATTATACGTAAATGTAAATCAAAGTGGTTTACAGCACTTTAGCCTTAACAAAGGCTCCAATCAAAAGTGGATTGCTTCTACACTTAGTAATTCTTAACATTTAAGAATTAAAGTACATTAATCGCAGTATGAGAAATTTTATATTTGACGTCTGGGTTTGGTCTAAAGCCAAACACTCCAGACTACTTAAGCAAATAAGGGTAAAGGCACTATCGTTTCCTTCAGACATGTTCTGTTTGAACGAAGCTGCTAAAGATGCAGATGTATCACCCTACATGAAATCAGATGAATTTGAAGTAACAATTGGTAATTTAAGAGAATATCAAGAATAATGGAAAGCACTAATGAATTAGTAACAGCAGCTGAAGCCAGAGCAGAAGGCTTGAGCTTAGACGGAGTTGCGAACAATAGATGCATTACTAAGCAACAGTTCAATGATAACCTACCGTCGGGGGGGGGTATTGCTGACGCTATAGATTTATTAAACGGTTCACTAGGCGGCAGCACCCTAATATTCTTTAATAACACTACTACAGACACTACAATGGGTATATCAATCATGAATATGTATGGTCAAAGCACATCGGCTACACCAGATATTCCTGCTTCATCTATGGTGGTATACCCTATAGCAGGTGCTATAAGAAATATAGCTTTGTTTGGCAATAGTGTGATTGGAAGTAATACTTACGTAGCATTCCTATTAAATAATGCAAAGAATATGAATTACTATTCTAATTATGAAACAGATAGACTTACTATAGGAACTAATCAGAATATGCCAGTACAGGGTCTACTTGCCGTTATGTGTATAAACAATACATAGCAAGTATTTAAAATGACAAATAAAATTGCAACAGAACAATATTTAATTAATTTAGCTGGTGGAGGTACAAATACTCCAACCAAGTGTGCCACTAGAGATAGAGTAGAGTTCTTCGGACTTGAAACTAACGATAATTACGCTAATAATCAGTTAGTTAAGGAAGAGGATATACAGTTGTCAACATTCCAGTATGACTTCAATATACATGTTTCAATAACTAACTCTGGGCTTACGTCTAAATCCTATGACTTTGTAGCAGATGTTTACATAGATGGAGTTCCAGATGGGTTTATAACAATTCCTAGGTCTGGAACTCTAGACTATCAAGGGGCAACTTTCTTTGACAGAAACTTCCACTTTAATTTACCAACTGATTTAACTAATGTCTCTAAATTATTGTTCACTGGATATTTCAGTACATACAGGGTGACTGTAGATGCAGATAATGTAACAAATAACGCAGTATGCCAATCTGGGGTAACTACTGAAATACCAATAAATCAGGCATATATAGGAGGTGACACAGCTAATATTTCTATAAATGTAATTATATAATGAAGTTTGTAACATTCTTAAAGCAAGTATTCACATCCCACTCTGGCATATCATCTAAGAGACTCTGCGGAGTAGTAGGGTGGTTTGTCTGCTTGGGAGTGTTAATATACTGTGCAATAAACGTAATTCAAGCCCCATTAATGATAGACACAGTCCTGTTGTGTTGTATGGGATTGCTTGGCATAGATTCAGTAACAGGAATATGGAAGAGATTCACCAATAACGATAAATCGAATAAATAATGAAAGTAATACCTAAACTACAACAAGGAAACACCATAGAGTCCGATAATACTAAAGTAGTTAGGCCAGAAATTCATGAACCTATTAAAGCTAAACCTAAACAGTATTCCATTGTAGATTTAGGTGGAGAACCTTCTAATGATACCAGGTCAGCTGCTGAAAGAAATAGAGACTATTGGCATCCTATTAAAGGAGCTAAAGCCAGATTCAGGGCTTCTATGTCCAATGAGACTAATCCTCTAGTTGGAATAGAAAGAACTATACTTCCCTCAGCAGCTGGCGCTGCATTAGTAACAACTCCAGCCGCTGTTGTAGGAGGAGCTTTAGGTAATATGACTGTGGATAAGCTTACCGGGGGCTGGGGTAACTGGTTGGAAGATAAAACTGGCATTCCGTCCGAAATTGGAATTTATACTAATCCAGGAGCTTGGTATGGTGGTGCTAAAGGATATAAGATTGGAAAGGACAAGTTAATAACTAAATCAATTAAAGGTGACGCTGACTTAGCTTGGAATCCTATTAACAAGAATCATTGGATATTTAATAAGGAAGCAAGGACTCCTTCTAATATAGCAATGGCAACAGCTAACAGAATTACTCCATTTCTATCTAAGGTAGAGAAATTACCATTAAAAGTGGCTGCTTATAAAGCTGCCAAGAGAACTAACGGTAATGCATCAGTAAGTTTGCAAGATATAAAAACAATGCCAGCCGACTACACAGGTTCTTCAATACTAGGTGGAGGAAATTTAGAAGGTAGGAATCTATTAGCTAAATATATATTTGATGAGAATCCAGTAGTTAAAAGAATGTTCTTTAATAAAGCTACTAGTAATATCAAACCTATTAGCCGTAATGAAGCAAGGAGAGGATTTAGTCATGGGGATAGATATGAGCAGCTTTATCCTGGAGTTCATAACAGAAGATACGAAATGAGTGCAGTAGTACCCTCTGGTAGACCTCTTAAGTTTGAGAATGTTACAAAGTTTACTGATTATGCTGGAAAGAATCCAATCGGCAAGGTTGTTGGTAAGGAGACTGAACCAGTAATGCGTATGGGAGATAAAGAGTTTATGACCTTTAGGCAGCCAGGAACCGATTATATAGGTCCTATTGATGACGTTACTGGACACTTGGTTAAGTTTCAAATGAATAAGGGTAAGCTTAGACAGACTTCTCAAGATATGTGGAAATTTAATCCTGCTGACTATGCTAAGAGGTGGAATGATTCTCCTAATACTGCTAACCAAGTTAGGCTTACTAAACAAGCTGCATTAATGGATAAAGTAGGTCGTCCGTTTTTTATACTACAGCAATCTAATCCTATATGGATTGAAGGTAAGTCTGTTAGAAATCCAGAATTAGTAACTATGGCACATGGTGGAAGATTTGATTTTAAGAAGTCCCCTCTGTTAAAGAAACAAGAAGAGATTAACGGTAAAAGGGACATGCGCAAGAAGTTCATCAAATCAAGTCGCCCAACCTATAAGAAGCGAATCAAGAAAGCTCAACAAGGAATGAAGTTCGTAAGTTATAATCCAGTAAGTAATCCTACAATAGATTACACTGATATTACTAATCCTATTAATCCATTTAGTGAGTATAATTATAATACAACTTACGATAAACCAGAGGCTTTAGTAGTACCAGTAAGAGATACTAATGAACCTGATGTAGTAGCTAATAATCCTACAGCAGAGCCAGTAATTAATAAGCCAGTAGCTAGTAAAGTTACATATACTCCTAAATCATATAAAGGATTAGCTGCATTTAATAAGGCTTATGATGAAGTAGAAGCTAGTAATCCAGAAGCTAAGAAGTATAGGCAATTCCTTACTAAAATGGCAGAGCAGGAATCTGGATTTAATAGTGCAATTCAGAATAGAGCAGGAGCACCTGCCTATGGCTATTTCCAATTCATGCAGGATGATAAGAAGTATAACAACATTAGACAGTATGCAGGTACGGATATAGAGACATTTAGAAATAATCCTAAGCTACAAATAGAAGCTGCAATTAGACTTGCCAAATCATTCGAGAAGGGATTCAGTAAAGAGGATTTGGAACTTGCTAATAAGAATGGATATTCTACTTGGGGATTATTAGGTGGAGCTTGGTTAGCAGGTAATGGTGGTGTACGTAAGTTCTTAAGAGGACAAGGTAATCCTTCTGATAGACATTGGAGTAAAGAAGGTAAAGGTACTGATGTAGCTACTAGGATTAAGGCATTTAATTTTAAGGAAGGTGGTTAGTTAAATATCAAGAACCTGCACAACCTATTAATAGACGTGATGCAATTAGAGACTATAGACCTAATATTCCGAATAGAATTAGAAGGGCTACCCCTGCTGAACATATTCAGTCCATGATAAACATATATGGGCAATCCGAACAGCCTATAGTAACCTCTGATGCTAAAAGTCCTTGGCAGCATCAACAAGCACATGAAGCAGCTAGTAAAGGATATGATGATTATATGCAAGCAAAGAAGTATGAAGAAGGTTTGCATAATTTAAATGGAATCCTTACCTTTACAGACTATGCTACACTAGCAACAGGATTAGGTAGTTTACTTAGTAAGGGAGTTAGTTATGCTGGTAAGAGATTAATAAAGAAGGAAATTAGAAATGCAATGAGTACGTCCGGTAGTCCAATTAAGGGAAGTATAGCTAAGTTTAATATTAGTAAGGAGTCTCTTCCTGACTATGCTAAACCAAATTGGCAGGGAGATGAATTAGCTCTTACTAAAGAACGTCTTGCTAATGGTGGATTTGATAGACTAGAGAAGTTTAGTAAGTATAGTGGAGAGAAGGCAGAACAGTTTAGAAATGTAACAGGTACAGGTTATAGAGATTTCTATCCATTTGAGAATGACTTCGGTAAGACATATAGGCAGTATTTATTAGATTCCCAACCAGCTAAGGGAACTCGTGCTGATTTCAAAGTTAATAAAGAAGTTGCAGCATTCTCTGACAGAACTCAAAATGTCTATACTACCATATTAGATGATGTTCCTGATAGATTTAAGAATCCTCAATATAGAACTACCACAGAAGCACATGAATTTGCACACTTTGCATTTAATCCACAAAGAAGACCACCTCTAGATGTATATAACCCTCCCTTAACAAATCCGCATAGGGAGTATTTATTAGGATTAAAAGATAGGAATGAATATGGTACAGAATTGACAGCTAGAGGTACTCAAATTAAGAACTACTTTGGGTTAGATAAAGACAAACCAATTACAGAGGATATGCTTAAATATGCAGCGGACAACTATGTTAAGGATAAAGGATTTGATAATAATATGACAGATTTCTTCTCTGGAATTAAGAATTACAAAGAAATGGCTAAGTGGTTATCAGAGTTATCCCCTATGTTAGTCCTTCCACTATTAAATTATTAAGGTTATGATAAAGTTTAGTAAAGGTATATATCCAGACCACCCAACAGCTTTCATGTTCACAGGTTCTAATGAATTAGTAGTAGATTTAGATGAGCAAAACTTGAAAGTCTACTACTGGTGTTTATTTAGAAATAGAACTGTTAATAATAAGAAGTATGTTAGTAAGTATAGCTCACTAAAGGAGTTGAGAGAAGATATCTACGGTGAATGTTACTTCGCTCATCAATTCTATTATGATAAAGTATTGTTTAAGGATATTTACAAACAGTTGGATAAGCAGCTACTACTTAGTAAGATTAATGATATGATAGCTAAGTATGGTAACATGATAGTAATAAATGACCGTGCTATATGCATTAAAACTGATGAAGATATAAGACCTTACGATTATGTCAAGAACCTGTGTCCAGATAAAGAGGTGCTGTCATTTGACACATTAGAGAGAATATATGAACTAGGACTATGGGAGAATACATAATATCAGTGTCTCTTACTAATAGGAGGAATGAATTATGAGAAGATTTAATAAATATGGATTTGGTACAACAGCTCCAGCAATTATAAATAATAGAGAGTAATATTATGGAAGAATATCCTTATACAGAGGTTGTAGACGGTAAAGAGTACACCTATATTAATATGGGTACGTACTATGTAACTAACTTAGAGACTGGAGACAGAAGACTTGTACAGAGAGAAGTGCCATTCTTATTCGATGATGAGTATGATACAGGTGTAAAAGATGAAGATGATACTGATTGCTTAACTGGGCATGAAGAGATTCTTAACCCATTTAAAGCAGAATATGATGAGAATGGTAAGGAGATATTTATACCTAAAACCAAATGAAGAAATAAATACAATGAGTAGAATAGTAACACAAAGTAAATTAAACGAATTAACAGGTAAGAATATAGATTACGGGAAGGGGGGGGGTTATTGTCCTCACTACCAAATCATAGTTAGTCTCTGGGGTAGCGTAGTTGCGTCTAGTAACTACCAGCCAAATCAATTAGTTAAAGAAGAAGATATAGTTGTAGACAAAGACCTATTCCTTATTAATGCGGAGACAGGTAGTTTATACTTTGCTGGCGGTGGTACCTATGCTCAAATTCCAGCTATAGACGGCCATGAGGATTTTATGTACATAGCTGGAGGAGGTGAAGCAATTGGAGCATTGTCTGTGCTTGGAGGATTGTATGTAGTTAATCAGTCTACCAAACAGTGGGAATTAAAATACAAAGATACTGTAAGAGCTTATAGTTATGCTCGCTTGGCTAGGTTCTCTACTGGCTGGGTATTTTATAAGGGAGCAGGAGGAGACGGTAAGAACTATGTTATTATAGTGTATGATGACGGTACAGTAAAGGAGCGTAGTGTTGTAGGCCCAGTCAGCAGCATATCAACTGGGCCTTATGATTACTGCTGTGTTGGGGCATCATATCAGGGAGGAGCTAGAATATATACCTTCTTGGCTACATCTGTACCAGATTCTCTTACTTATTATACTCCTGGAATGTTTACACCAAGTGCAGTAATACAAGGGTTTCATTCTTCGCCAAGAAGTGTAGTATATAGCACTACTAGTAATTATACATACGTTAGTGCTAATCCAACTGGAACTCAATGGACTGCTGCAACCACTAGACCACAACTAACAGGTTTGACTAAAGGATTGTATGTAAATGAAGCTAGGACTAATACATTTATGCTTATAGGAAATAATATGAAGAGTGTGTCTACAGATGGGGGTAATAATTGGACTACATCTACACTAGGTGAATATACTCTTACTGATTTAATATATGTAGATTCAAATTGGTATGCAATTGGTTCGAATAAAGCTAAAAGACTCCTATTGCAGAATACAGCTTCTACATTTGACCAAAGTAATAAAATACTTGACTTGCCTGACTATTCTAGCCAAGTAATTAAAATTAGTACATAACAGGTTGATATAATAAAGCCCGAGCCTAGTAATTAAACTAAGTTCGGGCTTTGTTGTTTATAATAAGATTCCGTCTCGGTAAGTGAGAATACGTCAGAGCACACTGTCGTAGACCACCAAGACGAAGATGTAAAAACTATCTTAGGCTTTGTGCCTAGCATCTACTGGCTGGTATCAATTTATTATATAGCTGTAGTGTCTATAGAGAATGTCACGTACCACCAATATAAATCATCTGCATTATCTATCCCAACTTCTAGTAGCTGTGACCAATTTACTCCTTTATATTTCCTTAAGTTTTTAAGCACATTTAGAACATCTTCCATAGAATTAATAATACATCCTTCAGCCCCATTTGTTCCATTGCTAATTGTCATATAAACTTGTAATTTAGATTTACCTCTAGGAACAACGGCAAATGTTTCATAATGGTCTTTTATGTTCAAAATAATATCTTCTATATGTTCTAGAACATTGGCTTGTAAGGGTTCGCCAGTCAGGTTACACATTCTTAAGCCTTTGGGGGTTCTTTCATAATATAAATGCTTTAAGGACCCAAGTGTATCATACCAAGTTCCAGAGTTAAACAGTTTAATTACTTGTTTACGTTCCTCCTCATTATAAGGACTCCACCTATTCCCAAATCCTCTACTGGTTCTATCATTGTATGTTTCTGTTCCCGATTGTACTATATAGTCAATGATATCATCCAAATTAGATTCTATTATTTCAGTAGCGTAGTCTAAGGGATACTTTCCGTCAACTACTTTAGTAGTATCAGCCTCAAGAATGAGATATTCTTCATGCGAGAACAATAGCTCTCTGGTTTCGGAAGTAGAGAATATGCAGGCATTTGTGTCAAATAGAAAGCTGTCAGCCTGATGTTTTACCCCTGTTAGACAGTCAATACAGAATTGTTTTATCTTATCTCTTTGTGCCTTTAGTGATGATGCTATATCATTACAATTGAACTGTAAATTTATAGATTGCATATCAAAGTAAAGGATTAGCCATTTATTATACTCCTCATTTATCATAGTTCATCAATCAAAACTTCCAAAACTAGCTACTAAGCTCATTGGTATGTGTACTGTATCTTTTACTCTACGAGTACCGTCCTCATTACAATGATTCTCAATACCTCTTCCCAATATTATTGATTTATCATCCATATATGCCAAGTAGCCCACTGTGGTTATCAAATTCTCATCTGGGCATTTTCCTAGTATATGTCCTCCACGCAATACGTATCTATCGTCCCAATGAACCCACATAGGTTCTCCTACTTCATATCCTAGTTTCTGTACATTTAATTTATTATCCATATTAACTACCTACAAGTATTTTAACATTACCAGTCTCTATATCGAGAGTAGCTTTCTCAAGCCATAAATCTTCTATATGATGTCCCCATATTCCATACTTACCTGGATTCTCCTTCTCTTCTTCGTAAATCCTTCTATATGCAAGAACTATTTCATTTATCAAATCATTCAAAACGATACATTTAACAGTGAATGTGTATGGATTCTTTAACGGATAATTAATAGTTACGTTTACTGTATGATTCTTGAAATAGCTATCAACATGACCAAAGAGGAAAATTCCACAGTCAATGGAGTATTTATGAATCTTTATGTTAACACCTTTAGGAAGTAATTCGCGCTCCCTCTCTATTGTGAATTTAGACGGAAGTCTGTTTATTACTTCCTGCATATCAAAGTCCTTGTCACCATATACACCTATTCCAGATTCTTTATGCTGAACATACACATAATACATTAGCCTATATTGATTGTCTCCTACACAAACATCTAGCTCATGCATACTAATATCATAATCTGGATTTAATTCCCTAATTTCATTTAGCCTATCGTTATCATTAAAGATTGCACAGATGGTTTGGTCCGCTTGTTCCTCCGTTATCAAATTGTTCTCTAGTAATTTGCCTACTAGGACAGGTACTATCTCCTCCACTTCATCAACATTAATTAATCGCTTTCCCATTCTTCTTCTAATGTATTATATAATTTAATAAAATCTTCTCCTTTATATTCACATACACATTCATTATCCTTATTAAAGATAGTAAGCATGTGCATATCCTTAGATTGTCCATTGTCTACATAAGAATACATCCCGTGTACCAATACGTATTCGGGATGTTTCTCATTCCAGTTATTTACAAGTTCCTTCATCACTAAGTGTTATTCCATTACTAGCATAAGATATAAATGTACCTGTGTCATATGGTCTCCAGCCACTATTATCTCTACGTATAGTAGTTGTCTGTCCTACGTTAAATTGTGAAATCTCTACTATGTTATCAAGAACTCTAAATAAGTCCTCTATTGATAAGTTTGGAAGTATCTGATGTAAATTCTCTAATGTCTTTCTAACGTCAATCATAATAGTATATTTTAGCAAATTGTACATCACCTATACTAATATTAGGCAGTAATACTTTATATAGTTCTGTAGATTCAAATGTATCTTTATATTCCCTAGGAACTAACAGAGTATCAACATGATGTCCTCTAGATATTCTAGCTAGATAGGAAATTTTACTATCATCAAAGTCTGTAAGTTCCAACATAATGGCATTATGATGCCTAGGACAGTTCCCACTAAGTATTATCATAATTACTTCTCCTGTAGTAAGATTCTCATCTCTTCCTTCCAGTTCTTATACCACTGTTCATTAATAAGGTCTTCTGATTCAATTAATTCAATCAAATCCTTAGTGCCATTATGAATTTGGCTACATAAATACTGTGCTAATTGGTTCTTTAATTCATCCATAATTATTAGTCTTTAGTTTTAACATAAAGTTGGCAATGGCAAGTCCCTTCTTCCATTTCCCTAAACTCTTTACACATACATACTGTATCTTCATCTCTTACTAAAGAGCATGGACAATACTTCTTACCATACTTCTCTTTATTCCTTTTAAGTCCTGCTAGGACTGTTTCCTTTACTTCTTTATTATCAGTTACTTTAATCATTGCGCTGACGCTGTATACAGTTCTATGTTTAGGTCTATTTCCCCACCAGTAAATCTAAATACTCTACCAGAATTATTCATTTTGACCCACCTTCCAGATGAAGGGAGTGTTACTCCTTCTGCCCAATTCTCAGATTGAGAATCTACTGCTAATGTAATTTGAGACACTTGCCTAAGCATCACGTATCCCTCAAAACGTATCCAAACAGGTGTATTATATGGGTCTTGGTTAGGAAGTGCTAATTTCTCTAAGTAATATTTAAGAGGATTTGCTAAAGTCTTAGTGTACGTTCGTTCTCCTTGCTCTAATCTTGGAGTAATTGTAAAGTACATAGTATTGTCAGAATACTCAAACGGCTCTCCATTCACTGAACTCTCATTAACAAATGAGAAACGTACTCTAAATTGCCGTATATTATTAATTGGCATATCCTGCCAACCATAATGAAGGATTACATTTGGAGCAGTTATAGCTGCCTCTATACCTTCTAACTCTACTAACTGATTATCAGTATAACTAAATCCACTTTTAATCTGACATCCTAATTCAAGTGCTCTAGCTTTAGTACAGCACTTATTATCAATTACCGAGAGAGTCCCCCCCCCATAGTCTTAGCTTCTAATTCTGTTGCTATTTTACTCATGGTTCTTGTATCGTTCTGTAATATTAATTAAATCCTTGTTGTCATGCAGTAACTCTAAGAAAGCCTTGTCTACTGCTATATCAAATGCAGTATTAGTAATGATTGGTTCTTTATGCACTCTCTCAATCTCTTCTCTAATCATTTGTTCAGATAATTGAGTGTATAATCGTCTGGTATAATCATTATACCAAGGCTCTTTAAATGTTACTATAATTTCTTCTCCTGTCATAAATATATTGTCTTTAGTAATCCAGGTAGGCAATACTTCCAGCCTGGATATATGTACGCATTCCTATATAATGCTTCTTCTACTAATTCTACTTCTTGTGTTATCATTGATTAGCCTTTGCTCTTGCTAAATAGTCTCTAGTTTGCCATCTGCCATCATATTCCATATCCCATGGAGCTACCTTATTTAGTATTTGTAGTAGCTCCTCACCACTTATAGAGTCTCTATGTTTGAGTGTATGAAGTATTTCATCCTTAAGGTTTCTAATATAGAAGTCTCTCATATGTATGTTAGCATATAATTCCTTTATATAATCCCTCATATACTCTGCTAATTTGTAGTCATTAGTCTTTAATAATTCTAGAGCTCTCTGGTCTACATTATCATAATCACCTGGTATCTGTTCTAGTTTCATTGAAGTTTCTCTAAGTTCTTTACTATCGTGAATAGCTCATCTGGTTCGAATGATGTGATATCATTAATAACATCAACCATATACTCTTTAACTTCATCTAGAGTCATTATTTTAAATTCATCCTTAGATAGACCTTTAGTTTTGATAAATTTACTAAATATGTCTATAATCTGGACTAAGTTGTGCTTATCTTGTAAATAGAACTCACCCTTCTCTGGATGAGATGCTAATTTAAATATATCTGCATTATCTGTAATTACTTGTTCATATTCCTCATCACTAAGAAGATTCATTAACGCTACAGCTTTATCATATAGCAATTTAACTTCCTTCTCTTCATACTGCTTATTAATTCTATCAATATGTCTCATTATTAGCGAATGTTATTATAAATGCAAGATAGTTGCATTAAATATTCAATACCAGCTCCATTAGCTAGTCCGTCTTGCAATTTATTTAATAATTCTAATTTTACATCTGTTGTTTTATTGTCTAACTTCACCCAGTTAGTTGCCTTTGATTCATTACATCCTAAATCAGTATTTACTGGACATTCTGACAAACTAGTCTTTAATATTTTTACTTCATCTACTTCTTTACTTGTTAAGTCTTTAACTTCTTTAGCCATTGTTATAAATTTTAGTTATTGTTAATAATTCTGATTTAAGTTCGCAAATATATTATTATTTAATTTGACAATACAAAATTAGTTATATATTTCAATATTACCAAATGGTAATATAATTATTAATATATATTATATATTGCCAACTCAAATTCACAGTTAATATTAAGTATATTGCCAACTCGGAACTTCATGACGTGCTGTGGCAATCTGCGCCCCTTCGGGGCTTGCTTGCAATTAGTAAGATGAATAGAAATTAATATATATTGCCAACTCACAAGTACGGGTGCTCAAAATCACACCCCTCCCACTCCCGGGGTGGGTTGTCATATTATATATTGCCAACTCGGATGCTGGGTGAATATTGCAAGATTTGTGTATATTGCGGATACGACAGTCGTGTTACCCTTCACACCCCTCACCCATGTTTGGAGAAAATCAAAAGATTTATATCATTTGGTTTTGCTTTATAATATTCATTTTAAAATTATTAGCTTATGTACACTATTTTATCAAACGGTTTAGTTCGTGTTAATCTTACAGGTTGTTATATCACAATGTCAGAATATAAAGAACTAATTGCAGGCGTATAAAATTAAATTAAGAACGGGTAAATAAGTCCGTTCTATATTGTTTCACTAATAAATTATTAAACTATGAATTTAACAGAATTACAAGAAGTTAACAAGAAGTTACCGAAAGCAAGCAAAAACGAAATTGCGGCAGCTTTAAACCGTTTGGGTGTGAATCCTGATTCTATCAAGGTAGGCGACAAATTGAAGTTTCCCGCTGAAATTAACGAATTTAACGGAACAATCACAAAGGGAGTTGTAAACGGTAATACATTCTTTCAAGTTGCCGTAGAGGTTAACGGAACGGCAAGAAACGTGTCTATCAATTCTTTGTTCCGGTCTTTCAACGACCGTGAAAACAACAAGCGTATTACACCGGTTGACATTCTTCCAGAGGCGGACAAAGACAAATGTATTTTCACTATGTTTGAAAATAAGACAATAGCGGAATGTCTTGCAGATTTACAAGGTACGGAAGTAACCGCAAAGGCGATAGAAACGTTTGAAAGCGTCGCAAGAGACGGCAGCCAAATGAACGTAAATGTCATTGCATATTGCAAGGAATAACAAAGTACTTCTTATTGAAAGGCACATTTAGAAAGTCTATTTGTGTCTTTCTTTTTATCATGCTTATTCAGATATATTTGTTAGTATGTAGTTAGCCGAATAGTGAAATGAAAGCGAAGAAATCAAAATTAAGAACTGTATTTGGACGTAATCGGAACGATGCAATTCATGCAAATAATGGTATAATGTATAAACTGACAAATCCTCTGTTTGAGGAAGCAGTAGGCTATTATTTGCTTGAACAAATCTCCACTTGGAGTGGGACGAGATATAAAGTACTAAAGTACGTAGTTCAGACCGTTTGAATGTGTAAAATGAATATTATTAAGAGTATGTAGGTCTGTGATAGATATACATGCTCACCTTTTATTCGAGTTGACAATAATACTATATATTTATGGACTACATCGAAGACGATTTCACAGATGCTCTAATTGATGCAATTTGTGAGAAATCACCAAGCACTTGGTATACCTTAATAGGAGAGAACTTTGACCCAGACGAAGAGACAATAGTCAAGGAAGCTGACAATAAGAAGGACATTGAAGATGCATTTAATGAAAGCAAAGACGACTTTGATTTATTATATGTAGTACTTAATGATGAATCTTATGCGGCATGTTCCAAAGGCTCTAAACTTATTTGGAAGTAAATAACGATTAAAACCTCATGGTGTATAGGTTAACCATGCGCACATTTATGGTATTCGAATACGTTCATTCAAGCGGAATTAAACTACGTCCAGCTAGACCTTTAACTAACAGCATATTATACATTTACAATCCAATTGGCAACGAATGGATGCATTTGTGTAAAGAGGACATACATGGACATCTAGAGCTATTGACATGCTTTAGTAATGGTGCTACTATGTATCAGGTAATTGAAGGTCTTAAGAAAGTAGTAGAGTATTGGGGAGATGACTATCTCGTAGGTCGCAGAGACTTTTACAAAGAGATTATAGACATCTATTCCTCACACCGATAACATCACAGGGTTTAGCTCTTCTAAGTAGTTGCAAATGCTTGGAATCCTTTACGTGCAAAATGGACATAATGCATGTATTGCCCAAATTAAGACGTTCCTGCTTCACGCGTTAAAGCAGGAGTCCATTATGGTTGTTTTAATTACATTAATCTTTAAGTTTTAAACAGCGTCCTGCATTGTTTGTGGGTTTTGGTATGGCTCCTCTGCCAAGTAATGCGTACAAGAGCTATGATAGACTCACAAAGAAAATGTATTTGTGAGTAAACAATGGTGAAACCACATTGCTTTAAGTAGTAATGTGGGGACCATTCCGCCCTATTTGCAATTATGAACTGCATAGTGACAGAGACCTAAGAGAGGGAAGCAAATGAGCGTTGACTATCGTAGCGAAAGCTGCGTTCCACCATCGTACGTAGGGGTGTGTGGGTAATCGGCTAAAGGAACGTTCTGCAACTTGTGCCTCACAAGCATGAGTTGTACGTAGAGTACGTGTGGCAGCCTGGAATAGACAGGCAATTATATCAAAAACTCAATAACTTCCCAAGACATTGAGGGCACCAGTTTCTTATGGGCAGAAGTATGTTAGATAGGTCACTAGTTCTGTGCGCAGAGTTAGTAAGCTGTCGATTAAAGAGAGAAGCATTCGGCATGAGAACCCGACTACTCGTAAGTTTTAGGTGTAAAATGCAACCACTAGAAACCTCACACTGAATAGGTAAAGTGTACATAGTTATGAGTAAATACGATGATTGTCACAGAGTTGACAATAGATATACCACAGCTATAGGAATGAGTGTGTGGAGATTCTTTAACATTGGCAAATATAAGAATCAGAAAGTGAAAGACGTCTGTTACTTTAATCCATTCTATGTAGCATGGTGTCTGGAGAGCTGGCAGGGATTTAGTCTTACTAGCTACGAACGTTCCAATTACATGAAAGGATTAGAACGTCAGTTAGAGAAAGACCCTGAAGACCAAGAACTCATCTTAAAGGTGAGTAAATGTAAAACCATTGTATGATTATTTTTACAGAAATGATATAGTCATCCACCATAATGGGTACGCCCGGAGACTAATGCAGAGCATCTCTTATACCAAACAGTATCCTCCTTTAATACTGGAGAGATGTCTTATCGTGAGATAAGGCAAAGGAGTGTGGCACAGAAAGGTGGATTCCTTTACTTGTAATAATATTTTTGTTCGTTTTATTACAGCATATCCTCCCGTGACGGGAGTGGCATCATGACTAAGCCTTTACGTGGCGATGCTATAAGTAAGTCAATAGACTGAAACTAATTAGTTCTTTATTAACGTTTCACTAAAACCTCGTGAGTGTATAGGTAACTCATTAGATTAATTATGAAGACATTAAAATCATCTCTCAAGTTCAGTGTAGTAGAAATCACACCGAAAGATGCAGAAGTACTATTGTCAAAGTATTTGCACAATCGGCCTATTTCTAGAGACAATATCAACAAGTATGCTATTCAAATGTCTGAAGGTAAATGGCATTTGAACGGTGAGGCAATCATTATAAATGATAAAGGTCTTACTGATAACGGCTATCATCGTCTAGCAGCGTGCATACAGGCAGGTGTTCCATTTCAAACTGTGCTCATAGAAGGTGTTAAACACGAAACTTGGACTACCATAGATACTGGTAAAACAAGAAGTGCAGGTGATGTGTTTGGAATCATGGGCATTACTAATCCTACCCAGAAAGCTTCCATTGTGGCTAAATATTACGCTTTGACCAAGGGCTTGAAAGGTTTGGCTGATGCTGGCGCTCTTCACAGACTTAGAGGGACTGGTCTGACTCGTCAAGATTTGTTGAACATGTACAGAAAGTATGAAACTACCTTTGATGAGGTTACAGGACTTGCACTCAAGTACAAGAAGTACACTAAAGGATTACTCCATGCATCTATGATTGGTGGTGTAACAGCTTATCTTGTTCTTGATAAGAAGCATAAATTAGATACTCTTGACGACTTCTGGAACAAAGTATCTACAAGCACACTTCCGTTGTATACGAGTGGTCGTAATCGTTTGCTGTCTGTGCGTGGTCAGGACAAACAAAAGGTTGTGACTGACCTGTGGAATAAATATATCTCTTCTAAAGAGAACATCCGCGTTAATATCACGTCTGCAATAATCTTTAAGTAACCAAAGGAGTGTGAGATTTCCATATTTTAAAACCTGGCAGTGAGTAGGTTAACTGCCAACTTATCTATGACTAATGAATTAGCAGAGGAATACAGAGAGCTTAAACGTAACTTAATACCCATATTGTTACAGACATGTGGTAAAGAGCGTTTATGTGATGCTGTAGACAAATGGTTATTAGTAAAATCCGGTATCAAAGTAATATCTAAATCATGGTATGAAGGTGGATTGCCTGGTAAAGAGTATGTGGTAATTAAGGATACTTCAGTACTTGCTAGCTATCCCTCTAAAGGTGCTAATTATGAACATCGTCTTGCGAGGTATAGAGCCTACACTAAGGCATTTAACCATGTAAGAGAAGAAGGAATACCTTTGGCTCCTATACAGGTTGATAAATTTACCAAAGTACTTGTCAATGGAGTAACACTATGCCTTATCGGAACTTTTGAAGGTAAATCAGAGAATGACTTTATCAAAGAGATATCTGGTAAGGTTTACGTAAAGGCAGGTACTGATTCGGTAGATGTTATTAATCTACAAACTAGAAGAACTAAAAGATATAAAGTTCAGTACACATGAAACTATACTTTAACTATACACAGAACTTCATCCTTGCAGATTGTGAGGGTGAGGTTATTGATATGAGAACTGGCCAGCCTTCTGATGCCAAACTACAATCTCGTCTTAATAGCTACAAAGATGAAACTACATCTAAGTGGATTCCTATTAAGGACTTAGGAGATTTGTATGATATGTCAGATAGTGATGTAACAGTTTCTGGCAGCTTAATCACGATGTCCATTGACGGACATAAGGTTACAGCTAGACATAAGGTGTCAGCAGGAGTTAATTATGTACAACTGACTGGACACTTCCCTCGCTACTTCTGGAAAGGATTTGCTAACTTATTAACTAAGTAACAATGTTATCGCAGATACAATTTAGGAAACAGAGAATACCATGTACTCTCAATCATCAATCTATTACTTCTCGTGAAGGTAAGTTGCTTCTTGGGTTTGGAACTAACCAACCCATGATGCAACAAGCCGAAAGACAAATTGCCAAATATCAAGTTCCTTATGAGACATCTGATTTAAATGGCATGCTTTCAATCATTATTGATTATTCTATTATCAGCAGTGTAACAACAATCTAACCTTTAAACAATGGATATAAAGAACAGTCCTATAGTTAAACATGCAATTAACAATGACAAATCTCTTCTTCCCGGAATCATCGCTTACAGCTGCAAAGAAGCTATGGTAATGGCTAAGAGAGAATGCGGTGATTTTATAGACTTCGCCAAGGAGTGGATACAGTCCTCCAAACAGCTTTGCGAAGAAGAGAACATTCCATGGGAACAGATTAGGGCAGCAACTGGAGATTCTATTGATAATTATATATCATAATCTCCTTTCCGTCTAAAAGAGAGTCTGATGAGTCGTTGAAAATTACGACGAAACTTCACTGTGATTGGCATGTCACGGTGGGGTCACTCTTAACCAATATTAGTAATTATGAAACTCACTAAGAATAAGAAAGACAATATAATAATTAGTTCTGCCATTGGAGCATTAGTAATTATTAATATTATGTTGCCTACAGCTGGCGATTTTACATATGTAGTCGGAGCTATAGGTATTGTTGCGGCCATAGGAGTCTGGTTCTTACCAGACTAATCAAATAATTAATAAATCAAACTCTTTAAATTTAGAAGGAAATGAAGAAATTACAAGAACGCCTGAAAGCTGGTATTGATTTCAATCCAAAGAAAGACCCATGCTATGATTCTATCGTAGAAGAAGCTGAAACTATTCTTGGGCATGTGCTCGATGCCGCTGAAGGCAAAGAAGTTCCTTACAAGAACTTCACTGTTGGTGGCGGTTATGACGAAAGGAAAGACCGTGAAATCGTCATTGTTCGTGGTGACGGTGAAGACTTGCTCGTTATGGAAGTTAAAGACGAATCTATTCGTGTTCAACCTCATGAACGTCATGCTGTCACTCTGAATGAGGATGACGAAGCTTCTGCCCGTGAAATCTTTGACATTCTTATGAAAATGAGAGACCAAAGACAAGGCTCTACATTTAAAGTCGAAGAAGGCAAAAAAGCTTTGTTTGAGTTTCTGAAGGATATATCTAAGGCTATCGGTGCTGATGTTGAAGGTGTTGAAACGCCAGAAGAGCTATTAAAAGCTCTCAAGGCTAGAGAAGAAGGCAATGAAGGAGCCATAGAAGATTTGATGCGTGAACAACGCATTCATCTTACTATGCACATGCTTGACTGTTCCCGTGAGAAGGCAGAGAAGATTGTAAAGAACTTTGAAGAAGCTGTGAAGCGTTAATAATGCCAAGAGAGGATTAGTTCAATGGTAGAAGGCTAGTTGCGAACTGGCGGAGGGAGTTCGAATCTCCCATCCTCTCCAATCATTTTAAAGTTTTGTATAGTTTAGGCTTGCCCCAGTCATGTTGTGAAACACACTTGGGCTTTTAATTAATAAGTGTATGAATCAGAATGCAGTTAATTCTTTAAGGAATGCCAAGAGGCATATTCTTATTAGCGATGTTGATAAGTTCAATAGCCATTTATTGTATTACATATTAAATGTTATATATGGAACACATGACCATATTAAATTAAATACGATACGTGAAAGACTTGAACGTGAGCTTAAATGGTCATTGGACGAGCATATTCCTGATAAGGATGTAATTAGAGAATGGCTTGACAATGATTACCCTCTTATATGCATAACAGAGTTATCGTTTGACAGTTGTATTAAACTTGCCAACGATTTCCCAGATTATGAAATTGTAGTTTATAGTTGGATGAAACATGAAGGGAACTTACCATTTTAAATGGAATAAAAATAACTCCTAGGCTATTAAGTCTGTAATGGGTACGCTACTCAATGTAGCACAGGAAGATACTGATAGCTTTTTTGTTCAGGTTTGAGAGACCTCCTGGCATGAGAGGATAATCATGCCGTTCTATGGGCCTAGATTTGGTTTTGACAGGCGATTACAAGTTAGTAAGACGTGTAGAGTTCGTACCAACTCTTTAATAATGATACAGCAATTTAAGTGGAAACACTGAAGTAAGAATGGCAGCCTAAGCTGCTGGCTTAATTAGTGGACGTCATTGATTAAGTCGGGTTAATTGGAGAGACCTAGAAACAGAAGAGGTGTGGGAAGAAGCGTATAGAGCAGCCCACTTAACTTGAAAGCCAAAGGTTAGTAAAGCTGAAATCTCCACTACCTATCTATGGGTTACAAATAGAAACGTTCTCCAACGTAAATGGAGTGGTGGAGCGACCGTTCGGTCAAGCCCAGTTTGGTAGTTTGTGAACAACTAAGTCGTAGCCCTACGAGGGAGACGTAATTGGTGAATTAACACTCGGCTTCTTAGTAAAACTACCTACATGCTGAACTCAACAGCTGATGTAATAAAATAGAGACACACGTAATCTTATTAATGAGGGTTGTTTGGACGGCGGTTCGACTCCGCCTAGGTCCACTATTATTAACGTTTAAATATCAATTTTATGGGATTATTTATTATTGCAGTGATTGTTTTACTTATTTGTGTATGTCTTTCGCGAGTAGGGTCTAAAGACCTAAGAGGAGTTGCAGTGGCAGTTGAGGTTGTATTCTCAATAGCAACAGTTGGGGCAGCGATTTCATTACCATTCGCTATTACAAGGAATATTCAAATTATTGGCAAGCACGCAGTGCTCAAAGAAACATTGGAGGCTACTGATAGGAAGAATTACTATCTTATATCTAGTGATGTCTTAAGGCTTAATTATACCATCATGAATCATAGGAACTTTGTAGACAACTTCTGGATTGGGATATGGTATGATAAGGACGTAGCTAAATTGGAACTATTAAAATGAAAGCAAGGTTATTAAAGAAACTTCGCAAGGAGTCAAAGAAGCTGAAATTAATAAGAGGTGAGGATTATCAATACATAGTTACTGATAGTCCTCATGACATATTAAGACCAAAGCTTGATACTTACTACAGTGGCACATACTACTGTGGTCAAGAATTATTATTTGACGAAGATGTAATTGCATGGTTACATCAATGCAGACGTAATTGGATTCTGTCCGAGGTTAAACGAATGCGTGTACATCTGCGTAAATCTCGAATTAGAATATATAAAGAGTAATTGTTTCACTAAAAGTTATTGAAATTATGGGAAAGAGGTCAATATCCGATGATGACATCGTTCGGATTTTTAACACGGTAAAGGCAATGAATCCTGGGCCTTTTAAGATTACAGATGTAGTCAGGGATTTAAAGAAGAATGGCTTCCCAAGGCCAGAGAACTTCATGGCTGTTTTGCGTAAGCAGGGAGTGATTGAACCTGACGGTGCTATCTATACTAAAGGATTTATGTGGAAAGAACATGGCCCTTTGTATAAGACTAGAGTCATTGAATTGATAACTATCAGCAGGAAAGAAATGGCTAAGATACAGAGAGATGCATATGCTAAGAGAATGGCTATTAAAGCTGGCACTTACGTAGCACCTCCTAAACCTAAGCCACAAGCTGAAATGGAAGCTGTTACAGAAGCGGAAGAAGACAAACATCTGATTCCTATTACACAGGCTGAAATGGAAGCAATCAAATTCCTGAAATCGAGAGGTTATAGAATCACTAAATTAATAACAGTTGAACAGATAGTATGAAGTTTACAGTACAAGGGAACACGCCATTCAGTGCACACATTTGCCAATATCTATATGATTTGGAAAGCAACTTTGCTAAGGAGAAACTATCATTGCCACTTAGTCAGATTATAGCTCATATCTTATATGGGACTAAGAGAATCAGACTTGGTAATGAAGCTATTCCGTCCGAAGCAATCACTATTTTGGAAGAATGTATTGAAGCTAATCAGCCAATACCAGTCAATTGTATCTTCGGCAGTTCTGAATCGGAGAAAGACTATGTTGACATTGCTGAATTTCAATCTCTTCAAACGTTGAAGGATATAAGCAGGAGAGTTGCTAAATTCTACTATCCAGGCTTGAACATAAGACTAGATGTAGTAGGCGATTCAAAATATGTTAGTAAGGTGATGAGACTAGCAACAGTCCTAGGTGGTTTTACCATAGGCACACACCAATCAGCTATTAATGTATCATTCGCTCACTACCGGCCAGCACACTATTATTATAAGTCTATTCCGTCTCGAAACATTCTACGAGGTGGATATGTTCCAGCTTGGGACGGTAGAGGTTATTTATACTTAGAATCCCCACATGATATTGTGAGTATGATAACTACAGCTGACAATCCTGATATTCTTTCGACGACTGTGGTGTTAGAAGCAAACGAAGAGACGGTAGACCTTCGTGTGGACTATCTAATACCGTAAATCCACTATTGACGAATAGTGGTAGCAAAACTTGGTCTGAAGAACCAGTAGACATATTCCGGAGTATGTCTATGACTTAAAGGCTATATCAAAGAGTTGAAACCTGTATCTATTCGAACAGTAGGAGTTCACCTGATTAAGCATCAGAAAACAGTAGTGCAAATCTACTATAGATATTGTGTAAGAGAGAATCTACACGGTCTGCATTATATAATCAGCATGCAGATAGGTCACCAAGCAAACCTCTTTCCTGCCTGGTCAAGTGTGCATTACGGTCTGTAAGTGGCGAGCGGGTTAACGTATGTCCGATTGCCGTAATGCCGCTTGTTTATTGTTTAGAATAAAGAAAGACTCTCATAACAATAAATTTAAACAAAGAGATGGAAATGAAAGGAGCACAAAGGCCAAGGAGGCCTTACCCTAATGCCGCACGTCAAAGGCGGGATGAGAATAAACCTAAGTTTGTGGATAATAATCAGTTATTCATAGACCAGTTTGTTAATCTTAAGAAATGTCTTCAGCCACGTACCTACGTGCAAGTGGCTAAAGATATGTATCCTTTATGGAAAGCTAATCCATTACTATGTACTAAGTTTACTGCATATACGAGAATGATAACTCGTAAATGTAGAATAATTACCCCGGAAGGAGTTATACAACTTGATACACAGCAAGGAGAAGGTTTGAAGAATGAAGGTATAATGAGAATGTTGTGGTTGGCAATCTATCATAAACCCACATTCCATGCCAACATTGCTTATTTTGCAGCAGCTGGATGCTGGAAAGATTTCATTACTATGATGGCTTTAGATGTTCAACTCCATGGCTTTAAGCACAGATTGGATTGGGACTTCTTCAAGAAAGTCATATTCGCAGGTCTTGCCAACGGTCAGACATGTGATTTAGTAAAGAAGTATCTTCCTCGTGTTCGTTCCAGTGTTGCATGTAAGACAGATGAGGCAAAAGCACGTAACACAGTAGCCAAATTCTTGGCGGAAGGCCTTTATGGTAAACCTAAGGATGAAGGAGACTATTCAACCTATCGTAAATATAGGAAGATGAAGAATAGTGGGAAAGCAGCCCAATGGCAGCAGTTAATCAGTCAAAAGAAATTCTTGGAAATCGATTTTGACACTGTTACTGGAAAGGCGCTGGCACAGCTAGTAGGCTCTAAATTCCTCAAACATCAAGGTCTTAAAGAGAAGTATCAGAACTGGTTGAAGAACCGTAAGAAGCCCTCTAATAGCGGATTTCTACATACTCTGTTCAAACCATACGGATTGGATAAAATTGCCGAAGAGATTCCAGAATTTATGGAAACTTCTATTAATGCAAGTTTCAATGTATTTGTTGATAATGCTAAACGCAATAGAGTAGCTCCGTTGTTGGTAGTAAGAGATATAAGTCATTCTGCTAATGGTGAGATAGAGAATAGCGAAACATCTGCTTACAGTTTGGGTAAAGCATATGCTTTATATCATTCTGAATTACTTCCTACAATATTCAAGAACTCCTATGCCGTGTTAGAGGATAACATGGTTCTACGTAAGTTCAAAGGTCAGAATGTCATTGAGAAATGGAAATCTGACAAAGAAGAAGCATTATGCCAGAATCCTTCTATTATTAATATAGCAGAAATGCTGTGTAAAATGAAAGAAGATTATGGTGTGGATGAAGGAGAGTTCCCTAGAGGCTGTGTGGTAATTACTAACCATACATATTTTACCAAGTTGAACAACCAAGCATTCGTGGAATTTAAGCAAAGACTGCTTAAAGCAAATTTCAGTAAGGAATTTGTAAGAGCATTCAAAGTTATCATTTGGAGAGTTCCTTTAGCATATAAGGGAAGACCTAATGTGGCTTTGGTTCCAGGAGTGTCAAATTGCTTCTTAGTAAATGGACTTAATAATTCAACATCCTCATTTATTACTGGAGAGAAGAGGTTCCAGGTACCTAAAACCACTAGAGACATCTTTAAGCATGCTATGAATCAAGAGTTGCTTAATATGATGATTCTAGAGAAGGATGTTGTCAAGAAGAATGCAAGCGTGCAGAAGAAGCCTGTGAAGGTCTAAGTATTTCGCGCACCGTTTATTTAATAGTTGAATTAATGTTCTGATTGGATAGAAGATAGATTTCATTATGCATGGAGAAGAGCGCATATTTGGTATAGTAATCTTTGTGCATATCTAGTAACACTAGGTGGGAATTTATTGGATGATTCCATAGGGACTGGATAGAGATATAGTTCAGTGGTAGAACAGCTAAAGTCAATCTTTAGAAGAACATCAGTTCGAATCTGGTTATCTCTACACCATTTTATTAATATGATTCTTTCAACATATGCAGTGTCATTTCTATCTCGACTCATAGTCATTATTACGAGTTAAAGTATCTGCAATTGTTGAATAACTGCTAAGCTCATCGGTTCGAGAGAATATGTGAGCTTAGTTTAATACCGAGCAAACTTCTATCGTATTTAATACATATTAACTTTTACATGTGGGAAAGATTCATTACCTTTGCACTCACAATTCACAGTTAATATGGATTGTGTGATTCGGGTATGCGCCAGAGTTGGAGAGCTGGGGCGGTCTGTAAAACCGTTGCCTATGGCTGAGTAGGTTCGAATCCTACCATGCCCACTCACACTGCGATAATTAAATACAATATCTGTTGAGGTCAAACTCGACAAACCCTTCTATGGTTCGAGAGAATAGTAGAAGTAAACTGCGGGATTCGTATAATGGTTATTATAACAGCCTTCCAAGCTGAAGATGACAGTTCAATTCTGTTATCCCGCTCATTATTAATAATAGATGAGATTATGAAAGAGACATCATTTAAGGCAGGTGTTATTGGTGGATTATGTGGAGTATTTACCTTCTTGGCATTATTTGCAACCACAAGTAAAGCATCAATTAATGAGTCTGCTGCTACTAATGGAGATTATAAAATCAACAGAGTGCAGTATGAATTTATTAACGAACTAACCATTTATAAGGTATCAGGTCCTGGTATTCCAGGTATTAAGTATGTGCTTAGAGATTCCGAGAAAGGTGGTTTATGTGTATTAAATCCATGAGTGAACACTGTCTTATTAAGAAGAATACTCCAGAACTTCGTAAGAAACTAGAGGATGCTGGGTTAAGTGTGTGTATATGTACTACATTTGAGGATGCTGATTGGCTTAGTTGCTGGGGTTCTCATATGTCATATGATGTACATGGTGTGTATCCGGATGACGTGGACGATTTGTCTAAAGAAGCCTATCTGGAGATGTATCTCAAGGAAACGAATCCGATTATATGCGAATCGGATAATGAGTTTATTAACATGTGTAAACAAATTAAAGGGAAATGATTATGCGGTAGATTACTTACAAGCCACCATAAGATAGTTGATTATTAATTAAGGCAATTTATTTATTAACTTATTAACAATTAACTATCATGGCAACAATTAAACAATTTAAACAAGAAATCGCGAATTTAGTAAAAGCACAGAAAGCAGCTAAGAATATTAATGACTGCTCATCAGTTTATTACAACAGAGGAAGATTACATGCAATGTATGTAGCTTATTACATATTAAAGCATAAACTAATCGGAGAAGCTATGAATGAGTATCTAGCTAAAGTTATCAAAGAATGGAAATCACTTGAAACTCAAGGTTGGTGTGGTTATTCTAAGATGTATAGTGGAGAGAAGTATTTCCGAGAAAGAGTTGATTCACTGATTGATACATATTCTGATGAAGAGATTGTATGTGCTAATAGACCAGAAGCTTGATGCAGTTTATGGTTGTGTACAAGGAGGTCATGCAGTAGCGCAGTGGTTATTAGAACATCCTAAGCAGGATTGGAATAATAACTATTTAATCTACTTATATGCAGACTTAGACAAATGGAAAGTAAGACTGGACTTAGTTAATAAGGACTATTCTTCATTCTATGAACCAGACCTTGGCAATCAATTAACAGCAATCGCATTACAAGATGACGGTCGCATGTTCAAGAAACTTAAATTAGTAAGAGAATGATATACAATCGAGATTATTATGTTAGTGTAGGAGATGACCATGTAGTTATCACTAAGAACCCTAATCCTCATTTAACCACATTAGAGGATTTAAAAGACCTCAACAAGAGGTATCTTTACAGAGAAGGGCAGAAGATTCTAACTCCTTTTGGCATCGAAACCATTAAGGAGATTATTAGAACTCATAGCAAGCAACGTGGCTACGAATGGTTAATCCTTGTAGAAGAGAATGGAAACCAATATACTCCATTTGAACTAAATGGCATAGTAGTCAAGGAACTTACACTTGAACAGTGGAATCAAATTATCGAATAGTTGATGAGTTGTGGGTAATCTCGTAAAACCCTCTGTCGCCCCATTACTTCAGTGGTAGAAGAGCAAATTCTAAACTTGTATGGCGTTGGTTCGAGTCCAACATGGGGCACTTGCGGTGGTGGAGCAATGGTAGCTTACTGGGCTCATAACCCAGAGACGACGTTCGAATCGTCCGACCGCAACTACAGTCATTTGTACATTTGCATTTTCAGAATGCTAAGAAGACAAACAGCAATTTCCTGTATGTTGGCATAAGTAAATGAATCTATTGTCTTCTGATGATGGGTGTATAACTCAGGTGGTAGAGTAACACGCTGATAACGTGTAAGTCCTTGGTTCAAGTCCAAGTACACCCACAATACAACAATTTTCAATAGCTTTGAATAAGAAGTCTTACAGCACGAAAGAAAGTGTTTCATATTTTATGATTTTAATTAAACTAAGAGACTTCTGTAGTTCGAGATGTTCGGGAGTGGTCACCCGGCCTGCTTTGGGAGCAGGATTACTCGTGTGTTCGAATCACACCATCTCGACTCCCCGTGGCATCCAAGAGAGGATGCTGATAATCCCATAATAGCAAATATGGACAACTACTCAGTTCGTGAGAATAGAGTAGTTTTAATAAGAACCATAATTAACACAATAATATATAGTTTCACTAAACAATCATCAAATCAACTCAACAATCAACCCAACAACTTTTAATTTATGATTTGATTAACCTGTTTCATAGTTAAGCCCATAAGTCGTATTGATATGTGGGCTTGCCCGAGAGGTTTAGGGGCTGGTCCGCAAAACCAGTTAGGACGGTTCGATTCCGTCAGCCCACTCTCGATTTAGTGAAACATAAGAAGGCGTACAGCACTAATCATTGTACAGTTTACATGTTTTTGATAACGCGCCTTCTGTGGATGATTCCGGAGCATGTATGGATATGCTATAGACTTTTAATCTATAGAACAGGGTTCAAGTCCCTGCGGAATCACATATGTACTAAGATTGTACATGATGTCAAAGAACGAGTTTAACCACTCAGTCTGTGAAGATAGAGTGGTTTATTTAGATTATTAATTTAAAATCAGATACATTTATGAGTAAGATTATTGGAGTATTGTTAGTAATTGGTTCTGTTATAGGAACAGTTGCTTGTATAGCTCAACATCAATTTAATCCATTCACTGGAGTATTGTTGTTGCTAGTATTTTGCTTTGGTTGCTGTTTAGTGATGAGCTAGATTATTTATTTATTGACTAAAACTGATGTATTATGAGACTATTTAAGTTAATTAAGAAAGCAGTTCGTTGGTATTTCAAAGTGTCAGCTGATAGCTACACGTGGTATCCAACAGGAGTAGTTCCTTACCATAGGGATTAACTCCGATGCAATCGGGATAGGTCAATTAAACATTATGGCAAGTTAGCTCAGTGGTAGAGCAGTTGGCTGTTAACCAATTGGTCGCAGGTTCGAGTCCTGCACTTGCCGCATTATTAACATTAAATTATAAGATTATGCATAGTTTTGGTGCTTACATTGTGGGAGCTATAGTGCTAGTAGTATTGTATTACATCTTTAAAGATTCCACAATCTAGAATTGATGCGTCCTTAGCTCAATCGGTAGAGCCCCTGTCTCCAAAACTGGGTGTGTTGCATGTTCGAGTCGTGCAGGGCGTGCTTATTAATTGGAAGTATGGCAGAGTTGGTCGATTGCACTGGTCTTGAAAACCAGAGGTCCTTCGGGGTCCGGGGGTTCGAATCCCTCTGCTTCCTCAACTAATTTGAATGTACTATGAAGTTTAAAGTGAAATTAAGGAGAGTGTCTACGTTAAGTAGAAACCAAATTTGTAGAGTGTACGAATCTGGAATGCGAGTAATGGTGAAACGTCCCACATTAGTTAGAGTCCTTCTTAAGGATTACAAAACTAAAGAAGATGTTAATGCTTTACTTGAGCAATTAAGCGAAGCAAGTAGAGCCGCTGAACAGGATTTATATGCAGAGTACCCAAAGTTGCCCAGAAAGGCTAAGAAGGAACTCAAGAAAAGGTTGAATGCAGTCAATAATGCCTATTGTGTTGGTATTACTTTATTGCTGGCTGAATCAGATGGCTTATAAATTCATACCTACTCGATATGTAGACAATAACTCCAAGTTGTTGGCAAGAATTTACTTAAATAGGCAAAATTCTCGCCGAGTGGTATTACGAGGATACTATGATTTTGATAAAGAGAAGTTTTACATTTCATCTATATCAAAGAAGGCTAATACAAGGTCTGTGATGAAGTTCTTACTAAAGACTATAGAATGTAGTAGATTTCATTGGGAGTATTCAGGGAACTATGATGATAAGCTCTATCAAGAGTGGTTAAAGGAACATGCAGTATTTAATAGATTGTAAAATTATCGTATGAAAGGAATTAATTTAACAGGATTGGACATGAAGAAGTTTGTTGGAACCGGCTACAACCCGTCTCAAGACATTATTAACACTAATGGTAGAGACGATGGAAGAACTAAGAACGGAGAAACTGAAGGATTCACTAATCCAAAGAAACAAAAGGTGGAGGAACCTAAAGAAAGACCAGAAGTATATTACTAGGATTAAACTCCACGCTGCCTACTGGTATAATCCAGATAAAACGGCAAGAGGTAGACATTGGACAGAATTATATAATTCTAAATATACGTTTGCCTATAAAACAACCAGTACTCCTTGTAGTTGTCCTATATGTAAAGGAGAACGCTATAATAGGAGACAGTTTAAGAAAGAGACAAGAGAATTACTTAATCTAGAATAACTGAATGGGTAATATAAGAAGGCATCAGCACTTTTACTGTGTCATGTAGTTCAATTTGCCTTCTGATGATGCTCCAATAGCTCAGTGAATAGAGCAACGCCCTTCTAAGGCGTGGGTCGTAGGTTTGAATCCTACTTGGAGTACTAATAGTGGTTAACATGATTGGGTTCATAGAGTATTTAATTAGTAAAGGGTATAAACCTTATCGCAAGGTAATGTCTAAGAAGGGTTCTACATATGTAGAGGATTCTAATATAGGATTTTATTCTTCTATGTCAGAGCATATTGACCTTCGTCTTATTAAAGGTAAGAAGGAAGTAGTGTATGGATTACATGAGAGAGGACATTCTCCTACTCTTATATATCCTAGACCTAAATGGGTTAAATCTGATGCAGATATGGATAGACTATTTCTGAATTATTCATTTGAAGAAATTGCTGAAATGATAGGTTTAAAATAGTGCACAATGAGGAGGGTATGCATGTAGAGTTCTATAACATGCTATGGGTTGGAGTCGGAGACTGACAAGAACAGTTGGGGCATGACTAAGTAATTGTGCATTTTATAGGTTATCAGACCGGTAGGTAACCTTCCGTAATCAGTCGGACGTTGGGAGCTGATAGCCCTACGATAGTGTGGCTAAATATGGGCCTGTAGCTCAGATTGGCTAGAGCATCTGCCTTGCACGCAGAGGGTCGTGAGTTCGAGTCTCATCAGGTCCACAGATTGTTGAACTTAAATTGAAAGGTAATGAATCGAGAAGAATTAGAAGATTTGAAAATAACCAAGATTAGTGAAGAGGAATATGAACGCCTTAAAGATTCAGACGAAGGAGAAGCTATGGAAGTGTCAATTGACTCATTAAAAGCTGAACAAGAGAAGCTAAAAGAGTCAGCATCATTACTTGATGAAGCAAAGAAGGCATTTTCAGCTTATTGGTTCTTACTGTCCCTCTTTATAGGACAGAATCTATGTTTGGGTGTTGTATTGTGTCAAATCTATTCAGCATGGTCTAAAGGAGAACCCCTCGGATTTATGGTACTATGTGCCATATCAATAATAGTGGCTGCTTCATATTCATGGAATGCAATAAGACCATATCGAGAACGATATAAGAACTATAAACAAGTTCGCACTGCTTATAGTCGTCTGGTTGAAGCTAATAGAGCTGTGTTGGAATTACTGGAATATGTAGAATCTAAGCCCAAAGAAGAAAGAGCTGAAGAAGCCGAAGAGTTAGCAGAGCCAGTAGTTATGGCTGTAGCTGAACTATTCTTTGCTAGAATGGCATATACTAGGGCACTAAAAGAAGGATTAGAGTTGCAATAACTCAATATGGTGGCATTAGCTCAATTGGCAGAGCATTAGGTTGTGGTTCTAAGGGTTACGAGTTCAAGTCTCGTATGTCACCCAATTCTGCTGTTTAGGTATAAACGTATCATAAATCTTCCTGTTTGGTTTGACTTATTCAGCAGAGTTATATTTTATCTTGAAACGGAATGCCGAGGATGTGGTTAGGTGAAAATCCTAAAGTGGAATGTAGGGTACGTTGCGTGACGAAGTAATGGGAGTAGGTGCGATGGCAGCTTAATTAATGTTGAGGCCTCGTTAATATATGTATAGCTGTACAGCACCGAAGGATTTAGACTGTCCAAAGCAACTGGCGTAATAAAGCATAAAATCCAGTGAAGACGTATGTGTAGGCAGTATGGGGCGGTAGCGCAGGTGGTCAGTTCGCGCTGGACTGAAAATCCAGAGATAATGGTTCGACTCCATTTCGCCCCACTTTAATAGATTAAATAATTATTAGTAAGATGGACAATAACTTGTATTATATCTTAGGAGGCATCGCCTATGGTATATTTATCCTACAATTCATAATATCATGGGTTGCTGGGGAGTTCGATGTCGATGTAGACTTTGATGGTGATGCTGACTTTGATGTCAGTGATGTTGTATCCTTTAAAGGATTTATCCATTTCTTAATGGGATTCGGAGGATGGACATCTATTAAGCAATTATTAGGTTATGAAGTAACCTGGATTGATTGGTTAATAGGATTCTTTATAGGTCTTGTATTTGTATTTATGCTGTATCATTTATATAAGTTCTGTATGAAATTGCAGAACCTTCCTAAAGACGAACCGAAGACTAACTTAGTTGGCAGAACTGCTACTATCTATGTACATTTAGGTGAAGGGCGCCATTTGGCATCCGTGAACATAAGTGGAGCATTGAGAGAAGTAGAAGTTGTATCTCTTAATAAGAAGATATATCCTGTCAATGAGCCAGTAACGATTCGTAAATACGAAGACAATAAATTATACATAGATTAATACCAATTTCAAGATGGAAATGACATCATTAATTATCGTTGGTGTAGTTGTACTAGTTGCAATCATCACTATCATTGGGATTCTATCCCGCTACCGTAAATGTAAATCTGACGAATTGTTGGTAGTTTATGGTAAAACAGGCTCTCACAAAGAGAAAGTTAGCGAACGCGACGCTAAAGGTAATCTGGTTGACAGAGAAGTTGAAATTAAAACTGCCAAAGTTTATCATGGTGGTGCAGCTTTTGTATGGCCGATTATACAGGGTTATGAAGTAATGTCAATGCAGCCGATTCAATTGAATCTTGTATTGAAGAATGCTTTGTCAGCTCAAAATATTCGTGTAACTATCCCTACCACTGTAACTGTTGCTATTAGCCAAGAACCGCTGATTATGCAGAATGCTGCTAATCGCTTACTAGGTGCTGATGATGACGTTAAAGAAAGTTTGATTTCAGATATTGTTTATGGTCAGATGAGGCTTGTTATTGCTTCGATGACTATTGAAGAGCTTAACTCTGACAGAGACAAGTTCCTAGCTCAAGCTAGAGACAATATCAATACAGAATTGAACAAACTTGGTCTTTATCTGATGAATATCAATATCAGTGACATTCAAGATGCTGCTCAATATATTGATAATCTTGGTAAGAAAGAAGAGACTAAAGCAAGAGCGCAATCACAAGCTGATATCGCAGAAGAAGAGAAGAAAGGAGCAATCCAGATAGCTCAAACTACGAGAGAGAAGGAGATTGCAATTGCAGCAGCTACTAAGGAGCAAGAAACTATAGTGGCTGAAACTAACAGGGAGAAAGAAGTTGCTATTGCTAAGACCACTAAAGAGAAAGAAACTCAATTGGCCGAGCAGCATAAGGAGCAACAAATTGCTGTTGCAGAGCAAAGAAAGGAACGTGAAATTGGTGTGGCTACAGCCCAAACTGAAGAAGCATCCAAAGTTGCCGAGCAAGAAGCATTAAGAGCTGCTAAGATTGCAGAGCAGCAAGCTTATGCAACTGCTAAAGAAGCAGAATTTACTGCCAAAGCTGAAGCCGCTAAGGCAGAAGCAGAAGCAGAGAAGGAAGTTCGTATGGCAGTAGCAGCACAAAACCAAGAAGCTGAAACTGTTAAAGCACAACAGGAAAAGGAAGCTAAAACTGCACAGTATGAATCAGAAGCCCGTCAAAAGGCAGCTGAAGCAGAGAAAGCAGCAGGAGTAGCTGAACAGAAAGCTACTATTGAAGTTTCCAAAGCTAAGGGAGAAGCAGAGAAAGCTAAAGCTGAAGCAGAAAGAGTAGCTGGTACTTCTAAAGTTGAAGCTCAAATGGCAGTTGCTAAAACAGAGCAAGAACGTCAGGTGGAAGTTAACGAAGCTAAAGCTAAAGCTGAAGAAGCTAAGCTTAAAGCTGAAGTAATTATACCTGCCGAGAAAGCCAAAGAGAAAGCTAAAATTGAAGCAGAAGCTGTTAAGAGTGTAGCCATTCTTGAAGCAGAAGCGGAAGCAGCTAAAATCTTGAAAGCAGCAGAAGCTAAAGCAAATGCTACTAAGATGCAACTGGAAGCAGAAGCTGAAGGTACCAAGAAGAAACTTCTTGCTGAAGCTGAAGGTAAGAAAGCATCTTTAATGGCAGAAGCTGAACAGAAACAGGCAATGGAAATGGCTCCGGCTCTTGCAGTTGAACATATGATTAAATCAGGTATGCATCCTGAAGCAATCGTTCAATATGCAATGACCGACAGGTGGAAAGAAGTTGCTGAAGCCAACGCTAAGGTGTTTGAACATATCCAGCTTGGTAATGTTACTGTGTATGGTGACTCCAATACTGCTGGGCAGTTCATGGCTAATATGGCTAAGAATCTTGCTCCTAGCTTGGAAATTGCTCGCAATTTGCCCATTGCAGATTCGCTTAAGCAAATAATCACTGGCAAGAAGCCGGAAGAATCACCAGCTAAAGGTGATGAATTTCCTCCTGTAAAGTAATCCTTTTACAGTGAATTTCTAAGAAGACTTACAGCACTAAGGTAATCATAAGCGATTGATATAGCATAAATAAGTCTTCTGTGGATTGGAGAGTTGGGTGAGTGGCTTAAACCAGTCCCCTGCTAAGGGACCGAACCTCAAAAGGGTTCCGCTGGTTCGAATCCAGCACTCTCCGCGCTGGCTAATAAGAGTTTGCGAAAATCATTATTAACCTAATTATTAGAATTATGGTGAAGGTATTAAATTCAAGAGAATTGAGGAGTATAGATTTAAAATCTATTCCTGATGCAGTTATCTTAGCTTTTAATACTTTAATAGTTAAGAACTGGAGTGGTAAAGCTTCTGAATTTAAGCAATCAGATGTAATAGCCTATGTAGCATCTGAAGGTTTAACCGAAGAAGAAGTAATTAAGAACCATTGGTTAGATGTAGAACCTCTATATCGAGAGAATGGTTTTGATGTGAAGTATGTAAGATGTCCAGAAGGCAATAAGTTTGTATTCTGGAAAGCTTAATAAGGTATACTGGATTCGACTAGTGGTTTAGGTCGACGCACTTTCGATGCGTAAACAGGGGTTCGAATCCCCTATCCAGTGCATTAGTAATGAATTAATAATTACAGCTTATGAAAGAATGTAACAAAGTATTCTTTGGCGAGAAGGGATTAACCCAAACTTCTGCCAATCACCTGGCTAATATAGCTAAGGAGACAGTGGAATCTAATAGACAAGCTTTAGATTCTGTAGGGTTTGTGAATGTCAATATTAGCTTGTTAAGTGGAGGTAACTCCAGGACTGTAAAGACAGGTAGAAATGAGGCATATCTTGATAATGTACCTGCATTACTTCAAGAAGTTGCTAATATGAATGCCTTCTGCGCATGGATTCGTGAAGCTATTAAGGCTAGAGAAGAAGAACTTGAAATTATTAACAGGTACACTTGGGATGTATATGCTACAGATGTAGCTGGATTCAAGTTGGACACCCCGATTAAGGGTCATATCCTTACCGAAGAGGAAGCAATTGCTTCATTGAGCATTGCAGAACGTATGGAATATTACAGACTAGAAGCAGAAGCATCTGCTATTGGTAAGTATATTCATCCAATGCGTCCGTTTGCAAACGCCCGTAGAGCTTTAATGGATGCCTATACTAATCCTACTAAGGTTGAAGGTTCTGGCACTGACACAATCGTGTACTCGTATGACCCGTCTGTTAGTAGCGATAAGGTAGAGAATACATTCTTTGCATTACAGCAGAAACACAGAGACATATCAGCTAGACTTAATAAGATTAAGTTCAAGATTGATAAAATGGTAAAGGATTCTGAATATGAAGTCAATCAGGCTTACAAACAAGCTGTTGATAGATTCAATTTGGATGCCAAAACCCTGTCTCAACAATGTGAAACTTGGAAAGTTGAAGAACGTAAGAAACTATTGGAACTTAAGATAGTAATTCCTAATGAGTTACAAGCAACTTATGAGTTACTAACTAAGATTTCCAATCCAGATAAATAGGTGCTATAGTCTTGAATCTCATTGGATTCTAACATAGCTTTGCGTGAGTAGTATGAATTGCATCAAAGACTCTAGTCGATGCATTGTCGACAAATTAATCGTGTTCTGTATTCCATACAGGGACGATTTCCAGCATAATTAAGTATTATTAATTCAAACCCTGTCAGTCTATTGCGAAGTTACAAAATTCCTTTGACTTTGCCCTAGATAGCAATAGGCTGGTCTTTGGCTTTAATCTTAATTTTGTCATAGTTGCAATTAACTACTCACGACTATTTAACACGCAGCTATCTACTAACTGGTTAGGTAATATGCCTCTCAAGCATAAAATACGGGTTCGAGTCCCGTTAGCTGTACCTCGTACATAATCCTTCCAATCAGGTAACTGGTTAGGCAATAATAATCATGTACACTCTAAGGCGACGTAAGGGATAGGAGCTTAGACGGTAGCTAGCGCTGTAGTACGCAATGGTGGGATAGAAACGGCTAGCACCCACTTTTTATGAATTGCCATGTCCCATTTGGCACATCTGAATAGTGATTGTGAGTTGGACACACGATTACAGTAAGAGAATGACTCAGCTAGCGGGAAGGGACAATATCTGAATAACTGATTGCCAGTCCAAGCATAGGTTTTGAGGGTAGGTTAAGCAAGCTTCATGGTGCATTCGTTCAGTGATTAGGATGCCTCACTGTCTATGAGGAGACCACGGGTTTGAATCCCGTATGCACCGCTTTCTTTGATTTACAAAGGAGATGTCAGCACACTTAGTAACATCGTCTCCTGTTTATGCCGACTTCGCATAGTGGTTGATTGCACGTGACTTGTAATCACGAGAGGAAACTCCACGTCAGTTCGAATCTGACAGTCGGCTCGATTGTAATCCTAGATGATTACAGTTAGATTATAAATTACCACACAGAGATGCTTATTGAATTTAACATGTTAAATGTAAGTGTAAATGAGCAGTTTTAAAGAGAAATTAAGTAAGAGTGGACAAAGTGTACTTGATGCAAGAGCGCAGAATCTGTATGAATTGGCTAAAATCGAGGAAGACAGATTTGTTCAGGATTGTAAGTTGAAAGTACTCCGCATTCAGGGAGAAATCAACAAACACAATGACCTGGCTGTTAAATCAAGAGACTCTTTGAATCCGGGAGAAGGACTGAATCCGGCTGAATGGGTAAGAACAAGACATGAATTGGCACGTAAACTGCGTGTTGCAAAGATTGAACTTGCTCTAGCTATGCAAGTCGATGCAGAAGAATTTCCCGCTGATGCATCAGAATCCATTAATTTGGATGACGTGAAAGATGACGCTGCTGCAACTGTAAATGAATAATTTATGGGAGCAGGTAGTTATTCTAGAATTGCTTATGATGTAGAGGCCGGCAGTAGGGGTTTATATACCTCCACTAGGGATGAACTCTTTAAGAGCCATGCCATTAATGCATGTAATACTGCTGCATCGCTTAACAACAATGTTAGGCAGTATAACACGCAGATAAGGCAAGAAATGGTTAACGTGGGTGTTCGTGAATCTCGTGATTCTAAAGAACATCCTTTCTCTACTCCGATAATCATTGCGCTAGACGTTACTGGTTCAATGATGGACACACCTTATGAAATGATTAGAGACCAATTCCCTAAGATTATGGACTCTCTCATTCAACTAGGTGTGCGTGACCCACAAATCATGTTTATGGCAGTTGGGGACCACGTTTATGACCGATATCCAATTCAAATTGGTCAGTTTGAGTCTGATACAGCTAAAATCCTTGACACTTTACAGTCATTCGTGATTGAAGGTGGAGGAGGAGGTAATAGAGGTGAAAGCTATCTACTATCTCACATCGTAGCGGGTTATCATACTGAAACTGATTCCTGGTTTGAAAGACACACTAAGGGATTCTTATTTACTATTGGAGATGAACCAAATCTCGATAAGGTAGAGGGATGTTACTTAGAACGTGTTCTAGGGTATCAAAAAGGTGCTAAAACCATTACTTGTCAAGAAGCTCTTGACAAAGCAAAGGAACAGTACCATGTATTCCACATTCACATTACTAATGCCAGTCATGGCTCAAGGGTTGCTGAATCTTGGAAGACTTTACTTGGACAGAATGTATTAACATGTGCATCTGGAGAAGTAGACAAGGTGATTGTCACCGCAATTAAAGAGAACTATGAGGAGCCTGTTGAAGGCTTAGCTCCTAGTGCTTCTGTTAGTCAGGAATGGCAAGATGTGCCGTCTGATAGTAATGACAAATTTTATTAAACTGAAATGATTAGTATTGTATTAGGAACAGTACATGGGTAAGAAATTGACCGAGGAGGAAGTAATATCTAGGTTTAGAGATGTTCATGGAGACAAATACGACTATAGTAAAGTCGTCTATGTAGATATGAACTCTAAAGTAACCATTATATGTCCGGAGCATGGAGAGTTTGAACAAACTCCCGCCAAACATATTAATAGGAAGCATGGATGCCCTAAATGCAAGGGTACTAAACTAAGAAACCACTTCTCTTCTACTACCGAAGAATTTGTAAGGAAGGCTGTTAGCAAACATGGCGACAGATATAACTACTCTAAAGTAGAGTATGTTAATTCTAGAACTAAGGTTTGTATCATGTGCAAAAAGCACGGGGAATTTTACGTAACTCCAGATAACCATCTGAAAGGACGTGGATGTCCTAGATGCAAACAGTCTCGTGGAGAGAACATGATTGAAGCATGGTTACAACGAAGTAATATTCGTTATGAACGACAATTCGTATTGATTAACCAGGAGATAGACAGGCCCTCACATAGATTAGTTATTGATTTCTTTGTAAAGCATAAAGGACGTCAGTATTTCATAGAGTACGATGGGGAACAGCACTTCAGCCCAACCTATAGATTCTATGATAGCATGGCTGATTTCCAAATGCAACAACACAGGGACCAGCTACTTAATGATTTCTGTGATAGACATAAGGATGCAGTTACCTTGATAAGGGTGAATTGTAGACAATGTGAAGCAGAGATAACTCATACATTAAGTAGCACAATAGCATAATTTTATGATAAATATAGTTTTAGGTAGTTTCTTCGGCGATTGCGGTAAGGGACAGACAGTTCACAACTTATGTAACAAGTACATAGGTAAGCGAGAGTCTGTATTAGTAGTCAGGTTTAGTGGTGGACATCAAGTAGGACATACTGTAAAGCATGGAGACATGATGCACACCTTTAGTAACTTTGGCAGCGGAACCTTACTTGGAGTGCCGACGTACTGGTCCGAATACTGTACTGTAGACCCAATTACCTCTATGTTGGAGGGTGCAGACTTAGCTAAAATGGGAGTTCATCCCATTGTTCAGTATCACCCTCACTGCCAAGTTGTAATTCCCTTCGATGTCTATTCCCAAGTTAATAACGAAGAGAACTTACGACATGGTACTGTAGGTACAGGGTTTAAAGCTTGTTTGGACCGAGTTAAGGCAGGATACAGCTTAACAGTTGTAGATTGTATGAATCCTTACATACTGCGTGAGAAACTAAATGCCATAGTGGATAACTATTACAACATGTCTAGTAAATATCCTTCGATAGACCTAGACAACTGGTGTAGGTTAGCACATGCTTATTTCTTACATACAGGTACGGTTAATGAAGATTGCTTGTTGAATTATGATAACCTAGTGTTTGAAGGTTCACAGGGAATATTGCTTGACCAAAGATTCGGCATAATGCCTTATTGTACTCCGTCTAATACAACTTCACAAAACGCTTACGAGCTGTTGCGGAAAGTAGGTATACGTAAAGAAATCCAAACTTGTTATGTAACTCGTCCTTATATAACAAGGCATGGTAACGGCCCGTTTCCTTCTGGAATGTCTGTTAGGGATGTCGATGACCCTAATAATAAGTTCAACGATTTCCAGAAGACGCTTAGGGCTATTGATTTCGACAAAGACCTATTCGCACACAGTGTACGCATTAACCGTTCATTTAAGGTTCCTTATAGGAATGAACGAACGGAGAAATTGTACGTATCACATTGGGATGAAGCATCTGACGCAGAGCGAGAAATGCTAGCAAATTTATGGATGTCGATACAGCCCATGATATTCGATAAGTTAGTTTAGGAGTCTTCGGACTCCTTTTACTGGGCTATGGTGTAGTGGTAGTCACACAAGGTTTTGGCTCTTGTAGCCCAGGTTCGAATCCTGGTAGCCCAACTACTAATTATTTCAGTTTAAAATAGAATTTATCATGAAGTCACTAACAACACTACTCTTTGAGAACTGTTAATTGTGAGTAAACATGGGCGTTCGGGGCCCGTATCTCAATCGGTTAGAGAAACTGACTCATAATCAGGAGGTTGTCGGTTCAAGTCCGGCCGGGCCCACACAGTTAATAGTTGAATCGAATGAGTAAGGTAGTAGGTAGCATTGACGGCTACGATGTCATTTATGTGGAAGGCAAGAATATGATATTCTGTAAGAATACTATATTACCCTTTCCACTCATTAAAAGAATTATCAGAG